AATGCCCAACGCAACGGCATTTCCGAATCATACTAATGAACCGTATAAAGGTATGTTGGTTGTTCGTAGCGAACTAACAAGCATGTGCAGTCATCATCACCAGCCTGTTAAAGGTGTAGCATATATCGGTATTATTGCTGCCGATACGCTGATTGGCTTGAGCAAGTATACACGTATTGCACAATGGTGTGCTCGTCGTGGAACACTGCAAGAAGAACTTGCAATGGATATTGCTCGTGAAATTAAATCAGCAACTGGTTCAAAAGACGTTGCTGTTTATATTCAGGCTACTCACGGCTGTTGTGAGAATAGAGGCATTATGGCACACTCAAGCCTAACACAAACAACTGTTCTCGAAGGTGTATTCAAAAGCGATCAAAGTGTTAAAAAAGAATTCTTTGACAACATTAAACTACAACAGGAGTTTGCACCAAGATGAAATTTTTGAAAAGACTTGTAGCTAAATGGGTACAAGAAGCACAAGAAGAACGCTACAGTAACGGTAAAGGCGGAATATTAATTGCAAAAGACGTTGATAGCAACACTGTTAACGACGAGCCTATTCTAAACTTTAGAATTTACAGTGCTCAAAACGGTAAGATTATCGAGTTTCATAGATATGATAGAAAGACCGACCGAAGCGATAAATCTGTTTACATTGTTGAAAAAGACAAAGACTTGTCCGAGTATGTGAATAAGTGCCTAAGCTTGGAGTTGCTGCGATGATGAAACTACGTTATAGCGAAGCATTTTATTCAGTGCAAGGCGAAGGCCAGTACGTAGGAGTACCTAGTGTATTCCTACGTACTTTCGGTTGTAACTTTCGTTGTCAAAACTTTGGACTACCTCGTGGCACACCCAAAGGACGTTATAACCCAGAAGTTGCTAAACTTATCGAAGACGGCGTTCACGAAACTGTAGAAAAGTTTGAAGATTTGCCGCTGGTATTTACAGGCTGTGACACTTATGCAAGTATCTACCCTGAGTTTAGACATCTTGTTATGGATAAGACTATCGACGAAGTAGTAGATCATTTGCTAAGTATTACTCCAGAAGGTAAATGGACTATGGATAATGGACAGGATGTTCACCTTATCCTCACAGGCGGCGAACCGTTACTTGCTTGGCAACGTCTATATATCGAATTATTCGAACATCCAAGAATGGCGGATCTAAAAAATGTTACATTTGAAACAAATACTACACAGTGGTTGCACGATGAGTTTAGAGAATACTTGGGAACTCGTGCAAGATTTAGAACAACGTTTAGTTGTAGTCCAAAGTTATCCGTTTCGGGAGAGTCTTGGACTGATGCTATTAAGCCTAGCGTTGCTCGTCAGTACTACGATATCCCTGGTGTTGATCTTTATCTTAAGTTTGTTGTGGCTGATGACGTGGATGTTGAGGAAGTTGGCAGAGCCGTTGATGCTTATCGCAGCGAAGGTGTTGAGTGTCCCGTTTATCTCATGCCGATGGGCGGGCGTACAGAAGGCTATAACCTCACTGTTCAAGAAGTTGCAAAACTTGCTATGGCAAAAGGATGGCGGTTCACCCCAAGACTCCACATTAGTCTATTCGGAAATGCCTGGGGAACTTGATAAAACCTCCAAATACTTTAGAGGCATACACACAGAAGAACAATTTAATAATCTAAGGAAAGATTTATGAACTATATTTTTACTAGCGAAAGTGTTAGCGACGGACACCCGGATAAGATTGCAGACCAAATTTCTGACGCACTAGTCGATGCTGGATTAAAAGCAGGCGACACTACTACTCGTGTTGCAATCGAGACACTTGTAACTACCAACCACGTTACGTTGGCGGGCGAAGTAAAGAACTTTAATGTAAGCAAGGACGAAGTAAAAGAAATTGTATGCAATAAAGTTAAAGAGATTGGCTACGAACAGGATGGGTTTCATTGGGATAAACTAAAAATTTACAATGAAATCCATAGCCAAAGTGCTGATATTGCACTAGGTACAGATACATTCGGTGCAGGCGATCAAGGCATTATGTTTGGTTATGCATGTAATCATACAGATAGTTACATGCCGGCACCCATTCATTATGCTCATAAAATTTTGCATGAACTCAAAGACCTGCGTAAAACCAACAATATACTCGGGCCCGATGCTAAATCACAAGTTAGTGTAGAATATAATGGTGCAAGACGTGAGGGTATTATTAAACGTATTGACCAAATTGTTATTAGCACACAACATACAGAAGGTAATGTTAACGAAGCTCGTGAACTTGCTAAACAAGCTGCATACAATGTATTAGGAGATTTAATTGACGAAAATACAGTATGGCATCTCAATCCTACTGGCAATTTTGTTATCGGTGGACCCGACGGTGACGCCGGTGTTACTGGACGAAAGATTATCGTTGATACTTATGGCGGCTTTGCTCCTCATGGCGGCGGCGCCTTTAGTGGCAAGGATCCAACGAAAGTGGATAGAAGTGCAGCGTACATGGCACGATGGTTAGCTAAAAACGTTGTAGCAGACGAAATGGCAGACTGGTGTAATATTCAACTATCATATGCTATCGGTGTTAAACAACCTACTAGTATTCTTATTGATAGTAATGGCCATAATCGCAGTATCGAACAGTTTATTCGTAACGAAATTGATTTAAGTCCAAAAGGTATTATTGATAGATTTGATTTGTTTAACTTTCATAAGTATAGTGAAAATTGTGTATATGGACATTTTGGAGACAAAGATGTGCCGTGGGAAAGAATCGGATGGTAATGAAGAAATGTCTTAAAAGAATTACTGGCATAGAATCCGAAGAGCAAGCACTAGAGGCTAGCCGTAAACAGCTCGGAGAAGCTAATCTGTGAGTCCAAATATTAAGTTAGATGTACAACTAGACGATATGATAAAGGTGATAAAAGAAGAGGCAATAAATTTAAAAAATGCCGGAGATCATCACCGTTCATACATCTTAAAAGAAGCAGCCAATTTCTTAACTGTACAAAAAAGAAATGGTGTTAAAAATATCTAATCTACTAAAAAATTTAAAAGGGATACAATGATAAAGAACTGGCTTAGAAAAATTACAGGTATTGACGAAATTAAAGCTGAAGCAGAAGCAGCTAAGGCCGATCTTGTTATGCTTGTTGAGCAAAAGAAAAAACTAGAAGAAGAATCAGAACTTGCAAAACTCTCTCCTAAAGATCGTGCTACAAGAAAAGAAGAACCATACATATCTGTTATAGATACTAAAATAAATCCAGAAAACATTCGTAATGGTTTTTTTGAATTGGATTGGAATGAGTATTTTATTAAAGATCTGATAATGAATGGGTATGGAACTGAAGCCGATCCTGAAGAAGAAATTGTAGATAGATGGTTTCGTGATATAGTATATCAAATGCTTTCTGATGAAGGGCTTGACACGCAACGCGGTTCCGGCTATATTAACGTAGTTCCAATCGCTAAAGGCAAATCAGAGGTATCATGAGCACTTACGTTTTAGTAGACACAGCAAATACTTTTTTTCGAGCACGTCATGTTGTTAAAGGCGATGTCGATACTAAAGTTGGCATGGCTCTACACATTACCCTTAACAGCATTAAAAAAGCGTGGCTCGACTTTAAAGCCGACCACGTTGTTTTTTGTCTTGAGGGCCGCAGCTGGCGTAAAGATTTTTATCAACCATACAAACGCAATCGTCAAGAAACTCGAAATGCAATGAGTCCGCGTGAAGCCGAGGAAGATCGTGTGTTTTGGGAAATCTTTGATGAGTTTAAAGATTTTGTTACTAACAAAACAAATTGCACAGTGATCCAGAATCCCATTCTTGAAGCTGATGACTTGATTGCTGGATGGATTCAAAGTCATCCTAACGATCATCATATCATTATTTCAACTGACAGTGACTTTGCACAGTTGGTTACACATAATGTAAAACAATATAATGGCGTTCAAAATACTTTGATTACACACGAAGGGTATTTTGACGACAAAGGCAAACCAATTAAAGATAAAAAAACAAACGAAATTAAAACTGCTCCTAACCCAGAGTGGATGTTGTTTGAAAAGTGTATGCGTGGCGACACATCAGACAATGTATTTGCAGCATATCCTGGTGTAAGAACAAAAGGCACAAAAAACAAAGTCGGTCTTACTGAAGCATTTGCTGACAAAAAGACTAAAGGCTTTTCGTGGAATAATCTTATGCTACAGCGTTGGGTAGATCACAACAATGTTGAACACCGTGTTATTGATGATTATCAGCGTAATGTTACACTTTGCGATCTAACTGCACAACCCCTTCATATCAGAGATGAAATTAATAAAACTATTGCTAATGTTATTCCAAAAGATGTTACTCAAGTTGGAATGAAACTTATGAAATTTTGTGCCAAGTGGGATATGAAAAGAATTGCTGATCAAGCTATTGCATTTAGCGAACCTTTAAATGCAAAATATCCTAAACAGAAAGAACTACAATGAAACATCATATTATTGCAAAAGAAATACTGCATGATAAATTTTGGATAGTCGAAGATGAAGGTGTTAGAGTCGGAACGTTAACCAAAGACGAAAACTCTTTTATATTGTCAAGCAAGGGTGCTATCAGCTTTTACAAAGATGAAAAGCAACTTAAAAAGAAATTTGGAAAAAACTTTCTAACAGCTAAGATTACAACGCCTGTATCAAAAAGTGTCGAACACTCTGTACAAGGATATCCTACTAGAGGAGTACCGTATAACAGCATGTTTGATATTTCTCGAAAGCTTCCGCTTTTTACTAAGAGCGAAAAGTCAAAAAGTGTTTATTGTGCAGGCTATTATCTCATTAAATTTAATGTTAACTGGCTTAAAAGTTTTTGTCCAAAGCTAATTACTATAGAAAGGAACCAATACATGGGTCCTTATAAAACAGATATAGAAATGAAAGCTGCATTAAGTAATGTCGATAGAACCAATTAATACAACACCAATAACACAATTTATACAACAAGTTAAAGGTGCCGATTCAAGTAATTCTAAAGATATTAGACTAGACATAGCTACTGCAAAGTCTCTTGCGTTTACCCTAGGAATTGTAATGGGTAGATTAAATGGCGATTTAGAAAAATTTGTAAAAGAAAACTCGGGTGGAGGTAACGAAAATATAGTTATTTCCATGGACGGCGGTAGCAATTGGAACTGAATCTGTCATAAATATACGTATATAATACGGAGTATTCCATGAGTAGACCAAAGCCAAGTATATTGCTAGAATTTATAAACAGTAGAACATACAAGTGTGAGCAAATTTTAAATGCTGATGCAGTGTGGGCAGTATTTTATAAAGGAAAGCCCTTTAATCTAAAAAGTTCAAATTCGTTAACTAGTTACCCCGGCCCGAAATATAAAAAAACAAGTTTTTCAAATCCTGGACATGCACATAACTTATCAAAAAAGTTAAACAGCATGTTTAAAACTACAGACTTTTCCGTGTATAAACTTACAAGCGGCGAAGAAGTTGACGATGAATAAAAATATATATACAAAAATTTTTTTACAACAATTAGGAAAATCTGTTTCAGAAGCAGCTATTGCAGAAGCTTTACCTCTGTGGTGGCAAAACACGAGAGATAAAAAAGAAGGCGGGCTCGGGTTAACCGAAACTGGTTTTAATACTGTCAAAGAAATAGGTATCGAGTTTTACGAAATACCGTTTCCGTTAGATATGCCACTTACTGCACAAGTTATGATATATCTTGATCGATACATAGACAGTCCATATTACTTAACTAAGAAAAGTGTTTTTGTTACAAATGAAAAAAAGGCTGTAGAACTAACACTGTTTAGTGGCGACATCAGAAAGTATGGACTTGCAAAAGCAATGAGGCGTCCTAGCGAAGATCAGGATGAACATAATTTATAATGAAGAAGAAAAAATTCTTATTTGTGCATTAGCACGTTGCGGAACAAACTTTCTTGCAGATATTGCTCCACATATCAATTATAAAGTTTTAGATGATTATCATCAAATAAAGAATTTTTCTGAATATACTATTGTTAAGATTGTTCGAGAACCAATGAACAGATTTGTTAGTTGGTGGTATTCTTTTAAAGCAAATCTTTCTAAAACAGAAGATCACCCCCGTGATTGGACCGAAGAAGAAACTAACAACTGGATTGAAAAATTTAAAGACGAAATGCACTACGACGAACATACCGGATTACAAAGCATTTTATATTTTCAAAATCCTGATTTAAATCATAACAACTTGTTTATAAAACTAGAAGATATAGACATTTTCTTAGGATTTTCTGTTGAAAAATATCGATTAAATCGATATGTCGAAGACATGTATAATAATATCCCAATAATGAACAGGCTTATTAAAACTGTAAAAAGATTTTATAAAAGAGATCTAGAGTGGTATAATAATTTAGATACTAGGATACCGGGAAATTTTCGTTTAAAGTTTTTTTCTGTCTTGACAAAATTAGACATGGGTGTTATTGATAGAACTCATCCAATGACTATCGACCTCGGCACAATTAAAAACGATTTGGAAATTGATGTCGATTTTGGTAAATTTTAGTAGTTGACTTCACGAGTGTTTTGCATTATGTTACGTATATAGGCACTGAACAACACGAAAGGATACAGTATGTCTGACAATACTCGCACCGTTAGCCCGAACAAGGCTAAGACTGGCATTAAACATGCATTGCTTAAAAAACGTCCAATTTTCCTGTGGGGTCCTCCTGGTATTGGAAAATCCGACGTAGTTCACCAGATTGGTGAACTTATTGACGCTCACGTTATTGACGTCCGCTTGTCGCTTTGGGAACCTACTGACATCAAAGGTATTCCGTACTTTGATTCCAATGAAAGCAAAATGGTTTGGGCACCGCCGAGCGAACTTCCGGACGAAGCTCTTGCTGCAAAACACAAAAATATCATTTTGTTCCTTGACGAAATGAACAGTGCTGCACCTGCTGTGCAAGCTGCTGCGTATCAGCTGATTCTTAACCGTAAAGTTGGCACTTATCGACTGCCCGACAACGTTATGATTGTTGCTGCCGGTAACCGTGAAGCTGACAAAGGTGTTACTTATCGTATGCCGGCGCCGCTTGCTAACCGCTTTGTTCACCTCGAAATGCAGGTTAACTTCGACGACTGGTTCCAGTGGGCAGTTGACAACAAAATTCACAAAGATGTAGTTGGTTTCCTTAACTTCTCAAAGAAGGACCTCTACGACTTTGATCCTAAATCGCCAAGCCGTTCTTTTGCAACTCCGCGTTCGTGGTCGTTTGTTAGCGAACTGCTTTCCGATAATCTTGACGACGGTACTACCACTGACCTGGTTGCAGGTGCAGTTGGTGAAGGACTTGCCGTTAAGTTCATGGCTCACCGCAAGGTTGCTGCTAGTATGCCTGACCCAACTGACATTCTTGCCGGTAAGGTCAAAGAGATGAAGACTAAAGAAATCAGTGCCATGTATTCCTTGACAGTCTCGCTCTGCTACGAGCTCAAAGATGCATCCGACAAAGGCGATAAGAAGTTTGACGATAAAGTCAACAACTTCCTTCGGTTTGCGATGGATAATTTCGACACTGAACTTGTTGTAATGGGCATTAAACTTGCTCTTACTCAGTATCAACTGCCGATCGATCCTGATGCTGTTGAATGCTTTGACGAGTTCCACAATCGCTACGGCAAATACATTAAAGCAGCTCAGTCTGCTTAAGGTGAGAAATAAAGTGGGCGGGTTGAACTCCGCCCACTTTTTCTATCCACTGGTTGACATCTAACGTAAATACTGTTACATTACAGTATAGGCACTGAACACGAGGTATACTATGTCTGTTAAACAAACTGCGTCCAAGACTAAAAAAAACTGGAAGCCTAATCCGAATCTTACAGAAGCAGAACTTAAAAAAATGCGAGAAGATGTTCTCGATCGCATTATTGTTGCTCGAGTTGGATTGCTCTTGCGCCATCCGTTCTTTGGTAATATGGCCACTCGACTTCGTATCGAGCCAGCCGATGACTGGCTTCCTACTGCGGCAACTGACGGGCGTCATCTTTACTTTAACACTCAGTTCTTTAATGCTATGGACAATAAAGAAATTGAGTTTGTTATTGCACACGAAATTCTTCACTGTGTATACGATCACCTTACTCGTCGTGAAAGCAGAGATCCTAAACTTTACAACATCGCAGCAGACTACGTTGTAAACAACTTGCTGGTCCGTGACCGAATTGGTGCTAAACCCAAGGTTGTTGATTGTTTCCAAGATTTTAAATATGACAAGTGGACTTCAGAAGAAGTTTACGACGATCTATTTAAGAACGCTAAGAAGATCGATCTTGATTCGCTCGGCGAATTGCTCGATGAGCATATTGACTGGAACGACGAGGATGATAGCGACAACGACGGCGACAAAGAGGGTAAGGGCGGCAGACCGCGTTTGAGTAAAGAAGATTTGCGTCAGATTCGTGACGAAATCAAAGAAGCAATGATTCAAGCTGCCCAAAGTGCTGGTGCTGGTAACGTTCCTGGAGAAATTCAGCGAATGATTAAAGAGCTAACAGAGCCAAAAATGAATTGGCGTCAACTGTTGCGTCAGCAAATCCAGAGCACTATTCGTAATGACTACACTTTTGCTCGACCGTCTCGCAAAGGTTGGCATACCGGTGCTGTATTGCCAGGTATGAACTTCGACCAACAAATTGACATTTGTGTGTCTATTGACATGTCAGGTTCTATTAGCAACGAACAAGGATCCGACTTCCTTGGCGAGATCAAAGGTATTATGGAAGAATTTAAAAGCTATAATATCAAGGTTTGGTGTTTCGATACTAAGGTTTACAACGAAGATGACTTTAGTGCAGACAACGGCAAAGACATCAGCGAATATCAGGTTGTTGGCGGTGGCGGCACCGACTTTGAATGCAACTGGGCATACATGAAGAAACATGATATTCAGCCTAAAAAGTTTATCATGTTTACTGATGGATATCCGTTTGGTAGCTGGGGTGATGAATCCTATTGCGATACAATCTTCATTATCCACAGCAATCATAATAAAAATCTCGAAGCACCGTTCGGCATTACTGCCCACTACGAGAAAGCAAATGGCTAAAAAAGAAAGTGTTAATCCACTTAATGTTTTAGATGCAAGGAGGGTAGATTTCTGCCCTCCTTATTTTGAATCAACAACTATTGCACCAACTTATAACTTAGCAAAAGCGTTGGATGAGTGGATATACGAAAACTTATCCGGTAGATACTACATCGGATCTGCTGTTGATCTAGAAAGTTCTAGACCTTTTAAATCTAAGATTAAAATAGGATTTGAAAATCCTACAGAAATGAGTTTTTTCATGTTGGCTTGTCCAATTCTGAAATACAACAAATAATTTAAAAATATATAATATACAAGGAGAAATACAAAATGTCTACACAAAAACCAGAAACCAACCCTACCGATCTAAACATCCAAGATCTTGCAACTATGAAAAGTATCATCGAAATTGCAAGCGAACGCAGTGCATTTAAGCCTGCTGAGATGGCTGCGGTTGGTATTGTTTATAACAAACTCGACATGTTTTTAAAAGCTGTTGAAGAACAACAAAAGCAAGCACAAGCTGCCGCTGCACAAGCGACACCTGCTGCTACCGAGGAAAGCGAATAATGGCTAATTTAAAACATGTAGGACGTTTAAAAAACAACAAAAAAAGAACGATTGTAGCCTACAGAACCTTGCCTGGAGATCCGTACAGTTGTTTGGTTGTTCTTACGGAATCTTTGCCAGCTGATGAACACGATGTGTTAATTAAGTTGGTAGAATCGCCTGCTGGGCAACAAGCAAATGAGCTTGCCGAAGCAATGGCAAGGTCGTATCTACCGGATGGCAGAAACATGCTTGCTGGATTTCATGCCACCGGTAAATTAAAAAAATTACGCACAGTTGATGTTGAAATGACTCCTGATACAAAAAGTGTAGTCGGGCTAGATCAGCTAAATGAACTCATTGCAACTCAGCGTGGTATTGCAATCGAGGATCTTGCTATAAAGCCTACTAATCAGGCACCGGCTGCTAAACCAGAGAAAGTATCCGAAGCGGTTCAAGAGTTTGAACAAATTCCCGACAACAATCAACATGTAGTTCTTACAGACGAAGAACGTGCTACACAACTTAGGGGTCAAGCCGACAGGTTGTATAAGGAAGCTAAACGTTTGAGAGATGAGGCTGAAGAAATTTCCCCGACTAAGAAAAAGGCAAGCTCTAAAGAAAGTGTCTAAGAAAAAAATAACACATACTGAGCATAGCGAAGAGCATTGGCAGGAAATATTTGACTCTATTGACATGGAGTATCTTCCTTTAGAATACATTAATCGTATTGTTATTACATTTCAAGACGGTGCTGTTTGGGATATTGATATCGACGACAGTAGAAAAAAACAACCTATCGAATACATAGAAGATCAACTTGATCAACTATTTGAAGAATACGATACAAAAATTGAAACTATAGACTTTAGATTAGATTTAGAACGTGTTAAAAACGACCTAAGTAAAAGAGTATATAGATTTCTCAAATTGAATAAGTGATTCATCCCCTAGTGTGATAAATATATATAATTAATATCACACTAGGGGATTTCTAATATGACATTGCGACTAAGACGCGGAACTGATCTTGCAAGACAATCTATCGTTTTTCAGGAAGGCGAGCTCGTTTACATAACCGACACAAAAGACTTGTACGCCGGGGACGGTACCACTGTAGGTGGTATAAAAGTATCTAACATTGGGTCGCCTAGTAGTCTAACACAAAATTTAAATCTTAACGGTTATAGTATTCAAGGTAGTGGTACAATAAGTGCTACTTCGTTTGTTGGTGACGGTTCTGGACTAACTGGCATAGACATCGGTGTACAGTCGGGACAAGAATATGATATTAGCATACGCGGTGCTGTTAGAGGATATGACAGTACTGTATTAGTAGATCCGGCTAGTAACACAATATTCGGCAACTTTTTTGGGGATGGAACAAATTTAGTAAATGTTCCCGGTACTATTGTGCCAAGTGGTGAATATACTATAAACGTTACAGGATACATTAGAGCATTTGATAACGATATTCTTGTTGATGCAGAAACAAAAACTATGTATGGCGATTTTATAGGAACTCATCAGGGATCGCTAAGAGCCGAAGATAGTACACTGTTAATCGATTCAAATTCTAGTTCTTTCTTTGGAACATTTATCGGAGACGGAAGTCTCTTATCAAATATATCATTAACTCAAATAGCCGAAGTTGGAATAGTTAATCCAACTTTTAATGATGTACTATTTTATGACGGAAGTAGTTGGGTTAATTTATCGGCTTCTGACATAGGAATTTCTGAAGGCGGTAATTATAAAATTAGTGTTGTAGGTCTTGACAGCACAATTATAGTTGATGCTACAACAGGAACGGTAACAGCTGATCGAACAAATACTTCTAGAATTTTTCACAGTAGTGGCGATGTTCTTATTGTAACTTCCGCTGAGAGCGGTGAATCTACTGTTCTAATGACTGATTCCGTTGATAACACATCAGAACTTCGTTTACGTAGAACATCCAACTCGGCTATTACCGATGACATGGTTTACGGAAAACTTACTTTTGAAAAGACTGAGAATTTCCTTACTACTACATCCGCTATTATCGGGGCTGACAACCTCGGGCTGTTTTTCTCGTACAATTCTAACGGAGTAGATTTTGACGAATCTACATATATAACATACTCGTTTGAAAATAAGCTTGGTATAGGAACCTTTAGTCCTACTGAGCGTCTAGATGTTCGTGGAAATGCAGTAGTTACAGGAACTGTTACTGCTGCATCATTTAACGGTTCGGTTGTGGCAGACGACAGCACTACTATAATTGATGCAATTAACGGATCAATTGTTGCAAGTAATTATGTAATGTTTGGTCGGTTAACTACTTCTGAACGCGATGCCCTATTTCCAGAAAATGGAATGGTTATTTATAACACCACAGCAAATAGATTTCAGGGCTATCAAAACAATTCTTGGATCAATATCGACGACGGCACAAGTGCGTAATACTAATTACTTTACAAGAGAATCTCTTGTAAAGTAATGTTTACTCAATAAGCTTAAAGTTGTAAAATGAAAATTAAGAATGTAATAATTCACGGAAAAATTTCCGACCCGTCCTACTTTGATAAAATGATGTCGCTGCTATCTGCAGATGAAAGTAAGAGAAATGAAAATTATACATATGAAAATATGGATTTTAAAAATCATTTAACTTATGACTTGCTGCTTACCGACGACGACGAAATCATTTGTTTTAGCGGACTTTATTCTAGACCCGGTTGGGGTGAACGCATTTATAGAAGTTCCAACAGAACTTACGTAAATCCTAAATTTAGAAATAATGCATACAACTTTTATAATCCAATGTACATTGTTCCTCATCAGGTAACTAAGTTTCAATCACACATAGATATTGTTTTTAGTTCTAGAGAGCATTATAAATCAGAATTTTTTTTTAAAAAAGCAAAGACTGTGGTTGACTTTTACAAAGATTGGGATATAATGGATAATATGATAAAAGTTGTGCCCACGTCAACTAAAAAATCTGCATATCAAAAAGTTATAGTAAAATCTTTTACTGGTGCTAAATTGCCATTTGCATCTATAACAAAAGATGAATGGAATATGTTGCCCGATTAAGCTGTGTTTTAAATTTTATAAAACAACTGCCCAATCAAGTAATAGATAAACATAGAAAATTATGTAAGTTGAAAGAAATTAAAAAATAATGGGTAGATTATACATAAACGATGTAGAAAAATTTATTTTACAAAAACTAAAAAAACCAGATATAACACACCCAGCAATTTATGTTAATCCAGGAATAGTAGACTTATCCACTATTCCTTATAAAATTTATAATAAGGATCAAGATTTCTTATTACTTAAAAACGATGTAAGTAACATTTCTATAAAAGTAGAAGTTAACAACAAAATACATGATTTTTATATTATAAATAAACAATTTGTTAGCACAAATACTTGTAAGTTTTCTAAAGATTCTAATTTATCATTTGGATACGGTTTAACTGCTTTACCTAATTTGCCTTTGCTTCCTTTTATAGAAAAGTTTAAAATTCCTAAAGACATTGAAGTTATGTCATGGTGGGATGAATGTGTAAACAGTGCAAAACATATAAAAGAAAGATATAAAGATATCTTTCTTTGTTTAAGTGGAGGATTAGATTCTGAACTTATGGCTCTTGCATTTATCGATGCTAATGTTAAATTTACGGCATTTTCTTTAGTTTATAAGCATAAAGATAAAATATTAAACGAACACGATATTAAACACGCTGTTGATTTATGTAAAAAATATAACATAAAACTTGTTACCAAAGATGTGAATATTCTAGAAGATCTATATAACAACAGACATAGAGAATATTTTATAAACGGAGTTTATGAAACTTATTTTATTCTGCCATATCTTTATACTCAACAACTTATGATCGAACACATAAACAAGTTAGGCGGCGTTCCGATCATGGCCTCAGATCAGGTCGAAATGAAACTGAATAAAGATGGCGAAGTATGCATCGGAGACTGTTCTTATTCTATAGGCCTTTCTGCTCCTACGTGGGCACACTTGACTAACAACACATGCATTTATGATTTTTTTATGTATAGTCCAGAGCAAATATATGCATTTTTAAAACTAGAAGATGTGCAATCAACCAAGACAGTCGATTATAATTTTAAAAGAAAAGTTAGTATGATGCATGGATCTCAAAAATTAAAATTTTATGAGAAAATAACAGGCTACGAATACATCAAGGAATCACTATTAATATACTATAAAAAAGAAATGCACGAAATTACATTTAACACAATCGAAGATATTGACTGGACTAAAAAACCAATGGCACAGTTTATACATCCAATAAAAGATATAATTTCTGAAAATGAATTTAACAACTGGCAAATTATTAGAACAACATCAAATGACTTTTTAGCAAGAGGATTTAAAGAAAATGACCCACTATACTACGACATATAAAAATTTTAAAAAAATAATTATCCTCGGTGCAGGTAGCATTTCTAATGCACTGTTACCGTTAATATACAAACACATCGAAAATCCTAATGTTACAATTATTTCTGAAGATAACCGAAATAGTGACATCACTGAACAATACAATCTTACTAGAATTTTAAAAAAAATTGAGAAAGATTCTTACAAAGAGCTTCTGTCAAATTATACATCCGACGGTGATCTAGTAATTAACTTAACAGTCGACGTGTCTTCACAAGATTTAATCGATTATTGCATGTTAAACAATTTAAATTATATAGATACATGTATTCAACCGTGGCCAGGATTTTTTGACAACTTTTCGATGTCAGACAGTGAAAGATCAAATTATGGATTAAGAAACAAACTAATCAGTACAAAAAACGATAGAAAAAATAAATCTACAGCTATTGTATCGCACGGTGCTAATCCCGGGTTAGTAAACCACATAGTTAAAGACGGAATTTTAAGAATATCAAAAATTCTTGGATACGAAGATACACCCACAAATAAAATTGAATGGGCAGAGCTTTCTAAAAAAATAGGACTTAAAACAATACACGTATCTGAGAGAGATTCGCAATTTGACTTATCCGAAAAAAAGAAAAACGAATTCGTGAATACTTGGAGCGTTGATGGTTTTATTGCCGAGGGAATATTGCCTGCAGAACTCGGTTGGGGTACACACGAACTAGAAATGCCATCGCAAGGCTGCAACCACGAATACGGAACAAAGTCATCCATTTTCTTAAAAACTCCCGGATGTTCTACAAAAGTAAAAACATGGACGCCAAGTCATAAAAGTATCGTAGGCTATTTAATAACACATCAGGAATCTATGTCAATTGCAGAATTTTTAACAACTGATCACTATAGACCGACTGTGCATTATGCATATTGTCCGTGTGATGTAGCATCCGAAAGTCTTGAAGAATTAGTTAAAAGAAACTTAAAAGGTCAAGATAATGCAAGAATAATGACAGACTCTCTAGTCGGCGGTATGGACGAGTTAGGAGTTTTGTTTATGGGAGATTTTGGTGCATACTGGCTAGGAAGTCAACTAAGCATCGACGAAACTAGATCATTGATTAGTCATAATAATGCAACTAGTCTACAAGTAGTTGCACCGTTGTTTGCTGCAATGCTCTGGGTTAACGAGAACACACATTGCGGATTACTAGAACCTGATGATTTGCCCTATGACTTTATTTTAGACAAGTCGATGCCGTATCTCGGTAAGTATGTATTTGTAAAATCAGACTTTACTGTGAAAGATTGGCAATTTGTAAATTTTCTAGTAAGTGAGTAATCACTTACTAGAAATAATTGTTGCAACTAAATGTATTCTTTCTTTTGTACTAGCATTAAACGCTGTATGCTTTTTCTGAGTTTCTGTATACCACCATTTATTTTTTTCTAAGTGACACACTTGATCTTCTATTACCATTAAGCATCCTTCTTGAGTTTGCATAGGATAATGAACTCTTACATTATGGTCAACATGCCACGACAAGCATGTTTTTGGTCTTGATTTCATTATTCTAACTCTGCCCAAGACAAACATACTGTCTAATGCGTTATATGCAGTTTCAAAAAGTGTTCCATGAAATCTTGTGCATAGGTGTTTAAAATCTTCTTCTTTTAAAGGATTTTCTCGTACAACAGGATTAGTTGGAATTCCTGATTTAATATCTATCCCTGCTTTGTCCCAATCTAAATCTAAACTACCAACTCCGTGATGTATATTGTCCGGTTGATCGTCTGTAGTATTTAAACAGATTTGGTTTGGTTCTCTTGGAGAAAAATTAATAATATTCATATCTAATAATCTGTTATACTCTTCTATTAAATTAAGTATAGGCAATCCAGATATTTCGCGAAAGTTTTCCATTTTTTCCTTTTTATTACTTTGGCAATATTGTCATTGATGTCAATCTATAACTACGAGTCATATTCACAGAATCTATAATAAATTGTGCAGCATCATTAGTATTTATAAAGCTAGATGGATTGACCATACTTAAAATCCGTTCAGTGCCTATATAACCAAATCTAAACATAGTAACCTTGCACGGTTTGTTCATATTAGCTAACTGCTCGTTGGCTTTTTCTAAGCTTGCTTTTTGTGCTGAATATTCGTGAGGATGGCGTTTGATTCCATCTGTAGTATTACTACCAATGTTTATAATAATTTTGTCAAGTTCTGCCCATCTATCCCACAATTCATATAGTAACTGTGTTTGAGCATATCCATCATGTGCATTATTAATAAACACATCGCAATGTATAGATTTGTCGATAATGCACTGTCTACTTAACGGATCTGTTATATCATATCCGGTTGATGTACTAAATCCTACAACTTTGTCATTGCCTACTAAATTAACAATTGCTTTTCCTAAACCATTAGTATGACCTGTTATTGCAATATTCATAATTTTATAATTTCCTTTTATTTTTTTAATACATCCGATAACTCTGGGATATACTTATCTATACTTTTTTTCAATATAAGATCTTGGTACTTTGTTTTTTCCACTAACATCTTATTAAGTTTGTAATTATATTTGTAATCTTTTATAAAACTAGAATTGTAATTGTTTTTATGTTTTTCTATATATTCCGGTGGCAATGAGTTTAGCGTAAATTCTACAGGATCTTTTATAAGAACAGGATTATGTTCTAAATTAAACTCTTTACTAAAATTATTTAATTGTTCTATATTATGAAAATTATATGCCTGCACTACTGTATGAATGTATCTCATACTTTTCTTGTTGTTGTTTTTAAAAAAATCTTCCCATTTTTCTAAATTTTTAACTACCGAGTCCCATTTACATCCATCACGTATAAATTCGTTAACTCTTTCAGTGCCGTCTATACTGTACCCAACAAAAATTTCATCTGCATTAAGTAGTTGTGTTTCGAACTTTTCTGGTGATACAGTCAGATTTGTGTTAATGTAAAATTTTATTTTATTATCACTATGATTTTTAATAAAATTAAAAATGTTTTCTATTTCATCTGTAAGTAATGGCTCTCCACCAAGGTATTTTATTGTATTAACCTGTGTTCCAGTAATGCTTTTTAATAATTTTTCTATATTATAGGAAACTACTCCAGCAGTTTTTAAATTATCTTCAGTTTTCTTCCAAAGACTGCTATGTTTCGGATCGCACATGCGACACCGGCTATTGCATTTATTGCTTACCGCAATTTCTAACATATCAAAGACATTTATGTCAGACTGACAATAAAAACTATAGCTATCTCTAACAGAATGCATCCCTAGCATTTCTGTTTTCTTACACGATAAGCACCCTTTGTCCCATGAATCTCCTTCCATATTTTTTCTTATAGAAGCAATATAATCCGAATTTAAAAATTCTAAAGGTGTTAAATCATCTACTGTGTACGGACTTGTTTCAGGATATTCGCAGCAAGGTCTATATTTTCCACTAATTTCTACACATACTTGATTATATAACGCTTTACATAAGGGCATTATAATTCTTTCTTAAACTTTGGAATTTTACTATCTGCACTGCTTACACAACTAGATGTTATGCACGGCATAGGTTTGTCAAACAATTTAAATCCTGTTTCGATATTACCCAACGGAACATCGTGGCATGAATACGAACGTTTAACCGATCCATCCGGCTCTCTAATAATTATGCCCTGGTATCCTGCATTGCAACTCCAACCTTTAAAGTTATTGAAGTTAAACGCATTAAATCGTTCGGCCTGATCCATATACCATTTTTCGCCTTTAGAGTCGGTAAACTCTACTTGCATGTGCCACGGCACAGTAGCATCATTACGTCCTATTGTGTAGTCAGGAAGTTCAAATGTCGGAGTCGGTCTGTTTGCCCAGATACGTTTGTTTTCTGTATATGCTCGTTGTGGCATTCCGTTCCACAGTCTCTTAAGCATATCAGGAGTATAACCATCTACTACCCTGCTAGCAGTAGGATCACTTTGTGGCTTGAGTGTAACGTTAATTCCCTGTTCGTGGAAGAATAAAGCATTTTCCCAATCCTTTTCGAACCATTCTGGAACCATAACCATATTGATTGTAATTTGTATATCATATTCTTGACACAGGATTAACTTGTCTGCAAAATCCTGCATCTTTTCCTTTGTGTCTAAATGTTCTGTATGCAAGCTAGCAGTAATACTTGCACGATGAAAGGGCTTAGAATATTCTACGTATTGTTCAAACCATTTCATTGGCCTTGAACAATTTGATGTCATATGAATGGAAGTGTAATTAGTATTAGAAACATCATCAGCAAGATATTTGAGAATATCCAAATACCCAGGGTGAAAAGTAGGCTCGCCACCAGATAAACTAAAATGAAAGCTATTAAAACCGTTATCACGTGCTTGACGTTTTATTTCGTCGATTGTTTTGAGACATAGCTCTGTAGGTCGATGATCTTTTGTGTTGGATCTTGCGTACGGCCAACAATAGCTGCATCTGTAGTTGCAGAATCTTCCAAGGAGCCAAGATACAGTAAATAAGTCTCTATATAAGAGTGTCCGTTGGCCGACTTGGACAATGTCGTCAAACGGGATTTTGGTAAAGTCATAATTGCTCCATTTTAAATCTTCGGTCATATTTTTAGTATAACACCTTTCTCGTATTTGTCAATTATGTTTATATTTAACAGATAAGTATTAGCATGATTTATGACGAGCTCACTCATTTTAAAAACTATGTATTTGTAGATTGGGATATAAGTAGTCGCTGCAATTACAATTGCTATTACTGCACACCCGAGTCACATGACGGAAAAATAAATTTTCCCGATATAACTGTTGCAAAAAAAGTAGTCGAAAAAATAGAGAAAGAATACAGTTCTTGTAAAGAATTTGCAGTGTATAATCTTTTAGGTGGAGAACCTACTATATGGAATGATTTGCCAGAATTTAGCAAATATATCAAATCTATTAACAACAAAAATATATTACAATTGTTGACAAACGGCAATAGAACACTAAGATGGTGGGAAAATTCTGCACCATACATAGATAAAATTATTGTTAGTGTGCATGTTGCACAAACCGATATTGTTAAATTAGTAGAAAAGTTTAACAAGCTAGCAGATAAAATCTATATAGACTTTCAATTTGCAATGGATGTTGCAGTGTTTGATCAAGCCGTTGAAGATTATTATTATGCTTATAACAACCTGCATGAAAATATTTGTTTATATTCTAAGCCTTTACGGAAAGTGTTAAATAACACCGAATTGATGCCATATACAGAATTGCAAATTGAAACTATTAAAAAGTTACCATCTAAATGGAGCAGATCTATCGAAATATTCGAAACTCCTATGGTTAAAAAGCTTAACGGAACAGTTGTAGACCCTGCTGTTAATATTGGTAAATTAGTTTTATCAAAAGAAAACAACTGGTACGGATGGGCTTGTTGGATTGGCATAGATACTATTACTATTAATCGATACGGAAATGTTAAAATAGGTTCTGGTTGCAACCCCGACCTAGTGCTCGGTAATATAAATTCTTTAGATTTTAAATTTCCACTGATTCCTGTCAAGTGTAAATATACTACTTGTGGATGTTTTGCTGATATATCTACAACAAAAAAATTAAACTACACAGGACCTATGATTCTTTAATATAGCTTATTAAATTTTTCTAAATGTGCATTTACGATTTTTTCCATATGTGAATTTTTGCCATATACTTCGTTTATTAAATTCCATATTTCCGATATTCTCTTCTTTCTGACTTCCGGAGAATTGTCTTTATACTTCCAATTAAGAGAACTATTATAATATTCTAAATCGTCCTTTATAGTCTCATAAATTATAGAATCCTTATCTAATATCAATGTATTTCCGAATCCAAAATGAATTAGTGGAGTTTGCGAGTAATCGCCGACCTTTGTATCAAGATATCCTATCTCTTTTAATTTTCTAATAGTGTCTAATGTTATCTTGTGATCTTCATCTGTTTCAGTTGGATATCCAACTATCATTAGCAAACTGTGTTGTATTCTATTTTTTTGAAGTTGTTCAAGGCAAAACCACATATCTTCATCTTTGATCTTTTTACCCATATGAAATCTAACACTTTCACTAAAGCTTTCTAGTCCAACATCAAGTCCGTGACATCCGCTATCTTTCATTAACTGAAAATCCTCTGCTGTACACTGTGATTGAGGTCGCATAATCCATTGACTGCTCCAAGTAAAACCAGGGTCTGTTTTTCTATATTCTTTTAATAAATTTAGTAATTCTCTAAATGTTTTCATACTTCCGTTTATTAAGCTATCGGTAAAATGAAAATCTGTTCGGTTCCAGAGTTTACGAATTTCTACTATCTCAGTAAAAATACTTTTAGCAGATCTAAATTTATACTTCGGCCAAAGTCGATGTATATCGCAAAATGTACAATTTTTAACACACCCTCTACTTCCAGTTATGTAAACAGTTTTTCCGTTTTTAAACCTGTTAGGATATAAAGTCCATTCTATATCGCTATAGTCAGGTATTAGTACAGTTGACAAATCTTCAACTTGGTGTGCTTCGTCTGAGTTAATTCCAGGAGCAGACACATTACCTTTTAATAATTCAACTAAAGAAAATTCTGCATCTCCGTGTATAAAAAAATCAATCAAACCTCTATTGAGCGGATACTGAGCTCGATAACCACGAACGTCGGCGCCGCCCCAAATAATCTTTGTGTTAGGTAAGTATTTTTTTATTAACATAGAAAAGTAAATTGCAAAAGTTCTACTATACTCAGTTAGCAAACTCATGCCTACAAATCTTGGTTTTAATTTTTTTAAATCGTTAATAACACTATTTGTCCAATTTTTATATTTTTTAAGAAAAATTTTATGTTCTTTTTCTAAAGAATAATCCCACTCGGTTACAAATATTTTATCATCATTTTTAAAGAAATACTTTTCTTTTTCCTCATCGGACATTATATTATACAATTGTATATTTAGGTCTATTATTTTGCATGAAAATCCTTCTGCAGAAAGATGACTTTTAAGAATTGCCGGACCTACTGTAGGAGCATATGGATCTATTTTTGGTATTACTAATATTGCTATATCTACCATTTTATATATCTTTTCCATTATTTAATAAGCTATGATACCACCCGTTTGGTCGGAGACACCCTCTTCTATTTGTATAGTCTATATTATGTAAATCTAAAAATTGTTTTATTTGTAAACATAATTCGTTGTATTTGTCTTGATTATTTGCAAAAAATAAAAATCCCTTGTATAATAATACAGGATATAGTTCTTTGTTATTTATGCACACACTAATGTCAACAGTTCGTGTTAGTTCTGCACCGAACCCACATATTGCCATACAAGTTTTTTTAAATTGTTTGTTTAAAAAATATGTTTTGTAATCTATGTTATAGGCATCAGTAAATAAAAAATCAAGAGAATTGCTATTAAGATTAGAAGTTCCATCTCCTATGTCTATAGTCAGATTCGGTATTTTTTGTTTCCACGACTCGTATAAAACTAATAATCTTTCTTTTTCTACTTGTTGCTGAGAATCTTGAAAGTTTTCATAAAAGCTTAACGTGTTAAGAAATTTTGCTTTATTTAAAAAACAACTGCATATATCTTGCCCATCGTATATTCCAATCATTGCTGAATTTTTAAACAATTCTGATTTGGATTCGATTAAATTTGCTATTAAATTATATTTTATTGTTGGTATCATTTTAAAGTTTTTTATAAATTTACTTTCATGTTTTGTTCTTGTTCTCGTTTTACAATGCCACATGTTTTAATGCACCTAGGTATTACATTATCATCACCCCAAGATTTTTCTAACTCTTCAGAAAAGAATTTATGCAATAATATTTCTGCCCATGATTTATCTTTCAAAGACAACTCTGTAAGAGGATATTTTAATTCGGCTTCTGAAAATTTTCTAAAAGATTCGTTGTCATCACTTATATAACAACACGGAAATACTTCTAGTCTGCTATTTACATATATCTTTTTTGCTTCTTGATATATGCAAGATATTTTCCATTTGGAGAGTTTTTCAACCGGATTGTAATTTCCTGTGGTAAATTCAGTTACTGATAGTTGGTTGTTTAGTGATTCCATAATTTCATCATGAGAATGTGTACTTTTAGATCTAACTATAGATTTCATAGTGTCATGACTAGGATGTCGCAAATCTTTTTGAATAGGAGGTTCGAGATAGTGTGTAATTTCTTTTTTAGAATTCATAACAGGAAAAGGATCAAAGTTATCAAACCGCGGAGTTCGACGTATTCTAAAATCGTTAACACCAATTTCGGATGCTATATTTTTACATTTTTCAATCTCATGTTCGTTATGCTTAAATGCTAAAAAGTCCCATCGTACTTTTACAGAACCTTTGCAGCATATTTTCATATGAGAAAGTATTTTATTAATATGAGTATTTTGTCTGTACAAATGGTTAGTTTCTATACCATCAACCCCGAAAGTTATTCTATCATTTTTATCTAAAATTTCTACTAATTTTTCCCACCAGCTATCTGTTTTGAGACTTCCATTTGTAAATATTTCAATGTTTAGATTTCTGCTTTTAGCTTTATATATTGCTTCAAATAAATATCTCGAAGCAATAGGATCACCGTGTGTTCCGCAAAAATAAACACGTTTTAGATTTGGCAACTCTTCGGAAAATACTTTGTCTATGTCCTCTAACGACCACTCCGTTAATCCAAGTCCTGGTCGGTCTACGGATCCAAATATATTTCTATTACACATAGGACAGGATGCGTTACATTTGTTTGTAATCTCTACATGCATCTCTTCTATTGTGTCAGTTCTTAAAAACATGTTTTTTAAATCCTATAAATATATGCATGTATTTAACTTTAACAGAGAGATAAAGATTTATATATGACTGATATAGTCTTTCTTACTTTACCAAGATTAGAACTTAGAGCACCGATAACTGCTCCTGCATTGTTAAAATCGATGGTTGAAAAGCATGGATATACTGCATTTTGCTATGATTTAAATCTAGATTTGTGGCACAGTATAGATGCATCTACCTACGGACATGTTTGGTTTGACACTGATCTAACATTTAGATACGAAGACAAGTTTAAAGATTTTTGGAATTCGCATATCTTGCCGTGTGTACCAAGATGGATTGAAACTATTAAATCTAAAAATACATCGTGGGTTGGGATTACTATTTTTAGTCAAAGAAGTAAGTGGATTAGTATTGCAATATGCGAATTATTACGTAAAGAATTGCCTGAAGTAAAGATTGTAGCAGGTGGTCCTTTTTGCGAATTTACCGGGCCGCTGCTATATGAAAAAAATCTAGTTGATGCTTATGTAGTTGGCGAAGGCGAACTTGCTATTTTAGATATCCTTAGAGGAAATTTTTCAAATCCTGGAATAAATGGCAATGATCCTGTACAAATTGAAGATTTAGATACTATTCCTATTCCGGATTATAGTGATTTTCCAATGGAATTATATCCAAAAACTTGGTATGATCCAAGAATAAAAGATCACGACAAATTAGGAACAGAATTTGTATACATCACTGGCAGTAGAGGATGTGTAAGAAAGTGTACATTTTGTGATATACAAAGTGTTTGGCCAAAGTTTAGATTTAGAAGTGGTATTAGTATAGCAACAGAAATGTTAGAACAAAATCAAAAATACGGAAGTAAAAGATTCTTGTTTACTGACAGCTTGCTAAATGGAAGTGTTAAACAGTTAAAGGATATATGCACAACTCTTATAAAAAATAAAAAATCAGGGCGTATGACTCATGTAAATTGGCAGGGACAGTTTATTGCACGTCCAGAACATCAAATGTCAGAAGAAGTTTATTCATTAATGTACGAAGCGGGCCTTAGATTTGTAAGCATCGGAGTCGAAAGTGGTAGCGAAAAAGTTCGAAACGATATGAAAAAAATGTTCGACGATTCTGCTATGGACTTTACATTTAACATGTGTGCAAAGTATAAAATAGAAATGGCCTGGTTATTGCTTGTGGGGTATCCGACTGAAACAGAGGAAGAGTTTCAAAAAACACTTACTATGCTAGAAAAGTACCAATGGATTAACCAACAAGGGCTAATACGTAGCATTGCGTTAGGTCCAACGTTAGATATAGTTCCAGGATCGCCACTTTACAAAAATCAAGAAAAATTAGGAATTACTTGGGACTCAAACAATCATTGGGTATATAAAGATAATACTCGAGAGATTAGAATTAAGAGATGGCTTAGATTAAAAGAAAAATGCATAGAGCTCGGATATCCAGTCGTAGAAAAAGCAACAGATCATCTTTTAGCCGAATTAGAAAAGATAACTGCACAAAAAAGTCAAGTAAACCATATTTACGATCATTATAATGAATTATCTGGAGCAATGGGGCCTAGCGTATAAGGAAAAACATGGAAGATTATATTGTACTTAAAAATGTGTTAACTCCCGAAGATATAAAAAATCTAAATGACATAAAAAGTCTGCTAAAGGACGATCCAGAATCTCATAGACCAAGAGCATCAAACGGAAAAAGACACAATAATGTATATAACATAACTGACAAAACAGTATACACATTGGATCAGATTACCAAATGGCTCGATAACTATATGCCTTGGGATAAAGAAATTTATGAATACTGGGGAGTAAATTTTTACGACTTGCAAAATCCGTATGCATTACACAGTGACGGAAACGATACTAGACGGGCGTTTTATCAAGGAATTATTCCACTTTCAGTAGAACCGAGCGACAAAGATGCATATACTATAATTTTTGATCAAACAGCAGATACCAACACTGAATGGATTTCGTCTGTGTATAATAAACCGGATGATTACGAACCGTTTTATAATAAGGGTATTCGAGATCCTAGTTACTTCGGAGGCTGGTCAGACGAATATAAAATAGACGACGAAGTAGGATACAAACACTGGGGTAAAAAATGGAATACCACATTTAAAGAGGCCTACAAAGGTTTTAGCATAAAATATGAATATAAGTGGGAAGTTGGAGACATTTTCTTTTTTGATAGTAAGTTTACTCACTGTGCAACTGAATTAGCAGAAAAAGAAATAAATCAAAAAACAGGCTTGCTTTTTTGTTTAAATAGGAAATAAAATGCGTGTAGAAGAACTTAACAGATACTTTTCAACTGCTGTACCGTTTGCAAGTGTTGAAGATGTCGAAATAAAACAATATTATTATACAGACTTAGATAAAATAGAAATTGCTGTTCCAAGAAACGGTGCACCAATGGGAATGTTTTTGTCAGGCGGCCCTGATAGTGCCCTTACAGCCTACTTGTTAGTAAAAACAATTAAAGAATTTGGATTTAACAACCCTGTTTATCCTATAACTACTGAATTTCTTGCAAGGCCTTACAATATAAAATACGCTTGGGGAGTGTTAAGAAAAATAGAAGAACTATTAGATTTTAAATTTGAACAGCATCTTATTTTTCCTATGCCTAACCATGCACTACCAATTAGTGACGAAGATAAAAAAGTAATCATGTCATTTAATATACAAGAATACCATGATAGATACAATCTAAGTTGTATTGTAAATGGACTAACTGCAAATCCACCTATATCTGAAGTCGGAGATACAAAATACGGCGATAGTTCTAAAGAGCGTGACGAAGCAGAAGTTATTTTAAAAAAATTAAAAAGCAAGCGTGTGCAATATCCATTCTTATTTTCTAATAAAAGAGTAGTTTCATATTTTTATAATCATTTTGACTTGCTCGAAACCCTTTTCCCTATCACTCGTTCGTGTGAAGCTGAGATGCACGAAACCGAATATTTTACAAAAGATTGCTTTCAAGTAAGACGAGAAGAAAGATATTGCTGGTGGTGCAGAGAAAGACAATGGGGATTTGAAAAATACAGACCTGACGATTTTGTAAATAGGTTTAAAGGATAAGATTAATCATGAAACCAAAACACCCAAATGTCGAATTTGAGGAAATGTGGGAAGTATCTGATGGCAGTGCAACTATAATTCCTATGAATAGTAAATGGAAAGCAATAGGCGTTCAAGTATCAGGAGGTTTAGACAGTGCTGTTCTCCTGTACTTAACTGTCAAAACAATACAAAAACATAATCTAGATGTAAAAGTTGTTCCTATTAGTTTAGAAATTTACAATAAAGCAAAGAATTTAGAGAGTTCTAGAGCAGTAATACAAAAAGTTAAAGACATTACAGGATTTAAAAACTGGGGAGAATCGGTAGAAGCTATTGGAAAACCTTCTCAAGCAGAATTTATCGGAAAAAACAGTTTTTTTAGTTCTGTTATTAATACACTATTTTTAAAAAAAGCAATAGATTTTGAAATTAACGGAGTGACTAAAAACCCTCCTTTAGAAGTGTGTAAAGATTTTAAATTTAACGAATACAGAGAATTTGCAAGAGACAATCCGCGAACTATATACAACGGAATGCGAAATGCTAGTCCACACGCTTTTGTAGATAAAAAAGGAATAGTAGAACATTATATCAATCATAATCTAGTTGATGAAATAATTCCGCTAACGCTCTCTTGTGATGAAAAATTAGATATAATAATAAAAAATGATTGGCCAATTCCTTGTGGCACCTGTTGGTGGTGCAGAGAAAGAAGATGGGGCCTCGAATCTCACAATCTTGATTATCAAAAATATAGTCCGTTAAATGCATATACCAAGTAAAACTTTTTGCAGCATGGCTTGGAACCATCAGTTTATCGATCCTACAGGACGAGTTAAGCCGTGTTGCAGATTTGCAGAAAAATTTAGACCAGTAGAAAACAATCTTAACAATAAAACATTGAGTGAAGTGTTTTATGGCGAGTGGATGACTGATATTCGACAAAAAATGCTAGCCGGAGACACTGTGCCGGGCTGCATTAGATGCTATCAAGAAGAAGCAGCCGGTAAAAAAAGTCTGCGAGAACGTTACCACGAAAACAAAGATCTTCCTATAGACGAGCTAGTTAATCTAACAAATCCAACTATTCGTTGGATAGAGCTTGCTATTAGCAACGATTGTAATCTTGCATGTAGGATGTGCGACAGTCGTTATGCGTGGAAATGGTTTAAAGAAGAAAAAGAGATGTACGGGTCCACTCTTAACACTGTTGAACACAGCAAAAGTGACATATCAAACATCTTTCCATTTATAAACGATCTAGTACATATAAAATTTACAGGCGGAGAACCATTATTAACAAAAGATCAATGGCTATTAGTTGATAAAATGCTTGAGGAAAGAGACTGTAGTGACATTTTATTAAATTATTCAACTAATTGTACAATAATGCCAAAAGACAGTTGGGTTGAAAAATGGAAAAAATTTAAACAAGTTGAATTTGCATTAAGTTTTGATAGTGCAAATCCTGCAGAATCTGAATATATACGTTGGCCTGCAAAATTTGAAACAACCGAAGCAGTTACAAAAAGATTTTTAGAACTTAAAAAAGAACATGGATTTCATGTATTTTTAAGAAGTACTATAAGTTTATTGAATGTTTGGTACATGCCAGAAAGTATGCAATGGTGGCACGACAACGATCCTTCGTCAGTTAAAATAATGAATCCTACACACTTGACATATCCCGAAAACTTATCTGTTACAGTATTACCACAGCATATTAAAGAAAGAATCACTTTAAAATTTGTTGATTATCAAAAAAATTGTAATATTAAAAAGATAAATGAAAGTTTAGAATACATCAAAAATTACATGAATAGCAAGGATGACAGTCATTTACTTCCGAGTTTAAAATCATATATAACTCAGACCGATGCTTATAGAAATCAAGATTTTTTTAAAAACTATCCTCAATTTTCAGATATATTTGAACAATTGTGTGTTTGATATTGTTTATACATATAAGAATCTTTTTTGCAATTTATTATGCAACTAGTACAAACATTATCAGATTTCCATGTTTCTTTGATCTTTTTAAAAATTTTAACTTGATCTAATATCCTATCTATCGGATTTAATATTACATTGTTAAAAAAATAATCCTTTCTTATAGAATCTTTAAAAATTTCAACTATACTATCATATAGTATATTTTGTTTATAGTCTTGTTCGAATCCTATTGCAGTATGACAACACGGCCAAAGTCTCTGATCGTACGATAAAAACACACTGTTTTCATTTAAAGCATTACAAGATATTTTTCCTTTTCTCACTATCTTAGGACTTTCTAAACTATTTGCATACCCAACATCGGCACCATAATATTTGTGCCATTTTTTATCAAAGTGTTTAGTATCTCGTACAATGTCGTTATTTTTAATATTATATGGTTCTAAAAAGTATGAATGTTCTAAATTTTTATCTACTACTGATAATTTTTTTTCTTTAAATCTTGTTGATTCTCTTGTAGCAAATTCGGTAAACTTGAGGTCAAATGCTAGTTTTTTGCATTCATCTATTTGATGTGCATTGTGTTTAAAAAGAGTCATCTCCCATCTAGCTATACCACCAGATTCAATGTATGCTTTTGCATTTTGTATAACTCGCGAAAAAGAAGTATTTCTTCTATACAAATGATGGGTATCTTCTAATCCATCAATACCAAATCTTACTTCAACATTTGGCTGTTCGCCTAACCATTTCCAAAATTCTAATGATTGTGCTCCGCCGTTTGTATGTATATTGATTTTAAAATTTAATTCAACAAATACTTCTATTATCGATTTTGGATTAGTGTGCATTACAATATCTCCAAAATTTCCATTTATTAGTACCGTTTCGATGTCTTTAAAGAAAGGATGAGCTAATGTATTTTTTAAGTCAACTGCATTCCACTCTGAAATATTTAAGCGTGGATAAGTTTCTAGACTAGTTTCAAACGTCCTAGGACATTGCGGACATCTTGCATTACACGCACTAGTCGGTTCAAAATGAAGCATAGTTATAGGTGATGAATACATGTTTACTCCTCGTAATATTCGTAGTATTTTAATTTTTCGTTAATATAGTCTTGTAATAATGGGTTTACATCTTTTAGTGACAGTTTTCTTACTTTGCTAAAATACTCAATTGCTTCACTAAATTGTTTAATTCTACGTAATGTTATATCTGAGCCGATTGTATTATATACTACTTGCAAATTTTCAATAATTTCTTCGTAGTTATCAAATCGATTTCTAAATTTATTTACAATTTTTATAGATCTTTTAACATACTTTTTAAATCTGTCGTCAAGAAATCCTACTGTTATACCCGGAGTGTAAACAATATTGGCTTTTACATCAATTTTAATTTTGTATTTCATAGTAATATAAATTAAAAAATTAAAATAGTCAGGCAACATTGTTATAGATATTGGATTTATTGCCATGTTTGTACTCATTAAATATCCTGTATTTGCCCACTTTTTAAAATTTTCAACAAATCTATCGTAAGAGCATCCATATCTAATATATTCAAAATTTTGTCCAACACTTTCAGCACTGATAGATATTAAGTAATTTAAATTTGGATATTTTTGTTTGTAAAAACTCATTTTTTCTAAACACTTATCCATTATCTTAGGAGGAGTATTTGCATTTGTTTGTATAGTTAATAAGAGATATGTATTCGGATCTGTATTTTTATAAAAACTCTCAATGGTCAAATCCAACAGTTCTTTTTTGTTTATACTCATTAGTAAAGGCTCTCCTCCTAAGAGTATTATTTCGTAATAGTCATCTTCTTTTTTATTTTTAGCAACTTCGGAAATATAATTAAAAACATAGTCAGCATATTTTTTAGGAGTATGTTTATTTTTTATTTCTCTGTCAGCCCACGTTGGCGGCTCAACACTTGTATTTAATATTTCTTGTTCCCATTTACTACTGTAAATTCTACTACAATAGACACAAGCAGAATCACAGGTATTGTCAAAGTAAAGTTCAATTTGATATTTGTTCGGTCGTTTTTCGTAATGTTCGTTGCCGTGCATTCTCCACGATTTATTTTTAGAAAACTCAGCTTTCCAACAAGTATTACAAGAATTATTTTTTATACCATTTTGCAAATCTGTTTTTATTTTTTCAAGGTCGTCTGTAAACATTTCTGCACCAGGATGCATTTTACAACAAAGACATACTGTATTTTCTAACGGTCTGAATACTATTTCATGAGAACTTCTTTTACATCCAAGATTATCTTGCATTTTGTTTTACCTTAGTTGCCCAATTTGCTAATTCTGGATTATAATCATAAATGTTAAATCCTCTTAGAGAATTAATATAATCGATCCATCGCAATGCATGAGAATTGTCTTCATCAGTTGCCGAATATTTTAAAGTCTTTAATCTTTCTGTTCTTTCAAAAATTATAGGATTTTTTAAATATTCTGTATTGTTAAAAAAATCATTTACTAATCTATCTATGTCGTTTTGTGGAACGATACTATATGCAGAATACTTTGGAAGAAAAACATAGTAATAAGCAAATACATCTACTAATCCTGTTTTTAACAACTCGTTTGCTGATTCCTTAAGAGTCCATAATGTATAGAGTGAAACTGTACTACTTGCTATAACTCTTTTTCCTGTTCTTCTTAAATATGTTTCCATATTTTCAAGTGTTTGTTCATAAGGAGTACTACGTATCCATTCGTAGATTTTTCCTGTGCCGTCAAGACTTGCAGTAACTAATAATTCAACATTGGGATTTTTATTTAACTTTTCTAAAATGTCCCAAATTTCTTCTGTAATTACTGCCCAATTAGAAACAATTAAAATACGCATTTCGTATTTTTTATCTACAATTTCTTTTAAAACTCTTATATTTCTTGGATCTGCAAAGGGCTCGCCCCCTTTAATAAGTAAAAACTTAATCGACGGTAACACTTCTAAAATCTTTTTCATGTCGTCGTCGGTGGCCTGGAAAGCCTTTGTATGTAAGTTTGATAATCCAGAATTTTCTCTAAATTCTAAACCTTCTTTTTTTGCACGTTTATCTAGTCCTATCCATTTACTGCTATAGATACTTCCGCACATAGCACAGCTTTGATTACATAAGTTACTTGGAGTATACTCTAGTGATAAAATTTGCTTTCTCGAAGAATTAAAATTTTCATCCGACCAAGGAAGATTAACATAATGATCGTTGTCTATATGGGCAGGAATTCCATTTTCTCTATTGTCTTTGCAAGCTACACATGCACTTGGCCATTCACCTTTTTTAAATTTATTACGAATGCCATTTATTATGTCATTGTTGTAATAGTCAGTTAATGATGCTACCTCGCTAATATATGACCCGTGTTTTTTGCCAACTGTGCATAATTTTAAATCTCCCAATGGACCAATGTTAAGTTGGCTCCACGGGGCTTTACACATCATCGGTCTACGAGATTGATATTCTTTATCAGACATTATATCCCCTTGCGTCAAATCTATTATCAACTAGCATTCTTAAAGGAGTTCTAACACTTACAAAAGTTCCATTATGAGATGCAATATTTATAGAATCAGTTTCTTCTAATTTAAAATCTTTGCAAACTTTTGTATATTCTTTATTATAATTTTTCCACCAAAAGTCCGAGCCAAACCTGTCTATCATATTACACCCAATCCACATGTCGCTTACGTTATTATATCCAAAGTTATTCATAATATTTATAGGACCATCGATTTGTTCTTTACTGTATCGAACACCAATTCTTTGAGATCCCATCGAAAAGGCTTTACTTAGGCTAATTGAAAACGTCTTGATAGCAGAATGTGACAAATCTATATCAATGTTTTTACACTGTCCTAGCCATGCTGCATCTATGTGAACGTCGATAGAGTTTTTGTAACAAAAGTCTAAGAGTCGATCTATGTCGGGTATATTCCCTGCTGTTTTAACAGAAGGATAAGAAATAACTAGAACTGATCCTGACGGTATTGCAGAATAATGTGTTACTTTTAAAATTTTTGGATTTAATCTCCAATGATATGCATACTCGCCTTCGAATATTACTAACTTATTACTGTATCTGTAATGCAGTTCGTCTATTTGCTGTGAAACACCTAATATAGCATCAGTAAATTTAAAAGACTCTAAATTTTTAATATTATTTAATTTAGAATTTTTAATCCAAGCTGTAACTTTTTCTATAAAGTATTTTGTATATTGATTGCTATCTGTTGGATATTCTTTCATATCTAGAGAATCTCGAAACCCAATAATTTTACCAACTAACATAGGAGGAATTCTAGATGTTAAAAACTTTTCTACACTTAAGTTATTATAATCCATATACATCGCCTTTTAACAATGCCCATGTTTTTTCGCATACATCTTTTAGTTTTTCTTTTCTTGACTTATCTAATGTATTTGTATAATACCAAAACTTTTCTAAATCTTTAGAATGATCTTCTGAGTTCATAAATTTTATATATTGATCTAATATCTTACAAAAATACTTAAAGTTTTCCGATTTTTCTTTTTCGGTTAAATCTAGCAACGAAATCTCTGCTTTAGCTTCAATCTTTTTTTGTTCAAAGTAATTTTCTATCCACTGCTTACTTTCTTTTGGAAATATTTGAATATTTAAGAACTTTGGATTATGTAAAGGATGCGGACTTATTACCGGCTTGTGTTGCACCTCAACATTAATTCTTTTAAATTTTTGTTTGATTTTCCAAAGCATCATATCAGGCAAGTGAACTAGATTATATGCTTGTATAGTAGCAGCCCACCATATTTTAAAATCTCCTTCAGCAGCGTCTAATTTTCGCATATTTTCTTCTATCTTGTGCCATTTGCTAGGATTTCTTATATAATCGTTTATTGGTCCTACAGCATCAACACTCATTCCAATTTGTATACGTTCAAAATGCTTCCAAATATTCCAAGCACGTTCTGGAATATTAGTAATATTTGTATTGTATTCTATCACAATAGATTTAGATCTTCCGGCATCTATGCACTTTTGTAAAAACTCGTAATGTTGGTCTATTAATAAAGGTTCCCCTCCAACGATGTATAATCGTTCTATTGTAGGAATTTCTTGTTCCATTTCCTTCCAAAAAGCAGGCTTTTCGTACCAAGAATAGATATCAACTTCGGGTTTATGCTTTCCGTTTGCTGTTTTTATTAATTTTACAGTTTGCCCGCTATCTTTATATTGATTTCCCCAAAGCAATACGTTGTCATCGTACCACTGACTGCTATCTGTAGGCCCACACATTCTACATTTTAAATTGCAAAGATTTCCAAAACGAAGATCCATGTATTTTATAGGATTTTCTTCTAAATCAATTGATCCATCTTGCTTCGTTTTTGATATGGCATCTTCTTTATTAATTACATGAGCCCATATATCTCTTTCCCAACTAGCTCTACTTTCCATTCCTGATTCTGCTTCACGTTTACATCTAATGCATGATTCGTGATATTCATTATTTAACATAGCTAATCTAACTTCTTTCATTAGATTGCTGTTTCTAAATCCGTGTATAGTTTCAGTTGATAGGTTGTAATTCGATCCTGTTTCTGTTTTTACTAATCCCTGATTAATACTAACATTTGCATTACAACATATTCTTACATCGCCGTTATTTCTTACATTTAAACTCATCCACGGCAGTGGACAAAATGCGTTATTTTCCATTTATAAATCCTATATTAAGAAAGTTGCTTATCGTTTTTATTTTTTCCATGTCCGCTACTAAACTCAAATTTTTTGCCACAAGTTCTACCGCATGTATATATTCTTTTAAATGTATCGTCTTGATTATTCCAGGAATTGTGTAAATATGAATTAAAAAAGTCATGTTTTAGTACATCCCAACCGTGTATTCTCATATCATTAAAACTTTCCCCATAAAGATTTTTTATATGATCAAAGCTAGGTTGTTGTTTGTTTTTATGATGGAAGTAACTTGGGGCCCCAAGCCAACAACACGGCCAAAGTTTCATCGTCATATCAACAAAAACAGTTTTATCAATTTTATATTTACAGCTAATCGGTGTTGTTAAAACATAATTTTCAAAATCTTTAATTGAATCTTTATCTTTCTTGTTATGATTAGTAGGAGTATCCTCAACAACGTTGCCTTTTTTTGTAACAGTATTTTTTTGATCTTGATCTGCAAAACGAGCAGTATATTTAACTGTGAATTTTTTAAATCCAAGACTGTTTGCTAAGTTTTGTGCTTGTTCAATTTGATGATAGTTGTGTTGAAACTCTATAAATGCCCATTCTGCATGGCCCCCGGCCGAAATAAATGCTTCTGCATTTTTAATTATTTTATTAAAATCACTACCAACTCTGTATAATTGATTTGTGTCTTCTAATCCGTCAATACTAAAAATAATTGACAACTTTTCTGCTGACTTTTTGGCTAATTCTGCCCACCATTCTGGCTTACGCATACTTCCATTTGTTGCAATTCTTACATGCTTTACATTTTTTGTTAAGCAATATTCATGAGCTGCGTCAAAGGTAGGACTTGCAATCACATCGCCGTAATTTCCGCAATGAAAGATTGTTACCTGATTCTCTTTGAAAGGTTGCAAAATTATCTCATAGTCTGATACAGTTAGATCAGTTATTGGCATGCTAGGATTTAATGTATTGTTAAACATCCTAGCACATTGAGGACATGCACAATTACATCTACTTGTATGATCTATTTGTATTTTTTGAATTTCTTCTAAATTTAAATAGTTCACAGTCTATCAAATCCCCATCGACGTTCAGCACAAAACCAGCAATTACCACAATGTTTTTCAAAGTTGTCAGTGTATTTCTCACAACTTCTAGTCATAGGAAATAATGTATCAAAGACATTAAAATAACGGTACAATTCTGCTACATCTCTTTTATTAAAGTTAATCAATGGATGACATGCCGTTCCTTCGTAGATGTTTTTTAGTCTTTCTCTGTCTGGTGGATCAGTCCATCCTCGCCAATATACACTTCTCGGTATTGCGTTTTTTGGAGGATTTTGTGTTATTCCAGCAAAATGAAATTGAATTTTATTGTTTTTATATAAGTTATTAGTTAATAGTTGTTGTGTTTTAATATAATTTTCATCTTCTGGCAAAGGGCTATATGCTGTCTCGTGTTCCAAAAAAATATCGCCAAACTCTTTTTTATAAAACTCGACTATTTTTTTAGCAAACTGAATTTGAAAAGCTTTGCCTTCTTGATCAACAGTTATTGGAACAATTTTTAAGTCAGGCCTTTCTTCAACTACATATTTAGATAGTATGTATCCTGTAATTGCACTATCTGCACCCCCTGAGATTTTTAATCCCACAGATGAAACATTATTAAAAACTACAATATTTAGATTGTGTTTGCTATGAGGAATTATCATTGTAAAATCTCGGTAAAGATAGGAAAAACTTTTAAAAATTTATCTTCCCATTGTCGTTGTTTGTTAATAAGAGATATGTATTCTTTTGTTTCTGGTAATCTTTCCGACCAATCTTCACTGTTCATAAAATTTATAATACCTTTGAATCTTTTAATTCCGTAAGGATTTTCTAAAAACTGTTCTTTAGAAATGTTGTTTTCTTTTACTCCAGTAAACTGTTGCCAATTGTCTTCTATCCATGGATAAAAATCGTTTTCGTATTTGTCTGTAATTTGTTTTTTAACATTTTTCGGCAATACTTTTACATTTAATTGAGGAGGCCAGTACGCAAAGTGCATGTTTATGCCGCCGGCTCCTAGTGGCCAAGAATTTATCTTTTTAAAACCTTGTTGAGTTTTCCATTTTACAAACTCCGGTATATAAGCAATATTAAGAGCCATTATAGTAGTTGCCGTTGTTACTTCAACTTGAGGTGCAGTATTGTCTAGTTTCCAAAACACTTCTTCCTGGTGTTGCCACTGACTAGGATATCGAATATAATCATTGTGTTCTCCGTGTGCATCTATACTATAATGAAATCTAACACGTTTAAACTCTGCCCATAGATCAAATAAATCACTACGCCATTCAACTGCATTGCTATTGTAACGTAACTCTATATTCTTTGCATACCCACGTCTAATGCATTCTTCTAATAGATCATAATGTTCATCTATAATAAGACTTTCGCCTCCGGCAAAGTATAGTTGATACATATGAGGAATTTGTTCAAACAAGTCTTGCCAGAATTTTGGATTATTTTTATGCCAATTATAGCTAGCACCGTGTACTCTGCCTTTATTTTCCCACTGACTAGTACCTTTTAATCTTTCATTTGTTATTTGAGGGTACAAAGAATTCCATTCTTTTACCCAGCCGCTCGAATCGTGAGGACTACACATTACACAAGCAAGCTGACACTTTGTACCCATACGCAAGTCAATATACCGTATTTTCGGGGGTATAGAACCGTCAGCGGCAGTTTCATTAACTAATTCTTGTAGGTCAAAGCGGCTTGCCCAATAATCGGTTTCCCAATTTCTTTTACTAAGATGTCCAGCTTCTTCTTCTTTGTAACACTTTAGACAACTAGCAGGCTTTTCGCCACGAAGCATCATCTTACGAACATTACGCATATATCCGCTGTTCCATGCTTCTTCTAGGCTAGTATGATTAAAATTAGCAGGAACGCCCGAGTCGTTCTTTACGACTCCAACTTCGCCACCACCGATTTTGTTACTGCTGTCTGGATCTTGAACACTGCTGGCGTTACTTGTGCAACATGTTCGCATTTTTCCATCCGGTCTACTTGATAAGTGTAGCCACGGCAATGCACAAAAGGTAGGCGAAATATGATTGTATTTTTCTGACATGTTAATACTTATTTAAACTGTTCTGCAAAAGGATCAAACTCGATACCACATTTCATAGCACAAACTTTTAATTTTCCATTTTCGTAACTGTTTTCATGCCACGACGCTTCTATAAGATCAAAAATTTCTGTAGAAAATACACGTTCTAAACCATGTATCTTAGCATTTATTGCATCTTTGCCGCCGGCAAAATTAATAAATTGCCATATTTGTTCTTGTTTAGGATCTTTTTGCCACCATTTGTACATTCGACCAGCAGTCCAACAACAAGGCATTGCTATCCCTTCTGCTGTAATAAACAAACTGCCTTCGTCTTTTACCTTGCATCTGATAGGAGTTTGTTGATAGTAAGCATCCATGCTTCCGTATTTTATTTCTAACAATGTTTGCTTCTTTAATGCATTGTTTACATATTTGTCATCGGGCTTTTTAAGTTCGGTTGTTTGATTACCTTTTCGATCAATTGCTTGGTGTGATTCTTTTTTCTTGCTATCTTGCGTAATAAATCTACCAGTTTTTTTAGCAACAAACTTTTCAAAGCCTAATTCCTTTGACAACGCTTCTGCGTCTTCGACCTGATGTTGGTTATGTTCAAATATTAAAAAATCCCAACGTGCTCTGCCGCCGGCTGCAATAAATGCTCGCATACTACGTTCGACTATATTCCAGTTAACACCTTGACGATACAAATGATTTGTATCACCGAGTCCGTCTACACTAAAAATAACAGTACCTGCTCTTCCAAGTATAGTTGCAAGTTCTTGCCACCATTCGGGATCACGGGCGCCAGCATTTGTATTCATGCTTAACCACATCTTAGGATTATTTTGTCTAAAATAGCGAAATATTTCTAGTGTGTCTCGAGCAACAATTGGATCTCCTAAATTACCGCACATATACATGGTGTTTAGCTGTGCTATAAATTCCGGTGTGAATATTTTTTTACAATCATCGAGTGTTAGTTCACTTAAATCTATATGAGGATTTAGTGCTCCGCCGTTTTGATTACGGTCACACATAGGGCAACTAGCTTGACAGTTTTGTGTTACTTCTAAGTGTATGGTTTTTATATCTTTATATTCATACATCGTATATTAACTCTACATCCTTTCCTGGACCTATTTTACTAGGAAGATCACCGTATTGCTCTATGTACCATTTAATTACAGCTATATACCAATTTTGACTATTATGATGTGCCTGTTTATTAAATTGAAAAATATTATTATTAGTTGCTTGTATTGTGCTTAACGCACGGGCACTTTCTTTTTGTAAATCTCTTAAACTTAACTTTGTTAAATCATTCATTCTAATTCTAACATCCCATTAATGTTTTTAATGCCTTCGCTTGAAAAATTAAACATTCTTTCATTAAAAATTTCTTGTAGTTTGTCTTTATTTAAAACGTTTATTATTTTATATGGAGTTTTTCCAGGTTCGAATGTAGGACGTGGCGGAGAATCTTCAAATGGTAAATTTAATTTTTTATAATCAGTATAACTATCAAAAGAAAGATCTTCAAAATAAATTATGTCGTTATGAATGTTATTTTTTTTTAATTCAGCAAACTTTGTCCAAAGATCAATTTTTCTTTCTAAAACTTCTGTAAATTGATACTCGTCTATACTAATAGTTGTTTTTTCGTAAGGAAAATCGTTAAAATTTTGTAATTTATTAGCTACAACATGACTAAATGTATTTTGAAACAGATCTTTTCTTAAAAGAAAGATTTTATACCAAATGTTGTTATTTAAAAAAAATTTAATAGTCTTAGGTCTCTTAATCTCATATATTTGATTTAAGTGAGTTTTTAATATAACATTTTTATGTAACAAACAGGTTTTAATTATACCTTTTACATACGTGTCTGGCTGTTCAGTCATAAAGGGTTCTGTAAGAAAAAACGTATTCCTATAAAAATAACGATAGATGGTTCTAGCAAAATAACTACTTCCTGTTCTTGTACTAGATATTATAAGTATTTTCATTATTTTATTCCAATTTTCATAAATCTTGTATACTTAGGTAAAACTAATTCACCCTTAAAAAGTGTATTAGTCATAGGTGCTTTTTTATCAAACTCGTCTAAATCTGTTGAACAATTAACATGTTCTGCAACTTCAAAATAATTATTTCCTTGTAAAATTACTAATTTTCCTGTTGGAATTTTTTCATACCAATCTTTAAAATTTTCTATATGCTCGCAACTAGTATTAATAATTGTATTAGGGATATCAGTTATAGGATAACTCATCCTGTTATTTGCATTGCTCCAATATTGCCAAGTATGTTCTCTGTAATCAATGTCTTGTATATTTTGTATTAATGACTTAAATCTCCACTGATCTGTAAACCAAGGTTTGTTAAAAACTTCTGCAATATCTACTGTGGTAGGATCAATATCAAAACTTCTAATTTTGTCAATTTTAATTCCGCTTTCAAACAACATTACTGCAAGTGTACCATACCACCCTGCACATAAAAAAACTGTACCTAACTCAACATCTAGTTTTTTTAATTCATTAACCAACCATAGTTTACTTTGTAATTGACCTCTACTAAAACAATCGTTGTCAATCTTTAAATTGTTAACATAAAAGTTTTTGAATGCTGAGACAAATTGAGTATCAACGTAATTGTCTAATAATGGCCAAAGTTTCCATGCATTGTCTTCTAGAATTAGTTTTCTTAAATCTTCTTTGTTTTGATCATTAACTATGCGAAAAATACTGTTTAAATCTCGGTCAATATAAGCTCTACGCAGGTCTGATAATTTATTATTATCAGAATAGAGTAATTCAAATCTATCTAATATCTCAAATATTTCTAGCATCAAACTGTTCCTTTAACCAATTAAAGTCGTTAATTTTTTTCAAAGTTTCGATGCTGTCTTTATTTCTTGCACCAAAAAGTGCACCAAATTTAGCACCATCTATTGCATATTTGCCAAACGGTCTATCTTTGCCTGTTGTACACCATGTTTGCAATCTGTTTTGCGTTTCTGTATCTTTTTGCCTATCGATAATTTTACTGCTTAATTTAGTGCATTCTCTAAAAGCACTTTTCCAAGTATTAAACGGGTCTGTGTTAAATCCTGTGACATTAGAGATTTCTTGCACTGCTTTAAACTTGCTGCTAATGCTAGTTGTCATATCAGGCTTTGATGTATCCATATTAATAGTTAGTTCTGTAGGAAATAGTTTTATGCCGCCGTATCCATATACAAGATCATTAATCGGATTTACAGATCGCCATACATGCACCATTTCTTTATCCCAACGAGGAACTTGATAATCAAATTTAAAATTAGATTCTACAAGTGCGTCGCCGTCGACAATCCAAAACATATCAGTTGAACATAGTTTAGCTGCCTCTATATGTGCCTGATGAATTCCTTTAACTCCGTGAACACGCTTTGCTCTAGGAAATCTGGCTATCAAATATTTGTAATACTCGTCTGCGTTGGGTTCTTGATAACTAATAAAAACAATGTCGTATAGTGCAGGTGTTGATATAACCACGTTGACTTCTTTTTTATGAGCAATAAATCTATAATCTAATTCTCTTTTACTGAATTTTGCCTGTTTACTGCAAAGAAGAATACCGTCATTGTACTTTCCATTTAAATATGCATGATTTATTGTTCTGTCATACGTATTATCATGCGTAAAATATGTGTCGTATTTAAATCGTGTTGTTGGATTTACATAACTAGGAATAATCCAAAACATTTCAGTTTTAGAATTTTCAAGTGCATACAAGTATTCGTCATAAGTGTCAACATTAAACTTTTCGTATTGTACAGGACCACTTGCTACAACAGGCCATTCTTTTCGGTTAAGTATAAACTTATGATTAATTTCTTTTTCAGAAATTTTTCTATTTTTACTAAACAAGAAAACACCGTTATAATAGTCTTTATCATTTACTCGATGTATAAACGAATGATTTGTTGTTCTGTCATATTCGTTATCATGAGTAAAATAGATGTTAAACAAAAAGTTATCATCTATTTTTATATTATTGCTTGTACCCCAAAACATTTCAGTTTTAGAATTTTCAAGTGCATACAAGTATTCATCATACGTATCTATATTAAATCTGTCATATTGCACAGGACCACTTGCTACAATGGGCCATTCTTTTCTATTTACAATAAACCTATGTTCTATTTCTCGTTGAGTAAGTTTCTTATTTTTAGATAGTAAAAACACACCATTATATAAGTCATTGCCATCAACACGGTGTATAAAAGCGTGATTTATTGTTCTGTCATATTCGTTGTCATGAGTAAAGTATACATCAAAATCGAAAGAACTAAAGTCAATGTTATTACTAGTACCCCAGAACATTTCAGTTTTAGAATTTTCAAGTGCATACAAGTATTCGTTATAAGTGTCAACATTAAACTTTTCGTACTGTATAGGTCCACTTGCTACAATGGGCCATTCTTTTCTATTAATAATAAATCTATGTTCTATTTCTTTTTTTGTCAAAACACAATGCTTACTACATAAGAAAACTCCATTGTATAAGTCTTGGTCTTTAACTCTGTGTATAAAAGCGTGATTTGTCTTAGAGTCATAATTATCATGAGAAACATATATACGGTTTAACACACTGTCGTCAACACAAATGTTTCTCGACAACATCCAAAACATATCAGTATTAGAATTTTTAAGTGCATACAAATATTCATCATACGTATCTATATTAAATTTGTCATATTGCACAGGACCACTTGCTACAATGGGCCATTCTTTTCTATTAATAATAAATCTATGTTCTATTTCTTTTTTTGTTAAAGGTCTGTTTTTACTACAAAGAAATATTCCGTTATAGTAATCTGTTCCGTCAACGCGGTGTATAAAAGCATGATTTTCATTTCTGTCATAGCTGTTATGATGAGAAATATAAAAATTGATTATTAGTTCGTTATTTTCTTTTACATTTCTTGACAACATCCAAAACATTTCAGTTTTAGAATTTTCAAGTGCATACAAATATTCGTCGTAAGTGTCAATATAAAACTTGTCGTATTGTATCGGACTACTAGCTTTTATATCGACTTCTTTTTTATTAATAAAAAATCTATGAGAGATTTCTTTATTTGATATGTTAGAATTTTTTGGAACTAAACAAATTCCGTCGTAGTCTGTTCCGTTTAAAAAAACATGAATGTAATCTTTACTCCATTCATCTGGAGTATAAGAAAAATCAAAACTTTCTAATACATCACAGTCGTCCCAAATTACCCAAAACATTTCAGTCATAGAAATGTTTTGTGCTTGTCGAAAATCCACTGCTACTTTTGCTATAGGAAAACGAGCTTTTATTTTTTTAAAGTTTTCATTTGAAAACTTTTGTTTAATGTAAATTATGTCATACATAAATCACCAATTGTAACGAGAATCTAGAAATATGCTAGCAAATTCCGGAAATGTGTCAATAAAGTTTGTGCCGCGACGCTGATCGTGTTGCAATACATATTTTACAAAATTTATTTTATTTATATGCATTTCGTTGGGTGAAATATTTGACCTATCTCGAAAAATATCTAAATTTCTTTCTGCTTTTGCTATTTCAAAATCGTAAAATCCTGCAAAGTTAGATACGTCGGAATTTTTTTTCATAAAGTCAATTCCTTCTTCAAGGTATGAAGAAAATTCTAACGGAAGCACATTCATGTTTTGCCATGCAGGATTTCTTAAAATAGGAATGTCAAACCAAATTCTTTGTCTGGGATGAATTTCGTAATCCGGATGAGTATAATACGGATCATATATTGGTATGAATTGTATGCCCTGCTTGTCTTTGCTAAATTCCGTTCTTAAATCGAGTATATATTGTAAGTAATCCTTAAATTTAGGAAAACTTAATGCATTAAATGTATTAATAAATGTAACTGTAGTATTCTTAGTTTCATTTAAAAATCTACTAACGTTTTCTTGCATATAAGAATAGTTTAAACCTGTACGAATATACTCCGCTTGGGTTCCTACCGAGTCAACACTTACAAATAATGCAAGATTTTTTAGTGCCATATTTACATACCAATGATTGTTAGCACCCGGGTTAAAGCGTTCTTTGTCTTCCCATATTTGTATTTCCTCGAGTTTCTTAATTTTTTCTATAAACTTGTCCATTAACTCAGGCTTTGGAGGAGAAAAATTACTAGTGATACTTAACTCTAACCAAGTGTTAGGATTTTCATATATGTAATCTAAAACTTTAAAAGTATTTGCATCCATAAGAGGCTCACCGCCTGTAATTCTAAACACTTCTAATTTTTTATATAACTCAGGCCACCATTTCCAAAAAGCAGATATATAAGGATTTTCCGATTGTTTTGATTTTAAAGGCATTAACCCTGCAGATGCAAGGGCATCTAAATTGTTATGCCCAACTTCATTATTGTTAATATCTAAAATTTTAAACTCGCCTAACTTTTTAACTTCGTCTTCCCACTCAGTGCTTAAATGCGGAGAACAATACATGCATTTTAAATTACATGCTTGATTAAAGTTAACTTCCATATATCTAGGATTTATGTTACTAGTGTCAAGAGAATCTATAATATCACTGCGAGAATTTTGTGCCCAATATTCTCCTGATCGATATATCCTGTCACTTCTATTTCCAGAATCTTCAATTTTCCAGCAATACGAGCATCCTGCCGGTCTTTCGCCTTTGAGCATTAAAGATCGTTCTGCTTTTTTTTCTTGTGTATTATGAAGAGCACTAGGATTTTTTTCTATTTCAGGAATACTTATTTTATGTAACGGCGGATGATAGCAGCTATGTGTTGTTCCATTGGTTAAGTGCATCGACACTTGTGCCCATTTAGCATAACACATTGTTTTACTTATTTTTTTAAGTTGATTTTCGGCTATATCTGCAGATTGGTTATAATCACTCATAGGTAATCCTTTTTTACAATTATAACTAATTTATTAAAAATGTCAAGCGTTAGGGTATTTTTCTTTAATAAAATTTGCTAGTTCTTCTGCTATTACTTTATATCCATCAACATTAGGATGAATACAATTGGTTAAATGTTTCTTTGGATAATCTAAATTGCTGTAATGGTTATAGTATTGCGGCTGCATTTCATCTGAAAGCCAGTTATCTTTTCTAACTAATAATTCTACAAATGTCTTATAATCTCTAAAATTGTGTATATAACATGACCAATCTACTTTATTTGCTAATTTGTCGCAATGCTCATATAAAAAGTCTTTGCCACGGTCATCAAATGCGTTTGCTAAAACAAATTTTAAATTGTTGGCTTTACAAAAAGTTTGCACTTCTAAAATATTACATAAAGTTTCGATTGCAGTTGCATCCTCGGCATAAACTTGTCTTGTGTATATATCCCATAATTTACTGTTGCCTAGGTGCGGCCACACTGTTTGAAAATTATAATGACCTGCATCTTTAGTATCACTTTTATAACAAATTTTAGTATTTTTCCAAGAATCTCTAAAAAAATCAAATCGTTCATACCCACTCATCATGAACACTACAATTCCGTTTTCAACTTTTGAAAAATCTATATTTGTAAGATACAGACTTCTTGCACTGCCTCTATTTCCTATGCCGCGTTGTCCGAGATTGTAAGGAATGTATTCTGACAAATAATCTCTACATAATACATTAACCCAACTATTTCTGTGTTCGTGTTCTATAAGATGATAACTTTTGTGCATTGGAAGATTAATTTTTCCATTGTATTCTTTCCAGATCTCTTCTGGATAACCGCCTTCGCCTTGTGTCCAACTACATCCTAAGCCAAATAAAACATTCATTATCTAAAATCCTCGTATTTGTCATCACGTACAGTATCTAATGTAACACAGTGTGGGCCACCGCTTAATGTTCTTGCATGTCGCATTTGTACTGGCATTACATCAAAACCACGTGACTCTAATTGTTTGATTAAAGGAATTTGATTTTTTTCAACTGCAACTAAATTTTCGCTAATACTTAGCACATTCATACTTAACCAAGGACTTGCAGGAGCCCAGTGATCTATAAATGGTGTAGGAATTGGATCTTCTGCCCAAATTTTATCCCAAGATTTAAAATAGGCAGGAATGTTATTATTGTTAACTCTGCTCGGATTTAACAATACCTTTCCTGGAGCCAAAGGTAATATTGTTGTATCGACATGAACATAAGCATATATGTTATCCATAATATGTACATTATATTTTTCACCCAATGTTGATTGTAACCATTGAGATCCTAATTTATTACCAGAATTTGAAACAAGATAAAAAATGTCTCGACCGCATTTAATAACGTTGGCTGCGTCGAACGCAATTTCGTATTCGGTTAAAGTAGGTTTAGACAAATCTGATCTGTCATAAAGGTCATCTAACAGTTCAGGTTTTGGAGCAGATATCCATCTGCTACCTTTAGAAAAGTATTCCTTAAAAAGTTTTCTATAACCTAAGGTTTCAAAGTATCTAGATCTTAACGGCATCGGAGTTTCTATTAGCATATCTCCAATTACTAAAACACTATCTCTAGGACAATACATGTAGTATCCATCAGACGTCCAGTCCGGTGTTGCACATAGCAACCCTAAGTTTTTTATTTCAGGACGATGAACTGTAACATTAACAGATTCTAATTGTTTTTGAAATGCATCTAAATCTTCTACAGTTTCGTCTATAACTTGTTCAGGGTATTTTCCTGCTGGCAATCCGGAAACTGTATCGTAATTTGCATAGTCAACACAATGAATGTCATGTTTTTTTGTTTTAGGTATTTGTGCATTTTCTGCCCGACCTAATATTACTTCTTTTAGAGTTCCCCATTCTGTGTTCGAGTTAACTTTCATATATTCTGTAAGGCCAAAAGACCTTTTGCTCCTTTAAATCTTTATAGGTTAAGTTACTGCCGGTATCTGGATTTTCATCAGGTAGATTTTCTAAAAGTAATAATCCCGAAGCTGCTTCTTCCGGAGTCATGTACATGTGATAACCAATACATTCATAATCGTCCTCGTCGTGCTTAACGTATTTGTGACGACCATCGTAAATCATTGGTCTGCACCAATTTATAAAATCATAATCGTCGGTTAAAATGACACCACCTTTTCCTATTTTAAGAGTTTTTCTATGATGGAAACTAACACAGTAATAAGAACCTTTTACATACATGCCTCTTTTAAACCTAGTAGCACCATCTATAATAGGGGTAGGTTCTAAGTAATATTCTCCACTCCATTCTTTTTCAACAAATTTAATCCTATTTCCTGCATGTATTATTTGCATAGGTGTACTTGCGTAAGTATGCGAAGGTATGCTAATTATTTGATTTTTTATGCCTAAGTATTTCATACAAAGAAACATAGCATTTGAACAACTGTCAACACAAACAGCGTATTTTGATCCTGCATATTCTGCTAATTTGTTTTCAAAAAGTGTTACTGCATCCCAAGGATCGTTAATTTCATATCCTTTATTTTTCAGTTGGGATATCATAAGGTTCCCCTGTTTCTTCGTCAAACCAATAAAGGCTTCTATGAGGCAAGTCTTTTGAATCGTATGCTGCATTGCTTACATAAAAGAAAAGTCTAAATGCATTTCTTGTTATTCCTTCAGGGCATGTTAACGGATCTGGAAATCCATGAAATCCTTTTTTATGGTGTCTCCATAATACTGCTCTGTTGAATAGCGGAGGTACTCTTTGTATTATATTTTTATTTTGAAAATCATTAAACTGTAAGTGGCCGCCCCACTCATCTTTCCAGTCACTATTTAAATATATAATAAACGAAAGCATACGATGAACTTTCATTGTATCGTTCCAATTAAAGTCAGTATGTATTTTTAACGACGACCCGGTTTTAATTTTGCTATATCCGGCTCCAACTAAGTAAGGGTCCGGAATTAAATCTTTAATCCCAGTTATTTCTGTAAGCCATTTCATAAATTGTTGACTATGAAACTGATTTACAAAATTTTCTGCTACAGGTGCAACATCCATGTTTATACATTCTTTCATGCTGCTACCGCGTCTAGTAAATTCTGTCCAATAATAATCTGGAATATTATTGCATTCTTTTTCTAAATCGTAGGCTAACTCTAGTGGAAGAAAGTCGTCAAGCACAATCATAGGAAATGGAGGAGTGCCTACAAATGTGTCATTTAATTTTTTAGTATTGTTAAATTTTGTTCTAACGTGATCGATTAATTTCATCTTAGTACTTTCTTTAATATGCGTTGTTAAACCAATGGTCAGGTGGATTATTTAATAATAAATTATCAAAATCTTTATTAAATTTTTTGTATGTTATACCCGACTTTATATTAGCTAGTCTATTCATAACAACATTATAATTATGAGTTGTTTCAGGAATAGTTTTGTAAATAATTTTTTTAAATTCGTTGTCGGACATTCTGTTAAGATGATCTACTTGGTTATGAATATGATAAATTCTTTCCCACGCTGTATTTAGTGTATCGTATGATTCATCAAAAACATTAGAAAATGTCTTAAACCCATGTTGACGTGTACGAGATAAATGATTTTCTGTTGCATATACAAAAAATGGATGTCTATACATCATAGATTTATAAGTTTTTTCTGTACATTGAAAATGAGATGAGATGTCATAGTTGTTTGTTTCTACTAATAAACTCATAGCAGAATTTATAAATGCATCTTGAAGTGTATTAGAAATAAATTGTTGCCCTGGCGGTATTTCTTTAGACTCATTTTCTAAGAGACACGGCATAGATCTTACAATTTCTGTTTTTTCGTCGTTCCAGTATTCGTTTAATTCATTTCCCCAGATAGGATTTTTTGCAGATATATCAGCTATGCTATTTTTAAAAATAGTATCAATTTCTTCTAAAGAATAGTATTGGCGAGGTTCTATTCTATTATCAGCATATATATTTTTAACATTAAAAAATGAATAATAAGAATTGTTTAATATTCCTCGGCGTCGTAAATCAACAAATGATACAAGTCTTGTGTTATGCCAATTTCTACTTAAAAATAGAAAACGTTTTTTAAATTTTTTAGTTAAAAATTCATGTAATACAATTAGTAAAGGTCCCGGTACTATAGCAAAATTTATGTTTGTTTTTATTATACTTTTTATTAAATCTACATCATGCTCAGAATGAGCCATTACTAGTATCTTTTCTTCAGAAATTTGATTTATTTCTATCCATTTTTTTAATTTTTCAATAGTGTAAATTGACGTGCCATCAGAGAAATTTACTAAAAATAATGCATTTAATTTTTTAAATCTTTCGTCATTAAACAACGAATCATTGGCTACTTTATGTTCTTCTAAATAAACAACCTTTTTTAAAGAACTCGAATCTTTAACAAATTTTTTAAAATCGTATATTATTTCTACTTTTTCCATGTCAAAGTGTCGCTGAAACGGAGGAGTTGCCTCCGAAGCTAACACTGTATAGAATAAGTATTCTTTCATTTTCTTGTATTTCCATAATGTATTGTATAATAATTATTGCACGGTGCAATATGTCTCCATGGATCTATCACTGTGCAACCTTCGGGCCACAATATGTTTTCAACCCATTCTTCCCAATACCCGATTAAATAAACATCTGCGATAGGAAAAATAGTATCTCCTGTGTTTGGATCATAATACTGCACTGTACCACCGTGCTTTTCAATATAATGTCCTGTTAACATACTCGACGAGCCTATAGTATAAGAAACTCCCGGTTTATAAGCTTTGCCTACAATGCATACATTGTTTCCAACAGTTAAACAACGTTTAGCTATATTTTCTGCTTGAATCTCTCTTGCTGTCATAATAGAATCAAAAAGATCATAACCTAAATCAAGTTTTTCAGCAAGATATCTAAGAGCAATGTTGTCTCTAGGATGACAAGCACCTCCGTCGCCCATTCCTGCTTTCATATATCCAGGGCCCATAATCCTGCGTGTTGACTTTGTTAATGCATCTGTGACTATATCTACATTGATGTTACCGTTGCGTTCAGCAACATCCTGTATCATATTAACTAACCCTAATTTTGCAGAAATAAAAGTATTATAAAAAATCTTAATACTTTCTGCTTCATCCCATGTTCCTACTTCATATCTAGGATTATTTTCCATTATAGGTTTATAAAATTCAATTAATTCTTGTGCGTCAGTTGTTAGACTGCCATCTTTGGTACCGATAATAACCATTTCAGGATTTATCATATCCCATTTTACAGTACCCATTGCTATTAAATACGGATTATATATAAATCTTGCATTGTTTATTAAATCTATAAAATGCGTTCTAACAGTTCCTGGTAAAACTGTGCTTATTAACACTACTAGTTGAGATTTGTTAACATATCTATTAACTTCTGTTAATACTTCTTTAACTATAGTATAGTCAAAGTCTTTATTAGGTAAATGACTAGTCGGAGTTTCGCCGCCGTATTCAGATTCATGCGGGGTAGGAACAGCAATAAAAATTATATCACGATCTGCAACTGCTTCTTTAATAGTCGATGCCATATTGAAATTTTTAGGAGATCTTGTTTCAATGTCATATCCTATTACATTGTAAAATTCGGCTATTACTTCGGCACAATCTTGTCCGAGCTTGCCACATCCTATCATTGCTACGTTCTTCATTTTTGTTCCTCGTTTATGTTAGTGTTTAAAATACAAAAATACTTGTTTAATCTTCCGTGATCAGTAAGTGGTGCCGGTTGAATTTTTTTGAGACAGTTTTTTATTTCACTAGGTATAAAACTTCTATCGTTAATTATTTTTAGAAAATTTCGATAATTAAATTCTATTTTTGGTTTTAACAAATCATATACTTCTCTGAAGTTAGTTATTTTACTAACTGTTTCTATATTTTTTACATATAAATGAGCACGCTCATCTATATCAGCTACATCATCGAAGGTATAATCTATTATTTCGTCGTACAAAACAAATCCTAACTTTTGTAAATACTTATTAAAATGCATCGACGAAAGTGTTACAAACGGTTTTTCTAAAATAATAGGCGTTATAGTTTTTTCACTAATCATTATTGTTTCATGTGAGCATTCTGTAACAAAATCAAATAAACTTTCGTGGTACTGATGCGGAAGTAAAAACGAGTCAAGTTTTGTATCAAAATCGTCATCAATTTTTTTAACAGTATTATCAAAATATTTAAATTCAAAATTAGAATTTTCTTTTAAAAAGTTATGCCAAGTTACAATTCCTTTATCAAATAAATTATATTTCGAAATGTAATCTATTGTATAGCATCGATGTAAGTGCCCACGATTATTAAAACACACAAACGGATACAAAAAATTCTTATTGTTTTTTAATTCTTTTATATTACGAGGTTTTAATACTGATAAAGTATAATTAAACCAATATGTAGGATAATGTTTTAATTTAAAATTTTTAATGCCAAAACTATTTACTAGATCTGTAAGATATTTGGATTCAGGTGCACCTGTAATCCAAATAACACTAACATTATAGGAATTTACTACGTCAACAAATTCTTTAGTAACCCAAGGGTGCCATTCGTTTTCTCCATAGATCGTAACTAATTCAGGTTTTGTATTTTTAATACTTTGAATTAAATTGTCATAGTTAAAGTTATGCCACAAGTCTGCTTCGAGCTCGTAAACTTTGTGTTTATAGTGATCTATATTAATATTATAAATTTTAAACTTAGAAAAAAACTCTAAAAGTTCTCTGTTATATTCGCTTACTTGAGTTTGTTTTTTAAGATTAATATTAACAAATGTTTTTACAATCTTAGGAACATAGTTGTCTGATTTTGTTATATCCAATGCTAGACTTTTATTGTAATCAATTTTCTCTTTTATTTTATTATATAAGTCATTCAAGTTATTTTTTTGATCAATAACGTTAGTTACATTTACCATTAACTTTTGTATGCGTTTTTCAACATCGGGTTCTGAATCGAACGAATAATCAAAAATTTCGTCATATAGTTTAAATCCTAGATCTTCAAGATTTTTATGATAGTACTGAGACCCAAGAGTTAATGTAGGTAATCCACATAAGATAGGATTAGCAGTTTTTTCAGACAAAAGAAATGTATCAGTAGTAGTTTCTGTTGGAATATGCAAAAAAGATTCCAAAAAAGTTTTATTAAAATGATAACTAGAAAAATGATTTTCAAACCCGTCTCCGGATAGTAATATCTCCCCTGTATAATATTTCCAATTTTCTTTTAACTCGTTATTAGGAATTTGCTGGTACGATACTATGCCTTTATCAAGATAGTTATTTTTTGCTAATTCATCTATCCATTGTGTTCTATGAAGTCGAGTACGACCATTAAACGTTAAAAAAGGATTTACAAAATTAAATTTGTAATTTTCAATATTATTAAAAAGATCATTATTTTTTTCAAGTTCTTTAGCAGTTTTTAAAAACCAAAACGTCGGCCATGTAATAACTTTTTTTATTAAATCCTTATTAATTCCGGTCTTAAGTACATTAGAAAAAAGCCATTTTTTGTCTTTTACACAAACTACAACAGTTATTGTAATTAAATTTTCATTGATATAATCAACTATTTTTTTTGTTAGATTTAATTCATATTCGTGCATATAAAAAAAATTTATATGTTTTAAATTTTTTATTTTTATATAGTTGTATAATTCGTCATCGACAAATTCCCATGCATAAATTGTATTATCGATCATTTACTTTTGTTATCCACGATTTTCCAAAATTTCGCCGTCTAGCAAAAAATATTTGTTCACAAAACTTTTGTAGACTAATATCTTTATCCTCAGGAAAATCAAATTTGTATCTTACTTTATTTTTTAAAATTTCGTTAGATTGTATGTATCCTATAAAGTCAAAGTCAAAATTTAAAATCTTTGGATAGTGTGTTGTTTGAGAATAGTCAATAATATAATTTCTTTGCAATTGTATTAATTGATCCGAGAGTTCTTTATCTAAGTCGAAATTTTCTTTTAAAAATTTATCTATTAAATCAAATACATGTTGACTTTTATTTTCGCTATGAATATTAATTATGGTACTGTGAATCAAATTCCAACCATGTATTTCAATTCCTTGAATAGGAACATGATTTATTAAACCGTAATCTGACCAATTTTTATAATGTTTTCTAATTCTATTAATTTCAGAATTAAGCCAAGGATCTTGTTTTATATAATCAAAAAGCTTTTCATAAAAATCTTCGTACAAAACATTTGAATGCTTATAAAGAAATCTGCTAATATAATTAGTTATACCGTTGATGTGAAAGGTATTCATAAACCAACTAAAAACTTGAGCATCTAGCATTGTTTCTATTGGTAAATCTTTAGTAGAAATTACAACTTCTACTCCTTCTTTTAATTCATTTTCATTATATGTTCCAACAAGATAATCGTAAACAATTCTACCTTTTAAATTGTACTCTTCTCTTTGTACCAGATTCATTTCAGCATTTTCAAGAAGCTGTGCTTGATAGATTGTTATTCCTGTGTGATTTCCTGCTCTATATAGTTTATAAAAGTTGTCTTTCCAAGATTTTAGTGTTTCGCCAGGTAGGCCTAGAATTAATTCTGTGTACAGAGGAATGTTGCTTTCTTCGCAAAGTTCAAAAACTTCTTCAATTTTGTTTGTATCGAGATTTTTTCTTTTTATGATTTCAAGAACATTTTCATCCATAGTTTGTACACTTAGATTTAACCCTATCTTAGCACCGCCATCATAGATTAATTTTTTAACAATATCAACTATTTCTTTTTTTTGATTTTTTGCCCAGCTTATTGTATAAGCTTTTGGATTATTATAGGTTTTTTGAACTTCTATTAATTTGTCGGCTATTAACGAATCTCTGTCTGGAAATATTCCAAAATTGGCATCGGTTATACTAACAAAATCGCATCGATTTTCGCCGATCCATTCGAGCTCCTTGTAAACCCTTTCAAGGTCAAACTTTTTAACTTTGTTGTATGTTAAACTACCCCAGTCACAGAATGTACAAGCATACGGACAGCCTCTATTAGTTTCTAAAGTTGCGTTCCATGTTATCTCAGGATACTTTTTCATTAAGTTGTCAAATATCCCAATTAAATAAGGACTAGGAATTTCGTCTAATTCATTTATTCTTAAACTCGGCCCTGTGTCAATTGTTTTATTATCAACATTAACTAAGAGTCCTGGTATTTTTAATATTTCTTCTTTGCTGCTAGCTTCTAACAACTTCTTAAAAGATATTTCGCCTTCTTGTTTAAAACAAACGTCAATATAAGGATAAATTTCAAAAAAATTAGGATTTTCAATTGACGGTTCAGGCCCGCCGAACAATATCATTATATCAGGATTTATTTTTTTTAGTTCTCTTGCTAAAACATTATTATAGCTTTTATTCCATATATAAGTGCTAAATCCTACTATAGAAGAATCTTTTAACTGTTCAACTGCTTCTTCTATAGGGTCTCTTCTCCAAATAAAGTCACCCAAGTAATAATTATTTTTTATACTTTCAAATTGTTGTGCATATGCCCATACAACCGCAGGACTGTATGGAAGATAATATGCATTAAATTCCTTAGGACCTTGCTGAAAGTTCGGGCTTACAAAACTTACTTTTTTCATCGTTGTTTATATTTTCCTGAAAATATTTCTTCTACAGTATTAAACAATCTTTTGTGAGATTCATATACATAATCATGTTGCATATAATTTAGTTGATTTTGTTTTACCATTTTTAATGATTCTCTAATAAAAGACTCTTTGTGTTTTCTACTTGTATTTACCCACTTGGTCAACGACTCATGTGCTGCATAAAATCTATCAACTGGACTTTGAATATCATCATACGATTGATCTAACCCAGGAAAGTCTGTTTGATAGCCCATACTTCTTAATTCTTTTAAAATATTGTATTGTCCTAGAATTATAAACGGATGACCGGCAACAATCGGTTTAAATGTTTTTTCAGTAATAAACATTCCCGGTTGTTGAAATGCTGTTTCTGTTACAAAACTTAATAAACTATTTTTATAAATAGAATGATTAAAAATTGTTTCGTTGTTAAAGTCTGGATTTTCTACTGTAAAATCTTTGTCAACAATTAACGGTAAGTTTTTTGTTAACGTATTTTTATATTGATCATCATCTATATTTAACACTGTACTCGGAGGTACTTGAGTACTATTAGGATCATTACGATAATTACCGCTTACTAATCCATGTTGTGCAAGATTTTTTGTAATCAAATAATACAAATGATCAATTCTATGATTTCTAGCTGTTCTATTTAAACTATTAAAGTCTTTTGAGTCCGATGACTTTAAAGCATCAAGTATCAATGGTTGCTTTGGAATGCGATCTTGAAAATAGAAAAATCCTGTTAAAAAGTATACATGTGCAACACTTTGTTTCTGTCTATTATTAATACACCATTGCTCGTATTGACTTGAGAACCATGAATTATTGTCTACTAATATCACGCTGTATCTAGGAAGATGTAAATTTTTTATTGCCTCATGAAGTTCAAAAAATCCATCAACTAATCCGTTAATTGTTTCTCTAATTAAAGGAAACCCTTCTGACTGATTGTCAATGACTATAAGAACTTTTCCTTTTCTAGCTGCCTGAATAACGTCTAAAGGTATTTCATATAATACATGTCTAGGAGGACCGTAGCGTTCTTTTCCAGACCAAGTTTCAGCATAACATCTTACACTAACAAGATATATACCCGGATTATCGTATTCATTTGTTTCTGCAATTTCAAAACCTGCTTGCTTAAAAGAATGAAATGCGTTAGTATTGTCAAACGTAAGAGGGTGCGGTCCATCTGATAATTCATGCAAGTTGCTATGATTTAGGTCGTCGACATAGAATCTCATTATTTACTTTTTTCTATTTGTTCAAGTATCCACTTGTAAGTTTTTAACAATCCGTTTTCTAAATTATCCGGAGGAGACCAATTTAGTTGTTCTTTGATTAACTGATTATGACTTGTTCTTCCTGCTACTCCTATAGGACCGTCAACGTTTTTTATTTGTATATTTTTGTTTGTTAGTCTTCCTACTAGCATTGCTAACTCGTTAATGGAAATCATTCTTTCGCTACCTAAGTTTAAAGGAAGACTGTAATCTCCGTCTACAATTTTTTTAATTCCAACAATACATTCATCTATATACAAATAACTACGAGTTTGTGTTCCTGGGCCCCATACTTCGATCTCTCCTGTTTCTGTTTCAGCAACTTTTCTACATATTGCAGCAGGAGACTTTTCTTTGCCACCAGTCCAAGAACTTTCTGGACCAAAGACATTATGAAATCTTGCTATTCGAACACGTATTCCATAGTTTTTAGCAAATGACAAAAACAAACGCTCACTAAACAACTTTTCCCAGCCGTATTCGGAATCAGGATTTGCAGGATATGCACTGTCTTCACTTAAAAGAGGATTGGACGGATCTGCTTGATTATGTTCAGGATACATGCAGGCACTGCTAGAATAAAAAATTCTGTTAACTCCCTTTTCTACCATTTCTCTAAGTATATTAAGATTAATTATAGAACTATTATACATAATATTTGCATCGTTGTCGCCTGTAAATATGTATCCAGCACCACCCATATCGGCTGCAAGTTGATAAATTTCATATAAATCGCTTGTAACTATCTTACTTACATGTTCTTGATTTCTTAAATCAGCTATATGAAATTCGTCGGCAGTTGTTTGAGAAAATTCAGGATATCTTAAATCTACTCCTATTACATAAAAACCTTGACTTTTTAAATCATTGACTAAGTGTACACCGATAAACCCGCCTGCACCGCAGACTAAAACTTTTTTCATATATTTGCACCGTACTTTTCTACAAAGTTATTTAATTCAATAGGTTTTAAATTTGCAAGATTTTTGAAATTATATTCTCTTATTTCTTTCGTTCTTGCATAAAATGTGTGTAATTCCATAGGACTCCATTTTGAAATAGTTCTACAGAGCGAAATTATCTTTTTCATTCTTTTTTTAGGGTCTGATTCATTATCGTAGCCTTCATCCCAGAAATCCGAAAACGTTTGAAATCCTAATTTTCTTAAAGATTCTAAAGTTTTTGCTGGACCAACAATAATAAAAGGTTGTTTAAAAATTATAGGTTTAATAGTTTTTTCAGTCATATGTATGATGTTATTCTCAAAGTTAGTTTCAGAAACTATACTTATATAAGTTTTATCATACCAACTTATTGTGTCCTCAAGTCGATCTTCCATAGGAAATCTTGAAAAGTCGTGAGTATCTAAAACATAGGGCAACGAATCGTACACTTGGTATAACTCGTCAATCTTTAATCTTATATCGTATTCTGCTACTGCCCGTTGTGCGTCGTGAATCCAATGTTCCACTGGAACATCTCTTGAAAAACTCATATGTGTACGTTTTAGCAAATCATGCTCAAAAAACTTTAATAATAAAATGTATCTATGCAATCTGTGACGTCTATTGAAATTTAGAAATAATTTTTCTTTTTTAACATTTGCATCTGTTCTCTTTGAGAATACAGGATCTTTGCATACCACACGTTGCTGCAAGACATATAATCCTGCATATTCACAGTTTATTCTTTCTTCGATACAATATTTATTGCAATATTTTTCATAAATTTCTTGTGAATTTGCACAATTATTTAAGTATATTACTTTATTCAAAGGTATTTGATTTTCTTTAAAATAATCATGTATACTTTTAAAAGTTGCATTATCAACAAAGCTTTCATATTTGTTAGAAAGTAAAATAAAACCATTCCTATTTCTTACAGCATCTAAAACAGTTTGGCTTACAGGAGTTGTTTGAAAAACACCCAAGTGACTGTTTAATGTAATTTCTGTAAAAAACTTTCTAGGAGAAAGTAATATTTCATACATAAATGGAGTGTCTCCAAGACTTTCAACGTCGTACGAAGGAACAAATCTACATTTAACATAATCTTTTATTAACATCGAAATCGGATCTTGCTCATCTGTTACAGAATTGCTGTCCCATCTTAAATACGGCAATCGTTTTATTAAATCATACAGGTCCGGTACCTTGTAGTTATTCAACGGACCTTCTGGTCCTATCCAGTCATATACAAAAACCAGTTCTTTATTCATAGTCATTCCTACAGTCAAGTGCTTTTTTAAAATTTAATAATTTTTGATTTGTTGAAAGTCTTTTTTCTAACATAATTAAATTAATCTGTGTTTGAAAGTCAAAATTTGTCATTACTTCGTCGACATATTCTTCCATTTTTACAATATTTAAATCTAATATTTTTAAAGATACTATTTCTTTAATATACATTAGTGTGTAATTTGTTAATGGGTGATCGTCGTGATAGTGTTGCATTTTTTTATCATTGTCTACATAGTAACAATTTTTTATTGGCATTTTTTTACTACGAAAAAAAACCGTCATTGTTTTACTATCAATAAAATGATTTTTATATAATGAGAGCTTTTTAATTAACGAATTATAAAAATAAGAAAGAGTTGTATCTATAAACAATTTTGAAATTTCGTTAGAATAAACCATACTATCAGGAGACATAAACATAAAATACCATTTACAACCTGTATTTTCTAATAAATTTATTAAATTAACCATATACGTTAGTGTTTTTATTATTGAAGTTTTATCTGAAATTAAAAAATCTAATTTAGCTTTTGTTAACTGTTCAGATGTTAAACTTCCTAAACACACCCAATCTCCATTTTCATTGATGTAATCAGTTCTGTTTGGTTCTGTCCACTGTATTATTACCGTATCAGTATTTTTTACTTTATTACTGAGTAATACGTTGGTTGCTTTGTGAAATATATAAAAATTTCCACATCCTGGATTTCCATAATTTTTTGTCACATTGTAACTTTGTGCCACAATGTCTGGCCACATCGGCCACGAATATTGAGCAAAACTGCATCCAAACGTATATAGGTTACCCTGCATTGGTAGTAGTATCCTTACATAGATTATAAAAATTTTCCATTTCAGGAAATGTTTCTAAAAAGTTTACATTTCTTCTTCTATCGTACTCTTTAAACCAGTTATAAAAGTCTTTTCTACCTTCGACAATTTTATTTTCTTCGTATGCTACCGATGCAAAATAGTTTCTAACACGACGAAATCTTTCATATTCTAAATCAGAGAATTTAGTAGTATCTTTTTCGTCTGTATTGTCTTCTATAAATTTTAATATTTTATCAAAATAAGGAAGAAATTCTTCCTTAGGAAGAATATGCATATCATATTGCAACGGTTCTTTTAAATACGGAGTATCAAACCTAATTCTTCTTCTCGACGGATGATGATATTGTTTACGCCATTCTAGTATTTTTTCTAAAAACAAAGTAAAACTAGTAACACTTAAAATATTAAAGGTACACATGAAAGTAATATCTGCACCAGTAACGTCTAAGTAGTTTTTCATATTTGATTCCCACAAATCGACATCTAATCCGGTTCTCATATACTCAGCACGTTTTCCAAAAGAATCTATACTTGAATAAAGTTTAAACTTTTTTATGGAGTTTGTTTCTAATAGCTCGTTAACACTGGTTGATAACTTTGTTACTAATCTCGGACTTATACCCAAGTTACTATTTAAATTAAGTTCAAGGTGAGGACGGGGATCTTTTTTCAATCTCTCAAATAAATTCCATGTGCTTTTATGCATCAACGGTTCGCCACCTGTAATTCTTAAAATATTTAGAGTTTTTGAAAGCTCAGGCCACCATTCCCACCATGCTTTAATGTAAGGATTGTTATCTTCTTCCATTGGCTTAAACCAGTCAATGTCTAGTGCATGGTTGTTAACACCTTCGACTTTTCCAAACTTTTTAATTTCAGCATGATAAGAACTACTTGCCATTGGGTGGCAATATCCACATTTAAAATTGCATTCATTTGAAAATGCAACTTCAACATATTCAGGATTAACGTTAAAATCCCACGGCTTTGTTAGAATTTCTTCAACTCTCTCAGGCTTATAAATTGATTGGTTTCTAATCATTCTATCTGAGATGTGATCGTTACCAAGAGATTCTACATTCCAACAGTATTTACAGCCTTCAGGTTTTTCACCAATAAGCATCTTTGCACGTTCTTTTTTCTTTGTTAGAGTGTTGTGCAAAGCACTAGGATTATTTTTTATTTCCGACAAAGAAATAGCGTGAGGAGCAGGATGATAACAACTGTGGGTATCACCTGTGTGCAAGTATATTGTTGTATGATGCCATTTAGCTAAACAAAACGTTGGACTTATTTTGTCCATTTCTGTATTTTGTTGCTTGATTAAGTCTGTTTCTGAAGTCATTGTTCTCTATCTATAAATTGTTGATCGAATGTCCTTGCAGGATTTTGATATACTGTTTTAAAAAACTTACTTTGTTCTGCTTCTAGTGGATAAGCCGCAATAGGTAAATCCAACACCGGAATAAGTGCATCAGCTAAGTCCTCGCATTTACGGATAATGTTTTCTTCATTGACATTTTTAGTAACAGTATTGTTCCAGTAATCATTAAGCCAGTCAAAGTCTCTAACATTTACATAATCCCAATCGGATAACATTGTCTTATGTAATCCTTCTCGAGCACCGTAAATAGCCCACATACCGTTTTCTACATCAGCACCTATCATTAACCAAATATAAAGTCTGTGTAAATTTTTCCAATGGTTCTTTTTAAAATCTTCTATCGATGGCTTAATGCCGCGGTCGAGCGACATTTTAACGCCTTCGCGAAAACCTGCACGCCATGCTTGTTGTGGAGTTGCGTTATTAAAAATTTCACTGTAACAGCTATTCATTTGAATGTATTCTACATCCCAACAAAAATCTACTTGTGCGTGAGGGTTGTTTGGGTCTGCATTTTCATGAGTTTTCATGTTAAGAACGTATTCTTTTGGCCAGCATTTAAGGCCGCCGTTTCCGTACATAAGACCATTAATAGTATTTCGAGCAGTCCAACTAATAACGCACTTTTCTAAATCTTTATTTTCATCAAAGTCAAACTCCTTTGTTAAAAACTCCGATTTAATAGTGTTGTCGCCGTCAACGGTGATAAATCTATCCGTTTCAGAGAGTTTAGCACATGCCTTATGTGCTGCATCTGAGCCTTTGACTCCGTGAACACGTTTTGCCCATGGAATTTTTTTGCACAAGTCTGCATAATTTTTTTCTGCATTAGGTTCATCATAACTTAAGTATATAATGTCGTAATCAAGAACTCTAAATTTATTTCCCATTAATAACCTCGTGATAATATGTTTCAAGTCGTTTAATAGTATATACACTTAATAATCCAACAGTGTGTTCTATTTGATTTTCAAATAAAATTTCATAGTCATTGTAAATTAAATCTGTTAAATTAACAATAATGCATCTTTCCAATTGATGCGGATCATTAAATCTAGTAATGCTAAACATTAAGGGTCTGTCTAAAGATACTTTTTTTGTTTTTAAGTTTTCTTTTATAGACTCATCTAGTTTAAAAACCCATTTTTTATTTTCAATGTCTTGTACTATAGTTAAGTCTGGCCTAGAACTACTCTTATATTCTGGTATTTTATGTACCTGTGTATTAATATCAAAGACAACTTCTTCGTTGTTAAATCTATGCTTTAATATATAGTTCTTTTTTATTGTATCAAAGATTACTTGATAAGTGTGAAACTGTTCCTGACCTGTGATTAAATTATAAACTTCGTCAACGTCTACCTCAATATACAATCCTTCGCTGTCGTTAGAATTTCCTACTGAGAGTAAATTTCCCAAATCGTCAAAATAAACAAATTTTTTGTTTGAAACATATAGATTATCTGTGTTCACGCTATATTCCTAAAAACTTTTCGTATATAGATATTATTTCGTCCGAAGCAAAATCTTTTTCTGTATAATGAAATATACCCGATTGCTTGTAATTACCAATTTTTAAGTTTAAATTTTTATCTAAATACACGCCAACTTTGTCTTGCCATCGGTCAGTCTGAATTAATTTCCAATCTTGACACCTAGCTTTCATGTGAACGAAGTACGGATAACTAGTATTCGGACTAGCTATTTTATTTTCGCAATTCAAAATCTTTGTTACAATTGCTGCACTTAAATCAACACTAGGAAATTTTTGAAAATATTTTCCGCCGGCGTATTGTCCATAAAATAATTCCCAATTGTTCATCACTAATTCTAACCACTTGTAAAAGTTATGTGCTTCGTCACTTTTTTCAAAATAGTTAAATGCACTATACAAGTTTGGCAAATTATGATTTATAAAGGCTTTACGATAATAAGGACTGGTAATTTCGTCGCCGCGATAAGTGATAACTTTTTTTGTAAAAAATACATTGTATCCTTTTAAAAAGTCCCACCAATGACTTATGTTTTCTAATACTAATACATCAGAATCAAGAACTATTGTGCGAGAATATGGAGTAGCATGATATATTTTCCATCTATTTTCTATTTTCCAGCTTGATGATTGTGCAGTATCTTCCCAAGGAATATTAACTATGTCATCAAAAACAGACTTTGTTTTAGTATCAATGCTATCGTTAGTAATTAAGCAGATTTTGCTATCTGGATTTGTTGATCGTATGCTTAATGCTGCTAAGTATGCCTGTTTAACATAATTATGCTCACTGTTTTGTGCTAAAATAGTAAAATTAAGACTCATTGTCGATAATCCTATTTAAGTTTATCTTATTCATTATGTGTACATTACTTTGTTTAATCTTAACAGGAAAATAATTAGTCGAACTTTTATTGTTTTCGACTAAAAATAAAAACTCCTCGTCTTTAATTTCAAGAATCAAATCTCTGTCAAGTGTATAATACATAGTGCCTGGTAAACTTTTTACAAAGTTTCCTGATTTATATCCATTCATAACATGTACAGCTATACTAAATGCATAGTCATTCCTAAACGTAGCATAAGGCAACTGATAAATGTTTTTGTAATGATACCAATTTTCTTGTATGTGCTGAATTAAATTAAAAAATATTTTATTTTTTTCTGTTTTTCTAAAAAAAACTACAGTTGCCCAATAAAAGTTAGGGCCTGTTTCACTAATTTTAGAAAATTCACTAACATCTCTCCATCCTGACAATTCAACTGCGTCTTTGTACATCATTAAATCGTGAGGTTGATTGAAACAGTTTAGTAAGTCTGCGTTAGAAATTATAAAATCTGTATCAAGTAAAATAGTTTCGTCGTACGGAGACAGATCATATGCACGACTTCTAGAATCATTTTTATACTCTAAATTTTTTCTTACATAAATCCCGTCATTGTATTTTTTATATTGAATCGTTTTTTCGTTTTTTATTTCGATAACTTGATCAAAGATTGTTTTGTAATTGCTAAACGATTTTTTTAAATACGCTGCATTGTCTGTAATAATGCTAACAGGTAAATTTAAATATTTTTTAATACGATTTGCAGCATAAACCGCTTGTTTTGTATAATCTACTTCGCTATTATTTCTTGCTATTAATAATGCTCCGCTAGTCATAAATCAATAATACCTTCAATACTTCTATTGCTTCGTAACTTATTGTATGCAACTAGATAAGTATTGGCAGCTTTCCAGTAAACATTAACAATATCGCTTGTAAACTTTTCAAGATCTTCGACCTCGATAGGAATGTCGTTGTCATCTATCAAAATAGTGTTGTTTTGATTCAATTGTTTCAAACTTTGACAAAAGCTTAACAATTGTTGAGTTACTGTAAACCTACCGCCACTAAAATAAAATATAATATTGTCTTGATACTGTTCTTTTAAAATTCTTTTTTGATTTTCAAGAGTAATCATGTAATTACTAAAATCAAGTGCTTTTTCTAAACGTTCATCCATAGAAAACTCCTATTGTATCTTTTAATGATACAATATTTTTTTAAAAAAGTCAATGTAAATTTATGCTGGTGGGCTAGCATTATCCGCTGTCATAGCAACTGCTGTTGCAATTGTCGGTGCAGCTATGCTAACTGCTGTATATGTGACAGTATTGTATACAAAAGAACTATCGGGTTGAAATGTATTAACGCTACTAGTAACCGTACCGTTGACTGATTCGTCTACCGATACTCCAGTGTTGTCGTCGTTTAACGAGATTCTAAAGCGTAACACTGTGCTACTAACTGTTCTGCCTTCTATAATATAATCGTTACTTGCATATAACCCAGAACCGGCTTTAATAAATAGTTGACGGTATGAAGATGTTAAGCTATCGTATCCACTTCCGCCCGAGCCAGACGGAGTTGGTGTACCCGAACTTGCTGTTAATGCATATTTTCCAAATCTTACTGTTCCCATAGCTGACAACAAAGATGCCCAATCAGTAGACTTCGAACCCGAACCTCCGGTAAGTGTACTAGAAAATCTTATTTCTCCGCCAGCATTAAAAAAACAGTTCATTACGGTTGAACTTGAAAAAGTTACAGTAATTACATGATAGATTGACTTAGCAACATCTGCTGACCCACCCCACGAAGTGCTTCTTGCACTACTTGTAGCAGTTCCAAGTGTAAAATTTCCTATCGGAAATGCTGTTGTGCTCGGATTAAAATTTGAAATATTAGTAATTAACGTCGAATAATCATTTACACCTTGTTTTGTTCCATCTGCCGGAGTTGCTTTTGCCCCAGTTGATTGGTTAAACGTTTGCGATGTGTCTGCTCCAATAGTTTGTCCAGAAGGAGGTACAGCTATAGCTGTACTAATTGCTCCTTGTTGATGCACATATGCACCTTGTGCATCTAAAAATAAGTTAAGCATTTGTTGTGATGTAACAGAATTAACCGATGCGGTAACTGCCGATGATCGCATAGTTTGTCCATACAATGTAGAATAAACAGATGCTAGAGATGTTCTCACATTGTTATATTGTGCGGCAGTAATAGAATCACCTACTAACGGCATTAAACTCTCCTAATAGCATTATTTATTAAAATAAATTGCTATTTAAATTAGCTTGACAAATTGATAGTTGTTTGATATGTAGGTGTTGGAACACTAACATAATTACCTGTAGGTCGTAATTGAGTAATTGTACTAGTAATTGTTCCTACTACTTGTTCGTCAAGACCGCCTACATTTGCATCGTCAAAAATAACTAAAAATGTTATAACATTTGCGTTTTGAGCACCTTTGGCTCGAATTCTTATATAGTTTTGAGAATATAAACCAGAACCATATTTTTCAAATACTGTTTGATATGTTGACGTTAAGTCAAAGTTTCCTAAATTGAAAGATGTACCAGATCCTGTTGCTATTGCAGTGGTGTAGTTAAATTTTACTGTGCCCATGTTTGATAGCATAGTAACCCAGTCATTAAACTTAACACCCGACCCTCCGGTTGCCGAAGCTGCAAATCTTATTTCGCCGCCACCATTAAAAAAGTGTCTTCTATGATCAACTCCAGTAGATAACACATTGTTTCCAGAAGTGTTAGTTGTTTGATAACCGCCTGGAAATGTAACTGTAAACTCATGCATGATTGGGCCCGAGGTTCCCCAAGGAGACGATCTTACACTGCTTGCTTTCGATTCTGCTGTTACTCTACTAGGATGTACTGAATTTTTTGCAGCATATACAGTATCAACTTCTGATTCGTATGCGGCATACACTGCTTCAGTTATTTGATCTGTTGCTGCAACTGTTGGCACTGTGGTAGATATGTTTGTTTGATGAACTTTTGCTATATTGATGTCGGATTTTAAATTATTAATATGTTGAGCTTCAACTATGTCAACAGGCGGCGTGTTTCTTACTTGTCGACTCGACAAGGCTTGTCCGTAACCAAACTCCCCCGAACCATTACCTAAAATGGTTCGTATTTTTGCTTGCATACTGTTATAGCGACTTGCCTCAATGTTACGTGCCATTAAATACCTCTTAAACTTATAGTTTTATTTATACCTTTAAAACGCATTCAACTAGCTTTTCTTCATTCGATTCATTAGTCTCTAGTGCAACACCAACTAATCCGTTAGTTGCTAATGTTGAGCAAACTCCGTCTTGCCATGCATATACTGCTTGTCCTTTTTTTACAGGACCAGTTATTCTAACCGGAACTCTTCCTTTAAGAGCAATAGCTTGCCCGTCGATATGAGAATTCATTAAATACGCCGGTTTTTCTGATATGACACCTATACAAACATTACTTGAGTTTGCAGGGCATGTTTCATGCTCACCGTTATAAGAAACTGCCATTGCAGTTCCAACTGGATGTGAAAATTCAACTGTATACTTTTCAGCTAAGTCGGCATATTGTGCAACTGTGGCTGTTCCTACAAAGAAAGTTGCCTTTAATGCACCAGCTGTGATAGTTTGGCCGCCAATTGTTTCATTTGCTGCTGTTCTAGATGCAACAGTATCTGCTGTTGCAGATACAGATGCAGTTTTGTAAGATGAACCTACCTTTAATGTATCAGCTTGTGTTGCAATTCCATTAAAAGTAGTTGCATATACAGTTTGCCACTTTTCGGAAGACTTTCCTAAGTCAAAAGTATTTGTTGCACCTGGATGTATACCTGTACTGTCAATATAGGATATTAAGCTATTGCTTGCATTTTTAATTCTTAATAAATTTCTAACTAACTTTATAACCGGAGTTTGTAAGTCAGTATCTATATTAATAATTAAATCGTTATCACTTCCGAGTGTGATACCGCTGTCATCAAAACTTACTACGCTAGCAAACGATGTGTTGTCAGTAGTTAGGTAATCCGATGCTGCTCTTCCGTTTAGTTTTACAGCATTTGATGCTGTTCCCCAAAATCTATAATTTGATGATGTGACCCCTGCGGTGCTTGCTCTTGTGTCTATTAATGTAACACCTTGCTTAATTACATCAAAGCCTGTTATAGCAGTGCCAGTTGAGTTGGTAAAGTCGGCATCTTTACTAATAACAAAAACAACTGTATCGTTAATGGTGCCCGTAATTACGTTGTGTGATGCGGCTCCAGTGTCTGTTAGCGTTATACTTTTCATTTGTGTTTCGCCAACACCCGGTGCTGTTTGTGGTCCAACTAATATCCATTCATTTAATGAATTTTTTACATATAGTTGTTCTGTTGAATTATTCCACCAAAACTCGCCCTCAACAAATCCAGATGGTTGTGTCGCACTTATTTCTGTACCACCTGTAGTTTTCCATTTTGTTCCATCGTAGACTTTTAATTTACTTACGGAGGTGTCAAACCAGATCATTCCAGAAACTGGTTTTGGTGGAGCAGATGATCCTGCAAAATTTTCTAATAAAAACATAAAGTTTTCATTTTGAGCTTCACCGTACCCAGCATAGTTTTTGCCGATGAATTTTAATTCAGTTGATGTATTTACTGTACCATCGTCAACTGTTGTTTGTACTGTACCGTTATATTTGTTAATAATGTATGCCATTATGGAAGAACCCCTAGTGCTTTATGTTATTTATCGCATTATGGATAAACTGAAGTTGACACATAAGTCCATTGATAGGCCCCGTCAACTTGAAATACTTTTAATGATCTAGCTACAGTCAATGACACAGATTCAACTGTGTCCGAAAAACCGACATCTTGTAAAACAGATTGATTTTCAACACCGTTTTTATCAACTGCAACAAATGTTTTATTAATTCCATCGGCCCCATTGTATGAGATTGTTCCAGAATATGCAGTGCAATGAACGTATGCATAAACTCCAACATTTTTAGTAATACCTGGTACTAAATCTTCTATAAATGATGCTAATTGAGTATTGTTTACTCCTGTAATGTCAAATGTTAAGTATACATTTTGATCTTGGAATTTTTCATCTACGTATGTTTTATTTGCTATAGAACTTCCTGGATCGCTTACATCTGGTGTTGCTACCCCTGTTATTTTAACGTCTGCTAACAACGGATCACTAAAAACTACTGTGCCATCGCTAACAATGTATAATGGATACCCTGTAGTAGTGATTGTTGCACCGTTTAAGTTTATATAATCAACATTTAAATTAGTTAAAACTCCTATAGATGTTAGACCTGGGGCCGAAGTAACCGAAGAACCTAGTGCAGTAGCAGACAACACTAAAGAATTATTAATTTTGTATTGATATCCAGTAGGTATGTTAAAGTGACTAGTTGCATTCCAATTATTATTTGCATTGTCCCATGTTAACGATTTATCGCTAACTCCAGATTTTACAACTATACCAGCACCATCGAGTTCTATTTCTGAAAAAGTTGTGCCACCCGAAGTTATACCAAGTTCTATTGTTTTATCTTCAACTCGTATGTTAGTAACATCAAAATATGATGCTGAGCCGCCTACAATTAAGTCTCCGGTAATTCTCATACTGCCTGTTAAATCTAAAGAGTATTGCGGAGTTGATTGCCATATACCTATTCTTGAGTTTAAGTTGTCTATCTTAATTGCATCAACATTTGACGAGCCTTGGCGCACTTGTATTTTAAAATCAGATCCAGAGATTTGAGATCTCTGTACAACAGTGTTGCTTTCTACTTTAACAGTAAAATCCGAATCGTCTCCAACAACTAGTCCTGTATCATTTTTTACATGTAGCCAGCCAGTAGTAGTATTGTTAGATGCAATTTTTAAAAAACTGTTTGGAGTATATAAGTTTCCTAAGCTGTCTATTAATTGTGTTGTTGAGCTAGCAGGACCGTTAAATTTAAAGTCTGTGTGCTCAGAACTCATATTCCAACCAGCTAGAATGCTTGTTCCAAAGTTAGTAATAGATGTTGCTGCTGTAAAACTTTCGCTACTAACAATAGCGACAGTAGTATTTCCGATTAAAAATCTTGCTACAACTCTAGGTTGTCCTGTATTATCTGTAATAGTTGTTATACTAAATCCCGATTCTCCTTGCGAATCAGTGTATATAGGACCGGCTAGTATTAAATTGCTTCCATCACTAAAGTAAATCTGTTTATTATTAGTGTCTACCCATATGTCTCCTGCTAACATTGTTGGTTGAGTTGCAGAAACAATTGTTGCATCAGTTGATCTAAAAATAGATCCATCAAATATTTTTAATCTGTTTTCAGATGTATCATACCATAGCTGACCTCTAATAGGATTAGCAGGTGGAGAGGAATTAGAAAAGTTTTCCAATAACTTTATAAAGTTTTCATTAAAATATTCGCCGTATCCTGTATAATTGCGACCTACTAGTACCAAGTCAGTTGTATCGGTATCTATTCGTCCATCGACCAAGTCAACTAAGAGTGTACCGTCGGCTGTATTAATTTTATAACTCATTAAAAGACTCCGTGATAAATGATGTATGTTACAGTAGCAAACGGTGGAACTGTGGTGAATTCGATTTGCGATGTATAATTATAGATACCTTCAGTCCTTGTAAGTCCAGATCCTGGGTCGCCGCCAACTATCGATACACTTGATGATCCACCGTCAGCAACTCCAGTTACGTTGGTAGTTGCATAGAATTGTGTACCATCATCGCCCATTAAGCTATGTTTGTGTTCCGGTAATTGATTTTCAATGATAAAATCACTTTCTGATCCACCATATTGTCCTACCGATTCAGACGCTATATCTTGTAATACTCTGTTTCCGCTTACTGCATCAGCTTTATGACCTAGTAGGAATCTTCCTCTAAGATCCGGTATTTTAAAAAATGCAGTTGAGGAACCTGCTCCAAAGTTTGTTCCTATTGCTGTAAATAATGCGGCATAAGAAACTTTTGATTTTTCTGTTCCGTCACAAATAAACCAACCCGGAGGTGCAGTGGTACCTGCATATGACATAATTGAGCCAACAGGTATAACCGGACCTACAGCAGTATTAGGAATTTTACTAGTCAATGTTTCTTGACTTACTCTTTTTAAACCTATATCAGCACCGGCTAATCTTCTAATAACAATTTGATCTGTTGAATCAATTGTTGATATAAGTGTTTTTGAAGTAAAATAGCTATCGCTAAGTGTAGTTGTAAAAGTTTTTGTTGTGCCGCCAGTCTGGCCGTCAAAAACAAAGCTCGGAGCCGTTATGTCTCCTGTCATTACAAACGTAGTAGGACTATTTAATCTTCCTGTAGTTGTTGAGGATCCTGTAACGTTTCCAGTTAAACTTCCGACAAATGTTCCATAAAAGTTTGTAGCATAAACATTGTTAAATCTTGACAACGATGAGCCTATGTTCTTGCCTGTTGTTTCTGGCAATATATTACCATTAACAGTTAAAGAACCTTCTAAATCTATGTTACCACCAACATTTAAATTTTTAGCTATGCCTGCACCACCAGGTACAATTAAAGCACCATTTGAAATCGTTGTGCTTTCTGTAGTACCTCCTAATGTTAGTGTACCAGATGCAACTATATTTCCAACAACATCAAGTGCTTCTGTTGGAATTTTAGTTGGACTACCTATTGCAACTTTAGTATCATTATATACTCTAATTGCAGTTGTCGAAACACCTGCATTATTAACTTTAAAGTCAATACTTCCGTCACTTGCTTTATGTGAAATTTCACCTACGCTACCACTAACAGAAAACACAAGAGTTTGTGTTTCACCGATGTCAAGGCCGCCGTTATTTCTTATTCTCAGTGTTCTAGATAAAATATTTTCTGTACTTTTTCTAACAAAGTCTGTTCCTGGAACATTTGTATTAGAAATAACTAAATTTTCTGCTTTTTCAGCAAGACCATAATACTTTGCAGCTTGGCCGCCGATGTTGCCACTTATGTTAATTCCTGGATATATTGTGCTATATCCTTGAATTACAGCTTTAGGAATAAATTCTACTGAACTTATTATCGACACCGGAATGTCGCTAACATAATTTATAATAACCGGTATTTCTTGATTTGTAGTCGAAGTAACGGTAACAAATTTTGATCCAGTGCTAGCACCTTCGCTATAATCCGGGCCTACTAAAATCCAACCAGAACCGCTATACAAGTATACTTGCTGATTTGCTGTATCTACCCACAGGTCACCTATTGTACTTGTTGAAGCTTCGGGTTCTGTAGTAGCTTTTTTTAAGCCGCCGGCACTAACCCATTGTGTACCATCGTAAACTTTGAGTTGGTCAATACCGTCAGTTGTATCGTACCAAAGTTGTCCTTCGACCGGATTTTCAGGCGATGTAGTATTAGCAAAATTTTCTAACAAATGTAAAAAGTTTTCTAAAACAATATTTCCAAAATCTGAAAGATTTCTTCCAGGTAGTTGAAGAGAAGTGTCTGTGTTAACAGTATTATCTTCAACTGTTATAGAACCTTTGTTAACACTGTCAGTAAAGTTTACTTCATATGCCATTATTAAACCTCGTTAAACCCGCTTAGGCTTTGTACTCTTACAGTATAATCAATCTGGATTAGTCTGTTTAAACTCTTTTGGACAGGGTGAAAAATTACGTGAGTAATTAATCTTCCTGTACCCGATGAACTGTAGCTCTTAAGTCCTAGTTCATCAAAAACAAATAATTGGTCAGTATTTGCTGCTGTATCAAATGCATCCTGACCGTCTGGTTCGCCGTAATCTAACAAACAACTAACTAGTATATCGGTATAGTTTGTGCCCGATACGTGTCTTATTTCGGTCTTGTTTCTAGTAGGATCTGTATTGTTTACACTTCTATCATCAACTACTTTGTTATATGTTTGGTTATACAAACTAGCATTTGTACCAGTTGTATTAGGAGTCAAGTATGTGATTATACCAGTTGGATCTACACTTGTGCCGCCGTTTCCGAACGCCATTTCGTATATAAATCCCTGTCCAGCATTTGACAAACTTTCGGCCAATGCTAAACTCATGTTTTCGTAATGTATAGCATTACGCTTGTTAATAAATATTTCTCCTGTTTTTGGATCAAATATTTTGATGTGTCCTTCGACGTGTATTCCATTAAGATCGTTTAAATTTGTCATATGTTTCACCTATACTATATTTATTTAGGTAAGAGTATTGTTGCTTCACGCAAGAATCTGCTTATATTATTATTAGAAGTTGTTAATGATTTGCCACTTTCATTCCATACTTTACCAGTTGATCTTGCAATTACTACCTTAACTCCTGCTGGCGGTGCTATTGCCAACACCAGGTTATTATCTTCTATAGAAAATTCTGGCGGAATTGTAACATCACCTTCGGGACTATCCTGTGCTATTGTTTGATCAAACAACTGTATTGAATTTTTTCTTAGGCGTCGGCCAGCAACAAAAACTTCAATTTCGTCAACGCTTTCAGGAATCATATAATCTCTGAAAGCAAATGTTGTAGCTGTAGAACTACCATCTGCTATTTCAGTTTGTGTAAGAACAACATCTGAATAGTTAATAGTTTCTTCAGGGCCTTGTCCATAAGCAACTGTGCCAACATTATAAAGATTTTTTACACCTGTACCAAGTGTACCTCTTCTTAATTGTTGTAACTTATTTCCAACTACTTCAAAATATTCAATTCTTTCACCGTCAATAAAAACTACTCCCGGTATATTTTTTGATTTGTTTGGCTGGAATATACCACTTGTGCTTTCAAGTACAATTCTTAAGTCATAATAATTTAAAGGTTCTGCTAGTACATAAGAATTACTTTGATTTAGCCTCTTATAATGTGTTCTGTTTAGCATATCTTTAAAAATTCTAAAACCGTACTTTGGTGAAACAGGTGAATTTCCAAATTCAATAACATCTATTTTGTCATTATTAAATGGTAACGACGATAATTGTATTGCATCCATTGTAGGAACTAAAACATAATCTATGTTTGGTGTTAACAACTCGCCATTAAGTGCTACCCAAACGTAGTTTGCACTCGATGTAGTGCCGTTTAATTTAATATATCCACTCGATGTAAGATTTCTTGTTATCCAATTTTCTGTGGTTTCGTCAACATATGTATCTCTAAGTACTTTATATAAAGTTCTCTTAAAGTTGTTAATGTCGTGGTTACTAAATTGATATATTTCAATATCTGTACCAGAGCTCGGAGGAGTAGCAAAAGTTAAACTGTCACTTAATTCGTAAGTTACATCTAAAATTGTTAACAAAGTTTCGCTTAATTCAAACTCTGGAGAAATTGTAAATGAATTTCTAATATCATTTCTAAAAGATCTTACAACAATTTCGTCCTCAGAGACTGTTTTAACATACGCAGTATAAGATGAACTGTCGTTAGTAGATACCAAAGTAATTTCAGAGTCTGCAACAATCATGCTGTCCACTGCACTTGAAAACTTTATTCTTGAATCTATAAAATAGTAATCTGCATCAGTTATAATATAAACTTCAAGTGTACTTCCTGAAATTCCAATATCTTCTTGCAACAATCTTACAATGCCGACTGTTGAATCAAATGTAAATTCTTCTTTTGTTAATTGTATGCCGTTAACAAAAACTAATACGTTTGCTTCATCTATAGTTGTTGTGTCGCTGTATTGCCAAGAATCGATTGCATATTCTCTCTCATCTGTTGTAATAAACGACTTACTGTAACCAGGACTTAAAATCTGGTTGTTAGATTTAACAATAAGATTGTATGCTAACGGTTGCTTGTTAAACGGAACAGGATTATCTGTACCATCAAAGTCATGATAATCTGTGCTGCCATCTGCTTCGAAAGTTCTGTCAATAATTATTTGACTATAAGTTTTTAATGGTGTATCGTATATCGAATATTGAATTAGATCTCCATTTGCAATTGCCGACGACTCGAAAACAATCTTAAGTCTGTTTGGATATTGCTCAGTATCTTGTGTTCTAATTTGATTGTAATCTCTGCCTTTTTCTTTAACTATTCCGTTAACAGTTACAAATGTTGACAGTGTTTCACTCCAAACTGCCGAAGTTACATAACTAGTTGTACTTCCGTCTGATATAGTATATTCAGTGTCTATTAGATTAGCACCGTTAACGCCAATAGTTAAGATTGACAATAATGATCCGGTTGGTATAGTACTATCAGAAAACGAAATTGTTTGATCTTCGTAATCAACTGTAAACATATCTGGTTTTAAGATTTGGTTATCAACTTTAACAATTATTCCGTCAGCTGTTTGAGGAATATTAGGAAGATCAAACACAGATCTTGTACCATCTATTTTATAGTTTGCAACAGTAACAATTCCAACACCATCTGCAGATCTATGATATACTTTTAAGTCAAGTGTGTCTAGAACTTGTCCAGGTACTAACTCTTCTGGTCCTCTCGATGATGCAGTAACGAAGCCGTCACCGTCTATAGTTATATCAGCACTTGACAAACCTGTTGCTGTAGTATATGCAAAGTTACCTCCTGAGATAGAAGTATCGTAGCTTGTATCTGTTGGTGCAAAGCTTCCGTCACTTGTGCTTTTTCTTATTATAACTATGTCATTAGCAACTGTTTCGATTAGCTCTTCATCGATAGTAACAGTATCTGTTACACCATCTCCAATAATAGTAGCCATTTTTGCATTTAGATTACTTAACGGTGTACTAGTGCCGTAATTCTCGTCATCAAGTCTAATATTATTTAGATAAAAGTTGTATTCAACATTTAATTCTAGTGGCTTACTTAATGTAAGTATTGAAGTACTTCCATCTAATATAAAAATTTCATCTTCGTATGTATTGTCAAAAGTATCCCAGGGCATGGATCCGTATCCACCGACACCAAATCCTTGCTCAGTACCAAAATCGACACTGTTAACATTTACACCTTCGAATGTAACGCCATCCATTAGTTGAGACAAATCTTTGCCAGCCATGCCTGTGGTTGGATTATAGAAAAAGTTTATTCTATCAGCAGCATGTAATAAAGATATGTCTTTTTTATAAGTAATCGATATTTGTGATCCCAATGCTGGTGCATCAACAAATTTTATGTATCCAAGATGACGGTCAAATCCTTTTGATTTGTCAATGTCATTTCCGATTACAAATTTGCTACTTAATTGCTGAATTCCATTTATTGTAACAACGTAGCTATCTGTTCTAACATTCATTGGCCATTTTAGTACAAATTTTTCTTTTGCTGCTGTTCCTACAAATGATTCTGTTTCTTCTAATTCAGTAAACAGATAAGAACTGCTAATTCTGTCAAATCTTAAAACAACGTGTGCTGATCTAACAACTCCGTTTCCTAAAATAGCAACAGCAACCGCTGGTTCTCCGCCTTCATCTTGTGTTCCGTTAATAGATATCAATGGTGCTTTATAATATTTTCCACCTTTATTTACTATTTCAATTTTTGACACACGGCCTCTACTTAAGTAAGCTTTTGCTGTAGTTCCGTTCTCGCCTTCAACTACAACAACCGGTGTTTCTTTGTATTTTGATCCACCGTTAGCTACTTCTATAGATACAATATCGTAACCGTTGTTTTCTGTCCAACTTCTGTAAGGGTATTGTAAGTATTTGTCAATAACATCTTGAATTTGATTGTTTTCATACTTAGCATAACTAGTTTCTATTTCTTTTGTTATTTCGTTATAGCTAGGAGGTAAGTCAAAATCTGTAACCAGTGATTCAGTAGGTTCGATAGAAGAATACGCACTTATATATTCTCTTACTTTTGTACTGTATGGCTTTACTTCGTTAACATAATCTTGATAATTTTCGAGATTATCGTTTTGGAAGTTAACAGGTTGATGCAAGTTGCCAACATTGTGTTTTACTCTTACAAAGCTAGTTTTAAAGGCCCAGTCAAGTCCATGCTGCTCGTGTATTGCATATCTTAAACTTGCAAAGAATAGATTTATGTATTCAACTGCTAAATCGCCTATAAATATTTCATTTTTTAACGCTGATAAAATATTTCTCAATTCGTTTACAGGTTCTTTATCATAGAATGTTAAGTCAAATACGTTTGCATCATATCCGCTGTTGATAGATGCATAATCGTATAGCCTTGTAGAAAGCTGTATAGTACCATTTTGTCTACCCACAGTTTTATAATTTACTGTATAATCTTCAGTTGTCGAATCTGCAATTTTTTCTAACAATAGCCAACCGCCAGAACCGATGTTATTAATTTTTATAACTTCTCCGATTTCGTCGTCGAGTCCAAATAATTCATAACTTTGATCTACAACATGATCGATTTGTGTTAGGCTTGTATAGTCCGATAGATACCAGTCAGCATAGTCCCAATATCTAGTAGTGTCGTAGTTCTGATTGTCTTTTCTATTCCAAGTTTGTGTTGCTTTGTTCCATTCATAAATTGCCCAACGGCCGCCTATTTCGGCATCAGCCTTAACTAAAACACTGTACTTTCTAACATTCAATTTTACATTGTCAGTATAGTTTTTACCAGAAGATCTAATATATGTACTAGTAATTTGTCCAAGATTGTTTATTGTTGTTTTAACAATTGCATTAGTGCCATTGCTGTCAACTATTTCAACATTCGGTGCAACACGATAACCTCTACCTGGATTGTCAATGTTTATAGAAATAATTTTTCCATTTTCAATCACCGGTGTTAATTGAGCTTGTTCTGTTTTTGATACTCCTACAAAACGAAGATCGTCTACTGTGTCAACTATGCTGTCATATCGACCTGTAGTTATTGCTGGTTCCTCATCTTTTAAGAATAATGTAGAAATATCATAGTTGTCAACTATTTGTCTAGTAATTAAAACACTGTTTGTTCTTTCAACAAGTTGTTTGACTGCTTCTAATCTATTTACAAACATTCCTTGACGTGGAGCATTTAAAATTCCATATTTCTGTCTAACAGTTAATGACGAATCTGGAACATTTTTTGAATTTTGATCATAACCAACTAAACTGTCAACCCATTTGTTTTCAATTTCAGAATTTAATATAACATTGTTATATCCTTCAGTTATAAGCTGATATTCTGAATGTATATTTGAATTTAATGTTTCATCTTTGGCTATAGTAAAGTGGATCGCAGTATTTTTGTCTTCTATAAAAGTTTTTACATTATACAATGCAAAACTATTATCGCTTAACAACACTGCAAAACGATATCCTTGCCCAGCCGGATCTGCTATTAGATTTTCTATTGCAGATGCAGATAGTTGACGTTTACTATTTTCTGGAACATTCTTTTTACTCTTAACCCAGAAATAGAATCTATCTACAAACGATCCTGACACAGGATCATAAACTTTTTTAGAACTGTAAATAGTATCGTCGTATAAAGGCTGACCACTTATGCCTTCGGCAAATCCAGAAGGAGTATCTGCTAATGCAGCCCATCTTGATGGAATTACTGTTGATTCTACCCATTCATAAACATCGATTGATGCACCTGGTAACAGCTTATTCCAATTCGAAATTCTGTATTGATCGTCTCCTTGATAAGGATTAAACCAACTAGCAGTTTCTAATTTCCACCAAAGTTTTCCAACTTGGCTTTCTGTCCAACTGTTAACTGTATCAACAACAACACCGTCTTGTTGATTTACATTAAATGAATAGATAGCAGGATCGTAGAAGGTCTTCCATGTAATTTCTTGTTCAGCAGGACCTGGTATTTTTCCTTGACGAGGATCAATTACATCAAGATTTACTAATAAATCATTGGTATTAATCGAATACAAGAAGCATCTTTGTATTTTTTCATTATTCGGTTTGCCTTCTTGTATTGTTACTTCCGTCCAGCTATTTGAATTCTTTGTAGAACGCAAGTCTGCAAATAATCCTAGAGATGAGTCTTCAGAAGACTCATAGTTATAAATTAAAGCAGAATCTTCAGTGTTAGCAGGATTTAGTTTAGGAAAACCTATATATAGATGATTATCTATTAATTTGAAGTTACTAATGTCGTTATACTTTGTATTTCGATTGTATGCAACATCCTCGCCATATATATAAGAATCTCCAAGTTTTTGGAATAACGCAATTCTGCCAGTATCTTTCAACACATTGACAAAGTTTGTGTAACCGTTATCAAATGTTGTGTATTCTTTTCTTTCATCAGAAGTCGGGTCGTTTACATACTTCGAATACTTAATGCTTCCGGTTTCTGTTTTTCCAACCATAATACCATAAAGATTTTCAGTGTATCTGTCAAATGTTGTAACAACTCTTTTGTCTGTATTTTTTCCAGAAATAGCTAATTTATTTCCATAAAAATCTAAACCAGTACCAAACGACTCGTTCTTTTCTTCAAACGGGCTTCTTAATGTTTGTAATAATTCATAAGTTGATACATTGTCTGTTGTTACTTGTTTATAAATGTATACGCATCCGCCGTCTATTTCAATATCATCGTTTCTCGGTGCACCGATACCAATTCTGTCTCCTGTGTCATTTATAGAAACTTTAAATCCAAAACTTTCTGACATGTCAGACGTATCGATATGTTGAGAAAACTTCCATCTACTTAAATTATTTCTATATATCGATACTCTTTCTGATCTTATCCCCGATCCAAGATTTACTGAGCTGGAAAGAATAATGATGTCGCCAAGTGTATTAACATCAAAGTTCTTTCCTATGTTGATTGCATCGTTATACAACGAGCTATCGCCTTCGTTGTCAATGATGTTGTTTATTCTTGGTATGTATCCTGTATATTCTACAGTTTCGTCATCAAGTAAGATCCACAATGATGACGCTTCTGGAATTGCAGAGCCTGGAGTTATATTTGTATCAGCACGGTATACCTGTCCATTGTAGAATACTATTTCATTTAAGTTATAACTAGCAAAGTCGCTGTATACTCCTCTATACATTTTATCTTTGCTGTATTCCCATGTATTATCCGAGTTATCAATAAAATAAATTCTTCCACGTGATAATGATTCTGTACCAGGTGCTCCAACAAATAACTTTACATCTCCAGTTGCTGTTGTTCTAAGCTCAACTTTATATCCAAATCTTTCGTTGTTTTTCGGATCTGGACTTGCTATACAATGTACTAAATTATAATATCCAGTAGTTTGTCTTTCATAAAGATATACAACACCTTGATTTGTAAGTCCTGATTCTGTACCGTCGTCAGTGGTTTCTATTATATAGACTGGTTCCCAGTCTTGATCGGTTGTGCTTATAGTACTGCTTTCATCCCAAGGTGCAAAGGAAGAAATAGCTCTCCATAGCATTCCGTTATCGTTTACAATATCTCCCATTTGATAAACTGTTCCAGGTGTTAAATCACCTTTAAATTTAGTTTTAATATTGCTTGCATATGGTGCACCTATTGCAAGATACTTACCATTACTGCTTAATGCAACATCGTATCCAAATGCAGAATATCCACTAACAGTGTCATCTTGTACAAGAGACTGTATTTCTCGTTTATCAATTGACTCTGTAGATCTTGCATAAATTCTTACTATACCTCTTTCGAAGTCGTCAGATACAGAACCGATTGCTAGTATAGTGTTAGCTATATTTGAATCAAAGCTAGTAGCAAATCCGTCGCCGTCTAGTGTAGGATTAATAATTTCTTCTTGAAGAGAAAAAATGTTTTCGTTTGTATAAACACCCCAGGCATTATCACCTTTGTTATCTATCCAAACAGTATCATTAAATTCTTGCTTAAGAGATTTTATGCTCGAATTCAATGTAGTCGAATCAGCAAATCTTCTAGTAACAAATTTAGCTACTCCTACTTCATTGCTGTCAGGTAAGCCGACTGAAGAGTTGTTACCCTCTGTTGTTATACTGTTTAAGTTTCCTGCATTTATTACTTGAACTTTGTTTAATGAAACTGCCCAAATTTTATAAAATTTAGTAATACTATCATTGGTAGACAGTAAGCCTATGATTTCACCTTTTTGATATTGAGTTTCAATGTAATTTTCAAATACAACAGTGAATCCTTCGATTACGTTTCCGTTTTCGTCAATAACTTCATCGCTGATAAAAGCACTGTCAAAACTTAAAATCTTGTCACCAGTTTTAACTAATCTTAATACATCCCAAGTTTGATTGTAATTTGTTACCCAAATAAAATCACCTACTCTAATATTAAATGCCGACAGTTCGAGGATTGAATCGTAGCCATTAACAACTGCGGCTACATCTTGTTCTCTAATATAACCGTTGTCTTTAGTGTATATTGTGTTTGTTGTATTAGATTCAAACGGAGCATGATTATAGTCGTCTGGTCTCAGATAGACTTCGTAAGGTGCAATTTCTTGTACTAGATCTGTTCTAGTGCTAGATTTAGAATCTACCAGTTCGATAATTTGAGGCTCAAGTTTATATTTTAATTCGTCGATGAGATACTCTATCTCATAAATGTTATCGGTAGAACCGTATTGTCCAAGACGAACTGCCCATTCTTCGTAGAATTCTAGACTTTCTTCTCCCGCAGTGCTTAATGCATCAAACAGTTTTGTTAAAGCGTTTTTAGTACCTTTTTCGGCTATGTATCCTTGATAAAACTTATATTGGCTTACACTGTCTGTAATAATGTTTGAAAGATATTCTCTCTTTTGATATCCGATTAAATGTTGTCCAAGACGTTGTTGTTCAGTGTCAAAGTTATCTGTATCCAAATCATAGAAATCAGCAAATTGATTAGCTTTATAATCCCAGTTTGCATACAACCTTGATTCCGGCTTTTCAGTTAATCTATTCCAATTATTAGCATCAAAGAATTCATTACTTGTATGTTTAATGTTAGCACTGTAATAAAATTCTTTATACTTTACTAAATCACCTATTGCATAATCTGTCCAGATACTCCAATTTGTAATCTTCGCTTCATCAAAAATAAATCCAGGAATATTTAGACTTCCGTCCCAATTATCTGTTCTGTATCCAACAACTTTGATTCTCTCTTGTCTATACCCTGGAACTTTGTCATAAATTGTATCATTAAACACTGTTTGATTATCAATTATTATAACATGTTCTTTTTGTATTAGAGGTAATTTTACTAAGAAAATTCCTTCATCGGAATTTACCGGAGTTACTCCAAATGTATTCGACGAAGTTCTAAAAATATTAGAAAATTCTTTAGATATTCTACTGCCGTTACCGCTTATCAATGAATAATCGTAAAACGAGTCAAAGATATCATCTACTACAAAATAATCTCTTGAAAATTCAACCTTGTTCGCAACTGGACTTACTGTTAATACAGTTCCGTTATCCCAGTTTTGTGTAACCCAAAACATATATTCTTTAATGCAAAGTAACATATCTTCTAGGGCTTCTGTGTTTTTATTATAAAAATTAAACACAAATCCTTTACTAACAAGGTATGCTTCATAACCTTGCATAAAATCTACAACATCTTGTACAGTTGTTAATATAGATCCGTATGGCATTGCTGTTACTTGAGTTTCAAATTCTTTTCTAAGTAACGCAGTAACCCCACCCACAACTGGCAATCCTGATAACTTTACAAACTTTAATGGATCGAAAGATTCATCACTTAAATGTGTAACTTTTGTTCTATAGTATTCACTGTTATATCTAACAACTATACCAATAGTATAATTTTTATTAGAATCCCACTCAACAAATTGCTCACTTATTCCACCAACTGCTATAGCAGAATCTGTTGATCTTGTAATCGGTTTATTATAATAAAAAATAGGATCTTCTTTATCGTAGCCCGAAATTAAATATCCTGACTCTATCTTTTCTATAATAATTCCACTAAACACAACTGTCTCTAAAACACTGCTCTTAGCTAGTGTAATTTGATAATTTTCGTCCGGAATAAATACAGAGGTTTTATTCAACGGATTTCTGCTATCTAATACTAATTTTAACTTAGACTTATCAGCATACCCACTGAGTTTTAATGCTAATTGATTGTCTAAATTAGCTAATTGAGTTTTATAAGTTTCGTATTTCGATGTAACCTTACTCGAAATATAACTACTAATATAGTTAACTAATCCAGATGTTAGAACTAAGTTTTCTGTTGTTGTAATTGTTGGGAATTTTAAATCTTTAAGATTAATTCTTTTCTTAGTGTCCTTGTAAACCAAGTTTCCAGCATTGTCTCTCAACATTCTGCTTAAATCAAAACCAACGCCAAGCAACTTAGTCGGCTGCAATAATACCCATGCTGTAATTAACGAAAATGGATATTCACTGCTTCTTCTCCACGCTGTTTCTACAGGCGAAATATCTCCAAAAACAAAATTATTTTTAGATTCAAGTAAAACAAAGTCTTGTGCTAAACTTGAATCTAGAGGACTTAAAAGTTGTCCGTATTCGTTTACAGGAATGTAATCGAGCAATCCTGGGCGAGCATATTTTTTGTTTCTTGATACAGGTTTTCCTGGTTCTCTAATTATACCTTCGGCTAAATCATTCCATAAAATAAGATTATCTTTTGTATACGGAGCAGGACCGTACAGAGATTCCCACCAAGTTGGCTTTATGTTAAATCCGAGCATTTCCCAAGGATGCGAATGTGGGCGGTCTGTATCAAAATATTCTTTGTAAACATTTCTCCAGTAACCTTTTAGAGGGTTGCCGTTTCTATCCGACATCGACGAATAATTGTAAGTAAAGCTTACATCTTTATCCCACCAGCTATGATCTGCATAGTTCGGCGATCCAGCTAATTCTAGCCATTGTGCAAAATCTGACAATAATACATTATCAATATCGGTTTTTGAAAATCCGGTATTTCTGTTTATAGAACCTACAAAATCATCCAAGTTAAGTTTGTCTGTATCGTAAAGTATTTTAATATTATTATAAATTCGGGTTTCAAGTTCTAGTAACAGGTCGTCTCTGTAATCGCCAAACCCAATTGTTAAACTTCCGTCGTGTCCCTGTATTACAATTTTAGGTTCACTGTAAGTATTGTCAACAAATATAGACGGTTCAAACTTCGGATAAAGTCCGAGTTTAGTTGGTGTTGGAGGGATGTTAGATCCTGCTGTTGACTCATATTCATAAATTTCAACAATATCGCCGTATTGTAAATCTCTATTAATGTACACATAGTTTTCAGTAAATGTGTAATCCTTACTATAAAGAAGTTGATTGCCGTTTAAATAAACTCCAACCGCATTAATAGATAAAGAATCTAAATTAAATACTTTTGACATTGAAAAATATGCAGGTCCTACATATTCTACAGTATGTATTGTTTTCTTTGCAGCACCAAATCCTAACATATCACTAAAATAGAAAGATTTATTGCCAATGTTTTCTTTAACAATTTTATCTATAACTAAGTCAAAATGAGATTTTGTTGGACCAACATAGCCTGTTTGTTCAGATTCAAGTAAGAATTTACGCTTAAATTTTGCATACTCTTTTCTTGCATATTTTAAAGATTTAATTATATTTGCATTCTTGTCAGTTATGTGATATAGTGCAATATTTAATGGACCACTGTGTTGAACAAATCTAGTACCATACACAGATGCAGGAGACAAGTCTCTTAAGTTACTTACTCCAGGATAGCTTCCTGTAAACCCTGGAACATTTTCAACTATAGAATTTACGTGGTCGTTAACTTCGCCTAGTGTAAAATATGTTACATTATCATTTAATGGATTTCTTTCTAAGTTTGACGGTATCTCGTAAAATCCGTTTTGATTTTTCGAAGCACTACTATAACACTTTAAAAGTACAATGTCGCCTATTGTTAGATTATTTAAAAATTCAACAAAAGCATATCCATTTTTAACAGAAATTACGTAGTCAATATTATTTTTTTGTTTAACGCTGTTAACGTAAACTTTTACTTCTAAATCAGACAAATCACCACTGTTATTGAAAACATCTACTTTGAATGATTCGTTAATAGACGATACTGTAAATTGTCTAATTACGTATTGTTTACTATTATTTTTAGCTTTTGTCCATCCGTTAACATATGAAAATGTATTTTCATTAGGTTTAAATTTTTTTAAAAACGCAGTATCAGTTGGCAGATCTGTTTCAACTTGTGAATCTGTTTGATATATTATAGAATCGTTTAATAAATTAAATTCAAAAATAATATCGCCAACATTATTGATATTTCTGTAACTTAAAGGAAATCCTAATTCTGGATCAACAGTACCAGTTCCTTCTTTATATGAAAATACTTTATTTCCACTAAAGTTACTAGAAGTATAAACCGATGTATCGCCGTAGCTATATCCATTTTCGTCAAACAGATCAAATCTTGGAAATTGGTTTACTGATAATTTTTCTTGAGACTGTTTCCATGTAGATCCGTCATAATAAAACATTTTTCCTTTATATGTTAGACCATCAGTGATTAAAACTACATCCTCAAATTGAGGTACAGAATCAGCAGCTTCTATTAATGATATCTGTCTACGACCGTTGTGTGTAATAAACTTTACTTCATAAACTCTTCCGTTAACTAGTATGTCAGTGTCAGCAGAAAATATTACACGCATGCCTTCGACTAAATCGATACCATCTATGTTATATCCTAATGCACCTTCTATTTTACTAAATGCATCTTGGGTATAAGTATCGATTAAGGTAACGTTATTTTTTGCTTTAGTTCCATGTTTCCAAAGCTTTAATCCTCCCTCAAATTCGATAATAGGTCTTTTAGCACGATTGTTTTCATCTAATTCAACAGGCAAGTTATTTGCAGTAAATGAAGTTTCAATTACTGATCTGTGAAACCAACGATTATATCTTGACCAAGGATTTTTGTCAGCACTAGCACGATTTATTACAATATAGTCTTTTGTTCCTGGAAAACTAGTTGCATCTTCAAAAGGTAAGTTGTCAAATCCGTCGTTGTCAAACGGAACTTCGTACTCTTGAGTAAAAATTGCAGGTACTTCTAGGTTTCTTTCTGATACTAGATATATCTCAGATCCTACACCACTAATGTACCAATATCCAGTTTCGTATTCTTCAGGAATAACCGATCCTTGGAAATAAACCTTCATCCCGTTAGAAAGTTCTACACCACTAGATGTTTTATAAGTTTTTTTACCTATTATTTCATTAGTAACATTAATTTGTGTGTTTTCAGATATTTCAAATATTGTTACTATACCACTTGTGTTGATATCATTCTGACTAACATAATATAAAACTGCTGGAGCATCATCAGGCACTGTAAATTCAATAACACCATTTTCAACATAATCAGAATCCGATGTTATACCTTTTTTGTAAAGAGTGCTTTGATTTAGGTAATCAGTGTTAGATGTAGGATCAGTATCTAAGAAATTTCTAGATGTAACAAAAGCAATAGGATGACCAGGAGTATTAACTTCAAATCTATAAGTCTGTCCTTTGAACAACTTAATTGACGGATTTCTAGTTAAACCATTAGGTGTAAAAATGTATGCAGTGTTGTCACCTTCATCAGAAGTGACTACTGTATATGTACTTACAACATCTCTTGATTGTCCTGCAATACCAATAGGTTGAGGACCCATAGGCAACCAATAATATTCTCTAAAGTTTACAAACTTATCCCAACAAATATGAGGATCCCATGCATAAAATTCTTGACTATTTAATAAACTGTGGTTATCGACTGTACCTTTAAAGCTACTAATTTGTCCAATATAGTCGTTATAATTTTTAAAAAATTCAATATTGTTTAAATCGTCTTTATACAAAAGAGATGGTTCTAATTGATAATTTTCTCTAGATGGCAAAACATCAGAAAGATAAACATCTGACGATGTTGCTGCTTTTGCATGTCTTCTTCCTGCAAATGCATTCACCTTCTCAACAACACCCGGCTTAATCATTTGATCCATGGTGCTGCTTAAAAACTTCTTGTTTACAGAAGTTCTAAAATACTTTGGCAAAAAGTCTGAAGAAGTTGCATTATTTGATCCTCCAGTTGGAAGAGGAAAATCTGATTGATCATTATGTGCCATTAGTAAATAAAGCCTCCGGTATTAGTAGAATTTGTTTCTGTAGAACTTTGAAGTCCTGCTGTTGTAGTTGTATAGCTTGTAACTATATTTCCTGTAGATCTTAAACGCTCTGCTGTAATTGCTGATATTACTTCAACATCATCAACTGTTGCACTGCTTATAAAAATTTCATCCGATTCTGCTTTTATTTCATGCAAACTACCAAATGAACTTTCTGAAGATCTTGGAACAATAACAATGCTACTTAAATCTGGCGATAATTCTTTTATAATATAAGCCGACAATTCGCTCCAATAAAATGTTTCGCCAAAATCCCAGTTGTCTAATGTAAAGTATTGATTTATAGCTGTTATAACTCGAGACTTTAAATCATTATCATTTACAACTCTTTCAGGATTTTTTACTATTTTAAAAACTGCTTGCATATTTGTATCACTTTTACTACCAAACAAGACTTTATATCTAACCGAATGGTAAATTATTTCATCACTAATAGATTTTATAGCATTTATTTCAGATCCGTATGATCTGAAAAGTTGATCTGTGCTAGGTGGATACGGCATCTGAGTAGTAGTTCCTGCGAGCCACTGTCTAAAATTAGTATCATATTGTTTTGTTAAAATGTATGTATCAATTATATTTGAAGAACTAGGATCTATTCTATTGTTTTCATCACTTGCGTGTATATACTGAAATTTCAACTCCGGTCTTCCGATATAAGCATAATAATCATAAACTACAGTTAATGTTCTCGAAGCTGTTGTTAACTGATAAAAACGGTCTTCGTCGATAACATAATATATAGGATCATTTTCAACTAACATATTTATGTCGGATTTTCTAGTCACTGTTATTATATTTTCGCTCGACGCATCAACATAAATTATAAATTCGTTGTTGTTTATAATAACTTTTTTATTAAAAATATAATTGCTTTGATTTACAATTTCAGTAAAAATTTGTGGATCGTCGATTACACCATCGTCGTCACTGTCAAAGAAGTTTACTTCTACTTTTTTACTATCAATGTATCCGTCACCGTCTCTATAAACTCCTGAAATTTCCCAATCAAAATCTCTAGTAAATGGCGATGTTCCAGTGCCTGTGTTTATATCATTGTTAATATTAAGAACAGTAATTTTATCTTTAATTATTTTTCCAGACTTACTATCAAATATTTTTTTGTTATTGTCAAAGTAAAATCTTATTTCGTTGTTACTTTCAAAAACATATCTTAGTGTTCTATATGTTAATTCGTAAGATGATCCATTTGTTTCAAAAAGAATTATCCAACTGCTATCAAGAGACTGACCTGTTTCGTCGCCAGACAATCCTAAGTTGAAATCGTCAAGCACATTTAGGTTGTCTTGAGTAATTATTTCCCAGCTTCTTGTTTCTCTATCGTATCGTAATCCAAAAGTTCTATAAGCGAATATTTGATCAACCATAGATACTTTTACATCTTCTGATATTTCTCTTACAAACTTTGGTTTAACTAAAGTTAGAACAGAATTATTAGGAACAATATCATTAAAAATTATAGGACCTAGCCCTGTTGAAGTAACTGTTGTGCCATCACCTGTTACACTTATTACTTTAATCCACTTATAAGAAGTGGCATTTTTTGCATTAGCATTGTTAGTTACAGTTCCGTCTGGTAAGAAATAATATCCAGCTGCTGGAACAAACTTAATCATTGCTCCTGCTTCTATGAATCTCAAAGGACCTTCTGTGAAACTACCTACTTGATACTTTATCAAGTTTGTATCAGTAAAATAACCTGTTGATCTATTTGTATCCAATGTTACAAGATTCCATTTTAAATCTAATTCTACATAGTTTTGATCAGGGAATTCTTTTAAATAAAAACTTCTTACATTGTTGTCACTGAGTATATCTGTAATTTTATTTTCAACAATGCTTTCGATATCTGTTCTAGTTACAAAATTAAAGTTATCTTTTTTATCTTTGTATTCTGTATACAATATGCCGTCGGTGCCAAACAGTGTTGTCTTACTATATTTTCCTGTTGCATCTAACAGATCATAATATCTACTTATACCACTTGATGTTCTGTTAACTGCTTTAACTTTAATAATATCTTGACTTACACCCAATGGTCCAACATTATAATCTTCAGCTGTTATTAAACGATTTTGAGTATAATAAGTTGACGGAGCATTTGTTTTAATACTTTCGATTGTTTCAGTACTACTTGCATTATCAACGGCTGTTTTAAGTTCAAGTGTGCAAGTAATAGTTTCACTTCTTCCAATTTTGCTTATGTAAGGAATTCTAATTGCAACATTCTTTATACTTGCAGGAAGTATTGTGTAATCTTTATTTGCACTTGTTCTATAATATACTCTAAATTTTCCCTTAGGAAGATTTCCAAATATTCCATCAGAAAAAACGAGACTTATTCTGTCATCAACACGAGTTAACACACTGTAAATATTTTTTATTTGTTTATTTAAACTGTTATAAACAATGTTATTTCCTTCAACAGCAGAAACTTTTGTCCATAGCTCTGATTCGTTATTTGAACTGTCAAGGCTATAAAGCCAAACATCTGTGTCATTTATGTTTTGTACATCAACATCGACTTTTTGATTAGGAGTTGGAAAATCTATTAATAGATCATTTCTTTTTAAAGATCCTTGTCTAAAATGCATAAAGAATCCAGTGGAATTACTTCCTGCACCTTGTCCGTTGTCTCTGTATAAAAAGGAAAGCTGATTTCCGGGCAACGGTGGTTCTTCTGATATTTCTCCATTTGAAATAGTCGAACTAACTACTTCAAATTCAAAGTTTTGATTGTTAATCGGTTTTGAAAACGCATATACAGGGATTCCAGTTGTCAAAGACGAAAATCTATATTGTTCTGTTGGTATTCCGCCAACTACTTCGTATTTTACAGGACGACCAAATGTATTTTGTACTGGCAATGCTGCATTAATAACTTTAACATATTGTTCGAACCAATCTGGATTTACAGTATCATTCCAATTTATAGTTCTATTACTTAAATTGAACCCGTTTGAATCGCTAACATTTTCTGTAGTGCTTACACTAACAATTTTTAACAAACCATTTGCTGATTGATTTCTTGTTGGATTATATGAAAGTAATTGTGCTAATCTTAATACACTTTCTTTTCTTTCAGCTAATTCTAAAAAGTTTTCTCTTGCATTTAAGTCAACTCTAAATGCAATGTTTTGTCCTAAAAATGCAATCATATCAACTAATGCTAAGTATTCCGAAGATTCGATATAGTCGTTAAAATCTTCAGGATAGTTAGTTCGTAAATACGAAATCATTGTTCGACGCAGGGTGTCGAAATCATAACTTTTAAAATCTGCAAACTTAAAACTTTGATAGATTTTTTTCCAATCTTCAGCAAGTAACAGTCTGTTTTGTCTGTCAGTATAAGACATTAGCACTTCCTCAGTTTATGTTATATTTATGAGAATTAATAAGTGCGTAGTTTAAATAATACTATTATTTCTATCAAATCTAAATTGTAAATATTCCGAAATACTATAATCTAAATAGGTTAATTCACACTGTATTTGTATACCGTATTCGTAACTATCTACTACAATTTTATCTACAGTTACCCTAGGATCATAGTTAATAATTTCAGTTACGTTTTTTACAATAACTTCTTTTAAGGAATCAGTAAAAGGCTCATACAACACATCCCATATAATAGTTCCAAAGCTAGGATTTTCTAATTTTTCACCTAATCTTATATGAAAATGATTTACAATGTCCTGTTTTATTAGTGCAATATCAAAAAGTTTATATTCTTTTGTGTCAGGATCAGTAGTGCTTATTCCTCTATAAGTTCTATTTTCAACAGGACTTACAACCACATTTTGTGGTTGTATTTTTAAATTTTTATATAAATTTTTTTCTAAAGAACTCATAGTACTATATTTACCTTAACATTATTTGCGAACAGCATCCGACGGTGAAATAAACCTCCTTGACGTTGTTGTGACTGTTTGCACCTTAGGTGCTGTAACAGAGGATGCCGATGCGGTTGTTTGAGCCGGTGCTGTATAATTAGACAACCTCGGGCCACCTGGAGTTTCTACGACTTTATATTGTTGAGTAACTGTTACCAGACCTTTAGGTGTGTCGATTGTTTTTACACCTGTTACTATGTCGCCAACTTGAGCAACTCTATTTGCTACTGCATCATTGAGCTGTTCTTCAGTTAAGGGTTGTCCGCCAATGTCGGCAACCGGGGGTCTTCCGTTGTTTGATAACGTTCCACTATTTGCAACTGGATTTACTCCATTAATTAATAAGTCTCTTACTTTTTCACCTGTTCTAAAATCATATCTGTTATCCAGTGCATTTATAAGTTTGTAAGCATAGGGATCGCCAACTGGCGGCAATGACGAATTAGGTAATGGCTGAAATCCTGCTGATCCGCCAAAAACACGCTGGCCGCCGCCTGCTGCAATTTCTGCTTGAGTTTTTAGAGATGTACCAGTTGGTTGATAAGGTGCACTTCCATTTTCAATATCAACCGTTGAAAGATTTCCTGGGCCTCCATTTCTAATATCTGCAAGATTGTATGAAAAAACATCGGCATTATGTCCCGACGAATTAAGTCCGTCTCCTGAATAATAGCTTTGTCCTTTTCTAACAAACCCATTTGGTCCTTGCGTATCATAAGGTACCGGAACAGATGCAAATTCTCTAGCTAATTCTAACTGAAAATCTAAATCTGATAAAGATCCAGACTTCCATTGATCGAGCTTTCTTAGATCTTTTAATCTTAAAATAATTAGATAATCTTGAACGTCGGGACTAAATCTTATTGTGCCCGGTAGTCCAGAAAGAGTAACAACTTCTCTTAGTGTGCCTCTAATAAATTGATATCTTCCTATTGCCGATGATTTAAATCCTGCTCTAATTCTATCCGTTTGATATTGATCGATTTGTGCAAGTGTATATTCAGGAATCATTGGATCAGCAGTGCTTGGCCAAAGTGACGAATAAGGATCTGCTCCCCGAACTGCTTCTCCTTTAGCAACAAGGTCTAATAATTTTCTTTCTTGATCGGAAATCTGTATTGCCATGTTAAATCCTTACTGTGGTCCACTAGATGGTTGTTCTTTAGATATATAATCAGAGTTTTTAGGAGCCATAGGAATTATACCGTTTGCAGGAATATCTATAGTCCCGCCTTCGGCTCTAGCAACACTAAAATGCATTGCATCATCGATGTTTGGCCAATTGCCTCCCCAACCAAGACCCCATTTTGCAATTAATTGTCTAACTATAGCAACTGGCATATCTGTTCTTGGCGCATCTGGCGGGCGTGGTGAAAAATACCCGTTAGGATATCCATTTATTATAGGTGTCGGTTTGTTAATATCAAGAGCTGCACCCGATGCATGATACGAGAACCCTGTTCCGCCTGTTACACTTCTGTAAGCATATCCGTCTAGTCGTTTTATTACATAACCAGTTGCTTCTAGGTCATCAATAAATCCTTGGAAAGTATCTTTAAACACCTCTGCAACTTGTGCAGTTAATCCTCTTTTTGACCTAATAGTTGCAAGAGGACCTTGCCCTTCTGCTGGTATAGCTACTGAACCGCCAGCGGTTCTAGGATATTCAAGATCTCCGGAATTGCCAAGGCCGACACCTCCACTACCAGGAACCGTCACACTGGATTTTCTTCCAGTTACACTCTTTTGGAAAGTATCAGGTGTTAACACTCGATCATTCGTCGGCAATTCTCCAGGTAATTCTCTATCTGTTTGTTCGGGTTTAAATGCATATGGGTTCATGTTTTCGTGTTGAGTCCACGGTTCTCTTTGTGGTGCTCTAGTTACAATACTATCATATGGAACTGGAACTGTTGCACCAGGAAAGTTATAAGGCAAAATTACTGTAGGCAAAGGTTTTCCTGCATATGCACTTGTTGGTGCTGTAGGAGTGTTGCCGCCGATTGGTTTAATAGCCGGAGCAGGCGCTGTTGAGGTACCGCTGTTTAAATTAATAGATCCGCTGCCGTCAACATCGAACTTACTGGAAAGAACACTAAACGCATCTTTCGCTTCATTGAGAACTGTGTTGCCAATTTGGTGTACTTTATCTTTTGCCTGTGAATAAATGCTTGCTTGAGATGTAACGTGTACTTCGCCCGACGCTTGTGTAAAATACGAACCTGCAATGTCGTCAACCATGTCAGCAAAAGATTTTCTAAACCAACTTCCGACCGCAGTTTGATGTACAGATCCTTCTGCTCTTGAATACATGTTTTGATTAGTATTCATGCTTATATCACCACTAGCTGTTACCTTAAGTTCTCTAGAGGAATTTATATCTATGCTTTCAACAGATCTAACAGATGTATTTCTTCCTGCATACAAACTTAGATCGTATAAAGATTCGATGTGTACGCGGCCACTTTCTTTTCCATCCATGATAGGAGCACCGTCACTCCAACGTGCTGCGGCTTTCATATTGATATTTCTACCAGCTTCGAGATTTATGTCTCTTTCTGCTGTTATATTTAGATCCTGGTTGGTCATTATACTAATACTGTCATCAGCATGAATATCTATTTTACCGTCTGAAGTTAATTCTATCCATGCAGTGCCTCTGCTGTTTGCAATATAAATCAAATCTTCTGAATTGTGCAATAATATTTGATGTCCAGTTCTAGTTCTAATTCTAATACACTCGTTTTGAGGAATTGTTTCGTCGCCTCCGGGTTCTCCTGCTTCTTTGTTTATATAAAAAGGAGGACCATCAGCAGCATGTGTAGCTCTAATAAACTTATCATCGCCGTCGTCCATAACAATAGAACTTCCACCTAATCTACTCTTTGGTAAAGAAACTTCGTTGTTTGTTGTACCAGATTTTTTAGTAGGTGATTTTAATCTTTTATCTAAAGGTCCCGGAGTGTTTATACCAAACACTGCACTCGGAACTTCACGTCTTGCCGAACTAGTAGTTAAACCTCTAACTTCGTCATACAGTAATCCCTGAACTTCTAGTATTTCAGTAAAATCTTTATTATAAGGTTTAGTATATTGTGTAGGATCGTTGTTGACTTTGGTTTCTAAAGCCTTGTTATATTCGCCAACTGGTAGCTTTTTTCCTTTTAAGTTTTGAGGTGTTGCTGGAGATGTTAACTCAGTTGCTGCTCGACCGTCCGGAACCATAAAATTCATGTACGGCTCAGGAACACAGGCAAACCAATATCCTAAGTCTCGTCGACCTTCCACAAACATAACTAGTACTTTCGATCCTACATCTGGAGGAACTGCCCAAAAACCGTAACTTTGCTGAGTATGACGATATGCGTCTACACCTTCTGTATCAGTATATGGGGTTACTCCGTAAAACGGTGTTGCATAACTTACAACTACTGTTTCGTTTTCTGCTTTTTCACTGCGGAAGTCAGCATCACCAAACATACTTGTTTTTAAGAGCCTTACTTTTAAGGCTCCCATATAATTTCTATCTAAATGTCCAACAACTTCGGCAATAAATGGGCCAGGATTTCCAGACATTACTGCATCATTCGGAGAACGCGAAGTCTTGTTTGTTACTCTATTATTTACGCTCATTGTTATCCTTTAAAATAATTTAAATTTGCCGAGCGAACTTTGAATAGTGTTCGGCAAAGACTTTACAGTACCTGATATTTGATTTATTGAGGTGGAAATTGCACCTATATTTTCCGAAAAGGATGAAAGTCCTGAAATAACTCCAGGAAAGCCGCCCGTTTTTATTTGATTTATACTATTTTGTAAATTTCGAAAATCTGACTGTATTTGGTTAAACGGTGCAGCAATACCGTTAATGGTACTTATAAAATTGTTTTGTATTAATTGAAAACTATTAATAAAATTGTTCGCCGATTCTATTGCTTGAAATATAGAAGTTTCTCCTAACGACTGGAATAATTCTACTTTCATTAAGTCTAAATTAAAACTTTGATATTGTTCGGGCAAGATTTGTAAAAATGGTTGTATTATCTGACTTACAGATTGTATAGATTGATTTAATGCAAATTCTGCTGCTTCAAGATTAATTGCCGATACAAACGCACTCGTTACCATGTTTGAAGTATCAATTGATTCCGATGTTTGATTCGGTCTTCTAAGTAAAGACAACTCTTGTGTAAATTGACCTTTTGAAAAAGTTGATGTTAGAGTAACTACTCTGTATATTCCATTAAAACCGTTTGCAGGATCTAATGTCATTAAACCTGTATTTTTATTATAATCTATTCCACTTTTAATTTGTAATAAAACATCAACCTCTGACGATATATAATCCACTGTGCCATCTTCGTTTAAGTATATAGAATCTGGGCCTGATCTATAATTTCCAGCATCGCTGTCATTTAGATAATAAGGGTCGCCTAGTATTTTTAAATTTAAAGACACGTTATCAACACTGCTGTTTAATATCATATCATTAAATGCTCTAGCAATTATATTTTTTCTGTCAAACGACCCTAGACCACCTGCTAACATTATTTCTTTAGCTGTTTTTTCAACTCTTTTGTAGATATTAAAAGCTATCCAGGATACAGACGATTCTAACGGAACTATTTCCGGAGGTAATGTGTTTTCTCCGATAATGTTTTTCATATAAGCATCTTGTCCTGCTTCTGTATTAAACGAAGGATTATAAAACCCGTTATCAATTGAAAATTCAAAATCAAGTACTTCGGTATTTTTGCCTGTATACGAATAATAATAAGCTTTAACACAATCTGCAATGTTTGAAGCGTAGTTAAATGGTGTAGTAGATGTACTAAATTTAGAAAAATGAACTTTGTAAGGAATTACAATATATTCAATTTCATATGCTGGTCGACTTGATATCGATTCGTCTCCTAAAGTTAAAATTCTAACCTTAGAATCAATTCTAAACCAGTTTACCATTCCTCTGCCATCTGGTTGTGACAAACTCTGTGTTAAGTTTTTTCCCCATGCACTACTTAAAATAACTTCTTTTATTACTTCTTCTATTTTTGTTCCTTCATTAAAAGTATAAACTTTTTCACTAGGGTCAATAGTAATCGGTCCTCGTTGTGCTATATTATCAACTACTACATCTTCATCATTTGCAACGTTGTCTTTTGCAAAATCATTTAAATTTTCAATGATATAAGAATTACCAAGTTCGTTTACATCTGTATTAAATGACGCACCTGTAGGTGTCGATATTATTCTTGTAGAATTACCGTTATTAGGAAAACTTATAATATATCGATCTCCAGTTTTTTGATTTTTTTGTGCGGCAGCAGCTAGACCTGGGTCAACAGTGCCTTCGCCGTATCCTACTGGAATTATTTCTCTTCTGTTAAGTTCGTTTGCCAAACTATTCTCAGCAGAACTTAACATTTCACCAACTGTTGTTCCTTTAATAGATGTAGTCTTCTTTAATCTTGATATTTCATCCGTATACGCAAGATGATTGTAAGAAATAGCACTTACGTTATAAATTGTGCCGCCGGCGTCAACTTTAAAAGTAACATTTGTTAACTTTATAACAAAGCAGCGTCTTGAAACAAATTTTTCAATATTATTTTCTGAATCCCATCCTATAAAATCTAAAGATAACAAAAATGGTGCTTCGATATAATTTTTATAACCAGCTGCATCTGCTGCAACAAACAAAGACTGAAAAAACAATCCAACGCTGTATGGCTCAGTAACTGTAAATTCCATTGTCGTAACTGTAGTAACCCCAGTACCTGGGTTAGGAGAAACCAATGACGAAATCATAACATCGTCAATAAAATACTCTACATTTATTCCTAAGCTAGATTCTATTGCTGTCTTGGTTGGTTTATCTGGAAGACCCCCTGACCTTATTATAGGCAAATTTCCTCCAGTAGATCTATACAAATCAGGATTGTTAAGTTCGTCTGGTCTAAGCGGTCCAAAAGTCCACCGATAGTTGTAAGATCTAAACTTACTTAACTCGTTTTTTTGTACAGCCATATTAAATCCCTATAACAGTAGTAAGTGTTGATTTTTTAGGCAAGTATATTTGAGTTCCTGCAACAAAGTCAAATATAGGATCTTTAATTACTTCGATGTTTCTTACTGAAAATACCCACCAAAGTTTAGAACTTCCGTATAAGTCAAATGCTAACAAGTCAGGTCTATATGTGTATTGTGGTTGTATAGAATACACAATGTCATCTGCTTGTGGCGGTATTGATCTTTTAACATAAAAATCTAAATAGTTACCAATATTTACTTTTGTATTTGCCCAAGGACTTGATTTTGAATACACCGACATTAAATAAATCCTTTATTTGTTGTACTTTGTTGACCTATATAACCACCTTGTGCAAATTCATCAAGGTTAAATTTGCTAACATCGTCTCTGCTGTATATTGGTTGGAGTGTTACGTTTAGATTACTTAAAACCGGAACATAAGAATAGGACGACGAGTTGTTGTCTGTTGAAAAACCGCCATTTATAGGAACTTTAATATAGTCAACGTCGTTTCTTAAATCTAATGTAAATAATTTTACGACACACGGTACTTTGTTAAAAATAAAATCTCCGTATCCACTCAAATAAACAATAGGTGGCGGTGCTCCTAGGTTTGTTGAGCTTCCATAAAACATTTTTGTTATAGATCTTAAAAAATGAACCGATGCAATCCAGTAGCGTCCATCCGATTCGTTCTCAACTGGAAACTCGCCAGTTATAGTGATATCTTCAACTGCCGAGTTTTGGTATTGTAAGAATGGATAATTTGTATGTGTCGGCGATAATGTATTATAATTTGCCGAGTGTGCAACAGTAATTTGAGGAGTAGTTGGCCATACCATTGCATTACCCGAAAATTTCAATGGTGCAAACATAGAAGAATTTAAAAATTCAGGAGTATTAGGTAAACTTAATCTAACACGCCAATCAGCACCTGATGTTTGTGATGCTGCACTGTATGATCCATACGCTCTAGTTTGTTCTGTATATTCTGCACCGGCGGGCAAATTTCCAAGTCTGATTTGAGATATATATGTTACAGGATTAGAAATATTTTGTATATTAGATGTAAAATTTCCTTGTCTTACGTTACTAAATGTATTTTGAAAATTATTTTGTAAATTTTGAAAACTATCAACTACTCCGCCAACGGTGTTAGCAAAAGAACTTATTCTATTTGCTGTAGAACTAATACTTTGTGTAATTTGTGTTAACTTTGTTAAAAATCCCATGACACCATTCTCCATATATATTTAGTTGACAAAATTATATACGTATATTAAAATAAAGTAATTTCCTAGGAGAAAAAATGAAAAAAGTAAACTATCTTAATAACAAAGACATGTTATTAGAAATACACAAGTCAAAGAACACGTTTTCAAGCTTTGTTGACCCCGATTATGTTGATTATGATCTAATTTTGCCTGATCTAGACAAGATTAATATAAGAACTATTGCAGAAGCAAAGAAAAATAGAGCAAAAAAACTTACTTTAAAAAAGTACGAAGAAGAAAAACTTCTAAATAATAAAACAAAGTTATCTGAAATAGAGATAGACTATAAAAAAATAGAAAAAACTGACTTAATTTTTAGAATTATGACATACGATCACATACCAGAAGAAGCAGGTCGTAAAAAAAATCCAAAAAATGTTGCAGACACTAAAGTAAAATTAAATTTTCCACCATTTCAACATTGGAAATTTGATGAAAATGACAATCTTATATGTGTTGGAAAAAGTCATTGGCAAGGTGGCATGGAAAACGGGCATTTTTCTAAAGATCACGGAAAAGCAACAAACAAGCTTGCACTTATGTGGATGAAATTATGTGATCGTTATGCTACTCGTGGTAATGTTCGTGGTTATACCTACAACGACGAAATGAAGGGACAAGCAATACTACAGCTAGCACAAATAGGGTTGCAGTTTGATGAGTCAAAAAGTCAAAATCCATTTGCCTATTACACAGCCGCAGTTACTAACAGTTTTGTAAGAGTTATTAATTTAGAAAAACGTAATCAAAATATTAGAGATGACATTCTCGAAATGAACAACTTGAATCCTAGCTTTACTCGTCAAAGTGCTGGTGAATTCGAAGCTGGCTTAAAAAGATTCAATGATAGCCATGATTAATTTATAGTTGACATTTGTTATCTTATCATTTATATTATATAGAGTTACGGAGTTATCTTAGTGTTTAAGAAAGCAGCAGTGTTTACGGACCTTCATTGTGGTATGAAGGGTAATTCAAAAATTCATAATCAGGATTGTGAAGATTTTGTTGATTGGTATATCGAAACTGCCCAAAAAAATGGATGCGATACTGGAATCTTTTGCGGTGATTGGCATCACAACAGAAATAGTTTAAATTTAACAACTATGGATACCAGTATTAGATGTTTAGAAAAACTTGGAAAAGCTTTTGACCAGTTTTTTATGTTTGACGGCAATCACGATCTTTATTATAAAGACAAAAGAGATGTAAATTCTACAGCATTTGCAAAACATATACCTGGAATTACAACTATTAACGATATTTACGTTAAAGACGACGTTGCTCTTATACCTTGGTTAGTTGGCGAAGAATGGAAACGCATTCCTAAGATAAAATCCAAGTATATGTTTGGACATTTTGAATTACCAAGCTTTTATATGAACGCAATGGTGCAAATGCCCGATCACGGAGAACTTAAAAGTGAGCATTTTGTAAATCAAGACTATGTTTTTAGTGGACACTTCCACAAAAGACAGAAGCAAGGCAAAATTCACTACATAGGCAATGCATTTCCGCACAACTACGCCGATACATGGGACGATGATAGAGGAATGATGATCCTCGATCGAGAAAACAATAAAGAACCAGAGTACATTAATTGGGCAGATGCTCCTAAATATCGAAATGTTATGCTTTCTCAGTTGATAGACAACAAAGATACTTTAATAAAATCAAAAATGTATCTTCGAGTAACATTAGATATTCCTATTTCCTACGAAGAAGCAAATTTTATTAAAGAAACGTTCATGGAACAGTACGAATGTAGAGAGATTACTCTAATTCCACAAAAGCAGATTGAAGAAATTAGCACTGACCTTGATATAGGACAGTTTGAGAGTGTTGATCAGATTGTTAGCAATGAAATTTTAGCTATCGACAGTGAAAATTTTGATAAATCTCTTCTATTAAAAATTTATAGTGAATTATGACAATAAAAATTAAAGACTTATCTGTTAAAAACTTTATGAGTGTGGGTAATGTTACTCAGGCTGTCGACTTTAATCGAGAGCAACTCACTCTAGTGCTTGGCGAAAACTTAGATCAAGGAGGTGACGATTCTGGTTCCCGTAACGGTACAGGCAAAACCACTATTATTAACGGTTTATCATATGCCCTGTACGGCCAAGCACTTACTAATATTAAAAGAAACAACCTAATTAACAAAACTAACAGCAAAGGTATGTTAGTTACGTTAAATTTTGAGAAAAATGGGGTTGAATATAGAGTTGAACGTGGAAGATCACCTAATATTCTAAAATTCTTTGTTAACGGTGTTGAAAAGTCTAGTGAGATCACTGACGAAAGTCAAGGTGATAGTAGAGAAACTCAAAAAGATATCAACGAGTTACTAGGACTTAGTCACAATATGTTTAAACACATTGTTGCTCTCAATACATACACCGAACCATTTCTTAGTTTAAAGACCAATGAACAAAGAGAAATTATCGAGCAACTGTTAGGCATTACACTACTTTCGGAAAAAGCAGAATCTCTTAAAGAACAAATAAAAGTAACAAAAGATATTATTACAGAAGAAACTTTAAAGATTAATGCCATTCAAGCAAGCAATGAGAAGATAAAAGCCAGCATAGATCAGCTTGTTAGTCGTCAACGTGCATGGGAAAGTAAGAAAAAGCAAGATGCTGAGCATTTGCAAAAAGCTATTACCGAACTTGAGCACTTAGACATTGATTTAGAACTAGAACTTCATGAAAAATTAGTTAATTGGACACAATTAAACAACGAGATCTCTGGTTTAAACAAAGAAAAGTCAACTTTAGAAACTGCAATGCTACGTGCAAGCAATTCTGTAAAAAAGATCGAAGACGATATTAACAATTTAGATGATGCTGTTTGTTTTACATGCGGTCAAGCGTTACACAAAGATAAAAAAGAAAAAATATTAGCTGAAAAAGAAAAAGAACTAGCAGATGCTAACGCATACAAAGACGAAGTTGATTCAAAACTTCAGATTGTTCTTAAGTCGTTGAGTTCTATCGGTGATATTAACGGAAAACCTGTTACATTTTATGAAACAGCTAAAGAAGCATACGAACATCGTAGCAATGTCGATAATTTAAAAGTATTATTAAAGAATAAAGAACTAGAAGAAGACACATACCAAGATCAAATAAACGATTTAAAGACAACTGCGTTACAAACAGTCGACTGGTCTACAATTAACAAGCTAACTTCACTAAAAGAACATCAAGAGTTTCTTTTAAAGCTGTTAACTAATAAAGATTCTTTTATTAGAAAAAAAATTATAGATCAAAACTTAAATTATCTAAACAATAGACTGACTTATTACTTAGATAAACTAGGATTGCCTCATCAAGTAGAGTTTTTAAACGATCTAACTGTTCAAATTACACAGTTAGGTCAAGATTTAGACTTTGACAACTTGTCAAGAGGCGAAAGAAACAGACTTATACTTGGATTAAGTTTTGCATTCCGCGATGTTTGGGAATCTTTGTATCAATCAATCAACTTATTGTTTATAGACGAGTTAATTGATAGTGGAATGGACACCGCAGGTGTAGAAAATTCCTTAGGTGTACTTAAAAAGATGGGTCGTGAAAGAGATAAAAATATATTTTTAATATCTCACAAGGATGAATTGATAGGAAGAGTTAATAATGTTCTTAAAGTTATTAAAGAAAATGGGTTCACATCCTATCAACCTGACTTAGAAGTTACAAGTATAATTTAAAAATGACTAGAAAAACTTATCCTTTAAAAGTACACATTGATGATACACACGACAAACTAGCAAAGGCGTATCTCGAATATTTCAAAGCAAACGAAATATTCGAGCAACGTCCATCTGAACCAAAACGCCGTATAGTTCGAAAATGGCTTCAGGAGATAAGACATTATGCTAAATTACGTAGAGTAGAGGTAATTGAGTCTCATCTTAACAAGCAAGAAAGATACAAACGCGGTGGCAAGCAAAAGCAAGACAAAGGGGAAGGGGTTTGAAAGAGAAATTGCAAACTTCTTATCAGAACTCTACGAAGATTCTTTTACTAGAGTACCTGATTCGGGTGCATTTACCGGAGGCAAAAACGCTCATAGACGAGATAAGCTCACTGAAGGTCAAATTAGATCCCATAAAGGCGACATCATTCCACCCGACGACTGGAAAAAATTTAACGCAGAGTGTAAAAACTATGCGGAATTCCCGTTTCACCAATTAATTTCTTTAGGCCACATACCTTTACTCGAAGGTTGGATTTCACAAACACTAGAAGCAGCAGACCAAGGCGACATTAATATTATCTTTATGAAGTTTAATCGTAAAGGCAGATATGTTTTATTTCAAAAAGAAAACGACTTTCAAACTTACAGGCACGTCGACTATCAAGATAAATCAGGCAACTACTGGCGATTTACAAGCTTTGACGATTTCTTTTCCTTAAACAAAGATTTATTTCAAAAAAACTGCACAGGCATTTAAGGCTAACATCAAACAGCACATAAGGTTGGCGGGCCAGTTTATAATACCGCTGTGGAAAAGTCGGCTTGATACCCGAACACGTGACATGTTGAGACATTGCCGGTAGTAGGCTCTAAGTATTGACATTGAATGATTGCTGTCATTCAAAAACACCGCATACTCCTAAACACTTAAGGATTGAGGAACGAGCTTAAGACAGGCAGTGCAGCGTAAACAGTACATTGAAAAGTGTATTGTTTATGACGCATTGCCTGGGTCGACGCAGGTAGGGAAAAGGTTAGAGTCCCTGGAGTTGGTGTATAAACAAAAAACCTGCTTCCCGTGTCTCGGCTAGTGCAACTCACATGAAGTCAACGACGACGGAACCTTAAAACAGGTTCCGTCTGACCAGATTAATCTACATGAAGTATTTCACTTCGTGCTTAATATTATTTAGAAAAGAAATGTGTTGAGCGATAGCGAAACACAGATGAACGTAGTTCATCTTGTATAAATAATATTAACAACTCTAAAGGATTTCTCTTATGAAAATATCTTCTATTATCGCAGAACAAGAAAAAACAAATGAAGGCCCACTAAGAAATATAATGCCTGCATTTACTAAAACACAAAAACTAAGAAAGGCAGCTGGTAAAGCTGCCGCTGGTGCTACTAAAGATGAAATTCGACAAATGGAAGTTGAATTATTAACTTATATGGAATACTCGGGTCAAAAAAGAGCAACACCTGACGTATTAAAAAATTACTTTAAACAAAAAGGTCTTGGGAACGTAGGAACATCCGTAGTAGATGCATTTGTAGCATCTAAGAGACCAGCAGCACCTCCTAGTGATGCTGCTGGTGCTGGTGCTGCTGGTCTAGGTGGTAATCCGCCAGCTAATCCACCAGCAAGTAGTGGACCAACACCTCCAACTGGTAATCCTCCACCTGCTCCTCCAACAGCACTTCCGCGTGGAACAAAAGCTAAATTAGCATCTGGAGAAGAATTCACTTGGCAAGGTGCTCAATGGAAGAGCAATCAAACTGGTCGTGTGGCTAGTAAAGCACAAAAGCAAGAACTTAATCAAGCTGCTGGTATGCAAACTAACAGCATGTACGAAGCTGCTGATCCAAATGCTTTAACCAAGGGCGAAGTTAGAAAAATTATTCAACAGGTTGTACAAAAAGCATACGGTGGTGCAGCAGGATTTAGTCAAAGTAGATTTGCAGAACCTGGACAAGCCAGTGCTGCTGGACCAAGTGGTGGTTCCGCTGGCGGTGCAGGCTTACCTGATTCAATAACAAATGCTGTTAGTGGATTAACACCTGCTCAAAAAGCTGCACTAAAGGCAATGCTCTAATTACCAGAACGGCTGTCCGGTTTTCTTAGCAGTATCAAGATTCTCTTTAATTAGGTGGGCTATAATTTCTCTTTCGTCAGGACTTAGTTCGTAAGCTTCTGAGAGACTTAGCCCACCTCTCATATACCAACATAATCTTGTTAAGTCAAACTTGATTTGCTTAGTTTCGTTTTCAAGGACCTCAACTTCTTCAAGTATTTTTTCAAGAGGCCAAGTTGAGATCCTTATGCGAAAAAATTTGATTGATCAAACGAAATTGGAACGTCTAGTTCTTCTGGTGACCCGTTTGCTATATCTTCTTCTGAAAACTTTACCTTTAAAGGTTTAATAGAAAACTTTTTACGTTGTGTGTCGATATGATTAACAACATTTTTGTAAACAGTTTTGTCTGCGTTTGAAAAGAATTCAATAATATAGTTTTTATTTGTTACAGGATCTTCATTGTTGAATTGAACAGCAACTACACTGTTAACAATGGTGCTGATATTCATATCTGTTATTCTATTAAAGCTTTCGTTGAACTTTTGTAGCTTTTGTTCTTCTGATAGCTCATCATCATTTATTACTTTGAACAATCTCTGCTCTTCAAATGTTTTCATTGCAACTTCAGTAAATTGTTTATAATTCATTGGTGCGATTTCAAATTTAAAATCGCCTGTATCAAAAACATTTTCGTATATGTTTGCTGTTAGATAATCTAATACTGTTCGTAAATCAACTTCGTATGTTCTTTCTTCGTAAAAAGTTTTGCCATCTTCTTTTTTAAACGGAACATTGATGTTAATGTCCATCTTCTCACCGTAAGTAGCAATTCTAATAGCTACTAATATAGCATCGACGTCGATGCTAGGAATATTCCAAGCATTTTTAATATTAGGAAAACAACTTTGAATAACGCTGGTTGTTGATTGTCCGTTTAACAGTGCATCTGGAGTTTTAAACATTAATTCGTCCTTTGCAGTCATTGCAAGAACGGGATACTCGCCTGTGTCAGATATTTCTATAGATCCTTTAGGATAAAAATTTCCGTTGCTTGGCAATTTGATGTAAAGTTTGGGCTGTCTAAAGTGTTTTGCTAACGGGTTCATTGAGGGAGTGTTCATGTATATTTTTCTCCAGATAAATACTATAACTATATATCTAGATATATTTTATACGCATTTAATTTGGAAAAATAACAGTGGCCGATCCGGTAGAAATTCAAAATGTAGGAGGTCTTAGAGGAGTAGCTTCAGAAGCTACTATGCTTGAGCTTCGCGACGCTATGAGAGAACTTAATAGAAGTGGATCTTCTAATAGAAGCTCTAATACATCTGCTAGAATTCAAGATTTATATAATAGATCCGTTAAAGAATCTACTAAAAGCAACTGGCTTGCTAGTAAAGCAAACGCTGCATTAGATACAAAAACCGGAAGACTTATTACGTCATTTGCTAAGGGTGCAACTACACTAAGTGATTTTTCTAATGCAGTATTTGGTGCTGAAAGTTCTCTAACTAAATTAGCCAGCTACATTGATAGTAATATAACCACTTGGAGAGAGTTGTCCAGTGTTGGTGCAAGTTTTAATAATTCTATTTTTGATATGATAAGTTCTGCTGCAAACAGTGGAATGGAACTTGATGATTATTCAAAAATGATTATGCGAAATTCTGAACAGTTAGCAAGATTTGGTGGAACAGTTACAAATGGTGCTAAGTTTGTTGGAGAGTTTTCAAAAACTTTTAGAAGAGACCTTGGTTCAAGATTTTTTGAAATGGGTTTTACTATCGAAGATATAAACGAGAGTTTGATTGGTTTTATGTCTTTGGAAAGTAGAAGATCTGCTAACGGATTAAGAGACGATAGAAAAACTCAAGCTTCTGCGGAAAATTACATTTTACAACTTGATAAACTAGCAAAGTTAACTGGCGAAGAAAGAAAACAGCTAGCAGATCGTATCTCTCAACAACAAACAGATGCTGGTATTGCTGCAAGAATTAATAGTTTACAAGGAGCCCAACAAGAAAATCTACAAAGTGCTATAGCATTCTTTGATAGTCAGCTTCCTGGTGTGTCCGATGGATTCAAAGACTTAATGGACGGTGTTGCACAAACTGATCTAGGCAAAGCATTAGAAACAGCAATTCCAGGAATTGGCCAGTACATGCAACAAGTATTTACAGGTGAAGAAGATATTAATGAAGTACTTTCAGCATTACAAAATAGATTTGGTCCTGCATTAACTAATTTTTCTAGCGGATTTGGAAAAGCACAGATAGATGCAATGAGAACGCAAGGCGGCGTAACAGGTGCGTTAGCTGAGTTAATGGACTCTTTGTATCAGTTTAATCAAGTTTCTCAATTAAGTGCTGAAGAAATGGAAGAAGAACAAAAAAGAAGAAACGCAGTAACTTCTGCCTTTGGAAAATTTGAACAAGCAGTTATTGATCTAAGACGAATGTTTGTAGATTTTTTCTATGATTTTTCCATGGAAGAGGGGGGTCTATTTGACGCATTCTCTGGTTTAGGCGACGCTGTTGGCGAATTATTTGGCTCTGGTACAAAAAGTCTAAAAGGAGCAGGAATATCAATTACAGGCTGGATAAAAGACTTAATGCGTGGATTATTTGGAAAAAATGGATACGTTACACAAGGAATTAAAACATTTACAGATTGGATAAAAAGCGACAACTTTAAAGTATATGTAAATGATCTAAAAGAATCATTTACAGCCGTTTCGACATGGATGTCTGAACTAGCCACCGATATTAAAGATAATGGATTCTGGAATACATTTAAAGAAAGATTACTTGACTTAGGTAATTGGATCAAAGAACTTTTCATGGGATCAACAGTTACAGAAATGACGCCGGCTGGTCCACAAGAAGTACGTAAAGAGGGATTGTTAGAAAAACTACAAGAATTTATATTCGGTGACGAATTATCCAGACCGGGTGATTCTTTGTACAGTCGTTTTGTAGACTGGGTTGGATTAAACAGTAGATACGACGAATCGTTGTTGTCTCAAGTTTATAATAAAATTCTCGATGCATTCCTTGGCAAGGAAATTATGGTTGGCAGAGGAGACGACAGACAGCTAGAACGTCAAGGTGGATTACTTGAAACTATGGCAGATGCTTTTACTAACTTCTGGGAAGGCCCAACTGGAACTAGTTTAGCAAATACTATTTCTAACTTTTTTGAAAAGTTAGTTGATAATATTATTTTAAGTGTAAATCAAAATACAGGAGGAATGTTTTTTGGAGAAGCTGCTGCAAATATATTATCTGAACAACAAGCAGCTGGTAAGATACTAACTCCAGAACAACAATCGACAGTAAAAGAACAGCAATACGAAGATCGTGCAAGCTTAGTCGATGAAGCTGCTTTAGGTATAACCGGTCTCGGACTTTCGGCTGTTGATCTTCTGTTTGGATCAGAATTAAATAAAAGATTTTATGATTGGTCAAGAAGTAAAGAAGGAATGTCGTCTATGGGGATTGGCGACAGTGATGCAGCACAAGAAGGCTTCCGCAGTCAACACCTTCAAGAATTTGCAAATGGAACAAACGGTTTCCAAGATTTTGGAAAAGGATCTTTAGCAATGCTTCATAACTCCGAAGCAGTTGTTCCACGAAAGTCTTCTGCTGGTGACTTATTACAATCATTTTATGATTTTCAAAATAAGAAAACTGGTTCAGCCGTTGTTTCAACACCAACATCAACAGATACAAGTCAAAGTTCTCTAATTAAAAAGGTAGAAGAATTAAATACTACTATGATGCGAGTTGCAGAATTATTACAAAATAGTGTTGGATTGCAGGAAAAAACTGTTAAAGGAGTTAAAGGCCTAGGCTCCGATTATTATAGAGGAATTGGTAGATAATGAGTTGGAAAAAGTACTTCACTCCTGTACAAACAAATATGAATTCAAACGGAAGTTATAGTCCTTTTTCGTTTGCAAGAGGAACAGGACTTGGACCAGCTGCCGCAAATTACAGTAGCCATTTGCCAGACGTTTATGTTGGAAATCCTAATCGTATTGAACGATACGGTCAATACAATACTATGGACAACGATAGTGAAGTTAATGCCGCACTAGATATTCTTGCTGAATTTTGTACTCAAAAAAATAAAGAAAACAATACACCTTTTAAGATACAGTTTAACAATGCAGCTACTAATAGTGAAATTCAAATTCTTGGACAGTATCTAAAACAATGGTGCAAGATAAACGAGTTTGAAACTCGCATGTTTAAAATTATTCGTAATATTTTTAAATACGGAGATCAATTCTTTATCAGAGATCCTGAAACTAAAAAATGGTTTCATGTTGATCCAGCAAATCTTACAAAAATTATTGTTAACGAAAGCGAAGGAAAACGCCCGGAACAGTATATTATTAGAGACTTAAACATTGCATATGAAACATTAAGTGCAACAAAAATTAATACAACTAATGCGTATGGCCCAGGCGGCAATCAACCAGGGTACCAAACATTAGATCAAAAGTTTATGACTGGTAGAACTCCGGATGCTTCAACCAGCAGATTTATGAATGAGTCAAATGAAACTGCTATAAATGCAGAACACGTTGTTCACATTTCTTTAAGCGAAGGACTTGACAACAACTTCCCATTTGGTAACAGTTTGCTTGAAAGTATTTTTAAAGTTTATAAACAAAAAGAATTATTAGAAGATGCTATTATTATCTATCGTGTACAAAGAGCACCGGAACGTAGAGTATTCTATGTTGACGTAGGTAATATGCCTAGTCACCTTGCTATGCAGTTTGTGGAAAGAGTAAAAACAGAAATTCACCAACGACGTATTCCTAGTAAAACCGGTGGCGGCACAAATGTAATTGATAGTACATATAATCCTCTTTCGATTAACGAAGATTACTTCTTCCCTCAAACAGCAGAAGGTCGTGGATCAAAAGTAGAAACTTTGCCAGGCGGAACAAATCTAGGAGAGATTGATGATTTACGATACTTCACTAATAAGTTGGTACGCGGACTACGTATCCCAAGTTCGTACCTTCCAACTGGTGCTGATGACAGTGCAAGTCAATATAATGATGGCCGCGTTGGAACAGCATACATTCAAGAACTACGTTTCAACAATTACTGCGAACGTCTGCAAAGCTTAGTATCAGAAGTTTTTAATAATGAATTTAAACTGTATCTAACAGACAAAGGCATAAACATTGACGTTTCGATGTTTGACTTAAAATTTCAGCCTCCGCAAAACTTTGCAAGCTATCGTCAAGCTGAACTAGACAGTAATAGAATTAATACTTTTACAGCAATGCAACAAATTCCATTTATATCAAATCGTTTTGCATTACAGAGATTTTTAGGTCTTTCAAAAGAAGAAATTGCAGAAAATGAAAGACTCTGGAAAGAAGAAAACGACGAAATGTTTGAAGGAATGGAGCAAGATGCTTCTGCACAAATGCGTAGTGCTGGAATCACAGGAGCAGATATAAGCAACGACTTAGGAGCAGCCGAAGGTGAGATATCTCCTGATGTTGAAGCAGACGTATCCGGTGATACTAGTCCGATCGGCGGAACATCTGCACCTGCTCCAGCATCTCAGAGTAATCAACCATTTGGAACATAAATACATTATGATATTGCGTGAACTATATTACTTTGACAAAAAAACAATGGAGCCTGTTGAAGACAATCGCTTCGATGCGAAGCACGATCAATCTATAGTCGACCTTGATGATACAAGAAAAACTAGACTAACATTAAAAGATATAAATCGTGCAAGAAGAGCAGACGATATGCATAGAAAAGAAACAAACAAAGATCTTTCTCATATTCGTTCTATGTATGGAATAGCTGCTCAAGCACAAGCACAACCTCCTATGTAACCGGGTAGTTTATGGTTAAAGAATATATTCCTAACGAAACTAAAGACGAACGTCGTTTTAGAAAGTTATTACAAAAACAACAAAAATTATCAAGCAAATTGCCACAGGATGAAATAATTCATCCTGTAGTTGCACAAGATAGTTCTGTGGCATTTGTTTTAGGCAACGGCGTAAGCAGAAAACCTATAAAGCCATACGATTTAAAACCTTATGGTAAAGTATATGGTTGTAATGCATTATACAGAGAATTTATTCCAGATCATTTAGTTGCAGTTGATGCAAAAATGATTAAAGAAATTACTGCTACTGGATATCATTTAAAAAATAAAGTATGGACTAATCCTAGTAGGTTCACAAGAGAAATACATGGCTTAAATCTTTTTAATCCTAACTTAGGATGGAGCAGCGGTCCTAGTGCATTAAATTTAGCAAGTGAACATGAATATAGTACCATTTATATTTTAGGATTTGACTACGAAGGCACAGGAAAGAAAAAAGAACTAGTCAACAACGTATATGCCGGAACGCTGAATTATAAAAAAACTGATGACCGTGCAACTTATTTTGGTAACTGGACTCGACAAACATCAACATGCATAAAAAAGTATACAAAGATTAAATACATTAGAGTTATTGAAAATACAAACAGCTTTGTGCCAGATGTATTAGTTGGAATACCTAATTTAACTCACATAACAGTAGAAAGTTTTATAAAAAGGTTTAATTTAGATAACTAAAGTATAAAATAGGCTCGTTTGAGCCTATATCTACGCACTTTTTTAAAAAAAATGTAAATATAACTGACAGCCTTGACATATAGGAGAAAACAATGACTGATCGCAACAAGTTTGAAGAAATGCTTGAGCGTCTTGTAAATGAAGACCGTGCTGGAGCAGAAGAACTATTCCACGAAATCGTAGTGGAAAAGTCACGTGAAATTTATCAATCAATTATCGAATCAGAAGAAGACGACGAAGAAGTCGAAGAAGCTGCTGAAGAAGACGATGAAGAAGAGCTAGACGAAGCTGCTGAAGAAGACGACGAAGAAGTTGACGAAGCTGCTGAGGAAGACGACGAAGAACTCGACGAAATGTTTGGGTTAGACGAATTTGCTCCAGGCGACGGCAGCGACGCAGCTATGGGCATGATAGGCGGTGACAGCACCGACGACATGATGGGCGACATCGGCATGGACGACGGCGAAGAAGGCGACGACATGGGCGATGACATGGATGACCGTGTTGCAGATTTAGAAGATGCTTTAGAAGAACTTAGAGCAGATTTCGAAGCACTAATGGCCGGCGAAGAAGATGAGCCAGAGCACTCAGACATGGACTTCGATAACGACGACGAAGGCGACGACGATAGCGAAGAAGACGACGAAGAAGATAGCGAAGAAAAAGAATCTTTTGCTTTTGAAGCAAAAAAAGATCACAAAAAAGATGACAAGAAAAACAAGTCTGCTGGTGAACAAATGCGTGAATACGTAGAAAAAGTTAATGGTGGATTTGGAGCAAACATTGGCGGCGACAACGGTGCAAACTCAAAGTCAACTGTAGCAGGCAAAAACGACATGGGCGGTAGTGCCCAAAATATTGTTCGTGGTGACACAGAAGCTGGTGTAGAAGCAAACAAAGGACAACTAAAAGGTTCAAGTTTGATCAAGCAAAAGCCACAGGACATGAAAACTGGTAACGTAAATGTACCAGGGGGTAGTGCTTCTAAGTCATGGAAGAACAACCCAAAAGGCCACGGTGCTGAGAAAAAAGGTGCCGGTGAGACTGCCGACAAAGGCGCAGGTAGCATGTTAAACGGTGCTCCTAAGAGAGCCAAGTAAGGCAGAAAAAAGGACCAATGATGAACTACTTAAGAGAGAGTTTGAGTTTCGATCAGGCCAGGATGATTGTAGAGACTGCTGAAGAAGGCAAAAATCTTTACATGAAAGGTATTTGTATTCAAGGCGGAGTACGCAACGCAAATCAGCGTGTCTATCCCGTTAATGAAATAAGCAGGGCTGTCAACACTCTTAACGATCAGATTACTGGTGGTTATTCAGTTCTCGGAGAAGTAGATCATCCTGAAGGTCTTAATATAAACCTTGATCGTGTAAGCCATATGATTACAGAAATGTGGATGGATGGCCCTAACGGTTATGGAAAGTTGAAAATACTACCAACTCCGATGGGACAACTAGTTAGAACAATGCTTGAAAGCGGCGTAAAGCTAGGTGTTTCATCGCGAGGTAGCGGAAACGTTTCCGAAGACGGTAGTGGACATGTTTCAGAATTTGAGATAATCACTGTAGACGTTGTAGCACAACCAAGTGCTCCAGGTGCTTATCCTACACCAATATATGAACACCTAATGAATACAAGAGGTGGATATAAGGCAATCCTTACTAGTAAGGAAGTTCAAGGCGATAAAAAGGCACAAAAATACATTGCAGAGAGCTTATTAAAAATAATAAGCGGACTCCGATAAAAGGAAAAGACCATGGATATATTAAGAGCCCTTTTAGAGAGTGATGCAATTACTGAGCAAACAAAATCTGAAATTCAAGAAGCGTGGGATGCTAAAGTTGTAGAAAACCGTCTTGCGGTAACTACAGAGCTTCGTGAAGAATTTGCTAAGAAATATGAACACGATAAAGGTGTTATGATCGAAGCAATTGACGCTATGATTGGTGAAAAACTTTCGGAAGAAATGGAAGAATTTCACAATGATCGCAAACAACTAGCCGAAGCGAAAGCACGATATGCTATAGCAATGAGAGAAAATACAAAACTATTTAAAAAGTTTGTAACTGAATCTCTGGCTAAAGAAGTTTCAGAACTACATGAAGATCAAAAAGAAATGGCAGCAAAATTTTCCGTTCTTGAAGAATTCATTGTAGAACAACTTGCAAAAGAACTTGCAGAATTCCAAGAAGATAAAAAAGACTTAGCTGAAACAAAAGTACGTTTAGTACGTGAAGCTAAAGACCATATAGCAAAAGTCAAAAAAGACTTTATTGCTAGAAGTGCAAAAGCAGTTCAAGAAACAGTTGCTAAAGGACTTAAGTCTGAAATTAGTCAACTTAAAGAAGACATTGATGTTGCACGTAAAAACGATTTTGGTCGCAAAATTTTTGAAGCATTCGCCGGTGAATATCTAAATAGTCACTTAAATGAAACTTCAGAAACTAAAAAGTTACTTAAATTAATTACAGCAAAAGACAAACAACTAGCTGAAGCAAAAGCAATTACTGCAAAAGCTATGAATCTTGTTGAATCAAAAAAATCAGAAGTTAAACGTCTGGTTGAATCACAAGAGCGTCAAAAAGTTCTAAACGAACTTGTTGCACCTTTAAGTAAAGATCAAAAAACGATAATGACAGATTTACTGGAAAGCGTTCAAACTAACAGACTACGTTCTGCGTTTGAAAAGTATCTACCGGCAGTTATTGACGGTAACAGTCCAGCGAAGCAGAAGGCAATACTATCAGAAGGCAAAGAAATTACAGGCAATAGAGAAAATAGTTCGATTAAGTCAGCAACCGACAACAATGTGATTGACATTGTGCGTTTAGCTGGATTGAAATAAGGAGAAAAATATGTCAGAACTACTAGAAAGTCGCTGGCAGGAGACAAAAAACGCCCTTCTTGAAGGCCTACAAGGCAACAAAAAAGCAGTTATGGCCACTACTCTTGAGAATACTCGCAAGTATCTCTCAGAAAGTGCAACTGCTGGTGCTACTTCTGCTGGTAATATCGCAACTCTTAACAGAGTTATTCTTCCGGTTATACGCCGTGTAATGCCAACTGTTATTGCTAACGAATTGGTTGGTGTTCAACCAATGACTGGTCCAGTTGGTCAAATTCACACTCTAAGAGTACGTTACAGTGATTCGTTCACTGATAGTACTGGCGGAAGTGTTACTGCTGGTGAAGAAGCACTATCACCATTCAAGATTGCTGAAGGTTACTCAGGTAACGTTACAAACTCTTACACTGCTGCTGGAACTGCTGTACTCGAAGGTACTGCTGGTAACAGACTAAGCATCCAAATCTTGAAGCAAACTGTTGAAGCTAAGTCACGTAAGCTCTCAGCTCGCTGGACATTTGAAGCTGCTCAAGACGCACAAGCAATGCACGGCATTGACGTCGAAGCAGAAATCATGGCAGCTCTTGCACAAGAAATTACTGCTGAAATCGACCAAGAAGTTATCCGTAGCTTAACTACTCTTGCAGGTAGTGCCGTTGAAACATACGACCAAGCTGCTGTTAGTGGTACTGCAACATTCGTTGGTGACGAACACGCTGCTCTAGCTGTTCAAATCAACCGTGTTTCAAACTTGATCGCTCAGCGTACACGCCGTGGTGCTGGTAACTGGGCAGTTGTTTCCCCAACTGTTCTAACTCTTCTACAGAGTGCAACTACTAGTGCTTTCGCTCGTACAACTGAAGGTACTTTCGAAGCCCCAACTAACACTAAGCTAGTTGGTACTCTAAACAACGCAATGAAGGTTTATGTTAACACATATGCTTCAAGCGACAACGTTCTAATCGGTTACAAAGGTTCATCAGAATCAGACGCAGCCGCTTTCTATTGCCCATACATTCCGTTGATGAGCAGTGGTGTTGTTCTTGATCCGTCAACATTCGAACCAGTAGTTAGCTTCATGACTCGTTACGGTTATGTAGAACTAACTAACGCTGCTTCGTCGCTAGGTAACGCTGCGGACTACCTAGGTGTTGTCGGTGTAACAACTGCAAACCTAAGCTTCAGCTAATAACTGAAACATATAAAGAATAGGCCCTACGGGGCCTATTTTTTTGAAATTTTTTCTTGACTTATGTGTGTGTTGTGTTATGTTGTTAGAAACAATACAAAGGAATAGCACAATGAAAGTTTCACTGAGAAAAGCAAACGCACTACAAGCAGCAATTGTTGATATGGTTGCTACATTTGAATTAGTAACAGATATTTCTATTAACGAGTTTGAAAATGCTTCAACAAAAATTAATGAAGCAAAAAACAAATTTGAATTTAATTTAAACAATCGTTCTACACTAATGGGAGTTCAATACGAAATCCGTCGTGCTGTTAGCATTGCTAATGCACAATCAGGAATTAACAATTTTCTTGCAGAAGTAGCAATGATCGAAAAAGAAATTGCTCTTTACTCTAAGCTTTCAAAAGTACGCCCGGCACTCGAGGATGGAGTTATTTCTGGTAAACTCGAAAAGATTAAACATCGTAGCGAAGATCAGTTTTACGGTAGAGAAGATCAAGTTCAAACTTCGATCTTTGACGAATTTGAAATTAAAGAATTTAAATCTAGACTTGCTTCTTTGAAAAAAGAAAAAACTCGTTTGCAAGATCAGTTGCTTGAACTTAACATTAAAACAGAAATTGAGTTAAGTATAGATTCTGTAAACTTGCTAGCACAAGCAGGAATTATCTAAGTTTTGGTAGTATAGCCTACTTGCTTTAGGTGAGTAGGCAAACTACCCGGTAGTAGGAAAGAGAAGAGGATAGGTTACTGTTTCCTTGAAAGAAACATATGTCCGTAATAAGACTCCGGTTTTATTAACCCTGATTGTGTGCTCTAGCGTTTTATTATACCCTTGTTGGTCTGCATTTTGCTCGCTAGAAATAAACATTCCGTTGCACATTGTGGGTTGCACTTTGTTTTTTGCAAGTTGCTTTACTTATTACTCACTTTCCTACACTGTTATAATCAAAGGTTTAATATGAAACAAAAACCTTGGGAATCAAAGATTCCTCAAAATCCTAAAAATAAAAATCGAAAACGTTGCTATAGAATTTGGACCAAGCTAACTAACTCATCACGTGCAGGCGGTAAAATTGTATGGCTAACAGATAAACAAAAAACTTTTTATCTTGTTAAATATCCAAATAAAATATTCGAAGAAGAACTTGACAAGGATACAAAAGAGTATTATAAAAAGTATCTACATCAAACAGTAGATTGAGGGCTACCGTGGAAGAAGATACCTTTTGGCAAGATTCTATGAATACTTTAAAAACATGGCGTAAGGAGCATCGCGGATATGCTCCCCAGATTTATAAAATACAAAAAACATTTGAAGAAATGCGTATTCAATATCAAAAGAATATGCAGCAACACTTTCAAAAACGTTCTGTCGGTTCTTTAGAAAAAGCAAATAAAATAAAAGAAGAAGCAGAACAGATATTTAAAAAAATCTCTAAATTAGAGTTTTTAGCAACCTTATCTAAATAATCCGCCTTGTGCGGATTATTTTATAGGTACATAACCCATTTTTACTTATTTGATAAATACTATGTCGAGAGTATGCTGTATGGTGTACTTTATGCGGAAACCCACCGCGTAGACCTAGAACGTCAATTAAGGAGAAAACAATGGGACGTCCACTAAGAAAAGATGTACTTGGTATTGATGCTATTGGTACATATGCAAGTTCAAACACTGGTATTAGAGTAGAATTGTATGACGGTTCTTTAAGAACTGACGGAGTAATTCTCAAGCAACGTGGTGCAAAAACATTCCAATGCACTCGCGTTGGAACTATTGGTACTAGTTCTACATATGATTATTACGTATTACAAAACAGTACACCTAATGCTGCAAATGAAATGAGAATGTTTGGATTTTTAAATACAAACTCCGGAACACAAATTAACATTAGAAAAATTACAAAGCGTGTTGCTACTGATTTTTCCGGAAATAGATATACCTGGGTCTTAGAAAACGATAGCTCAAACGACTACATTGTACTGACTGCTATTGCCTAAGGGATAAAAAATGTCATCAAAAAAAGTAGCTGCGTTTGGTGTTGACGAGTATGTAATTAAAGTTAAGCCGTCAGGATTTATAACATTAGATTCGAGTGTGACAGTGTCTGGAGACTTATTAGTCGAAGGCACAACTACTACAATTGAAAGTACAGATCTTGTAATTAGCGATAATACAATAACTCTAAATTCAGGAGATCCTGGATATCCTGAACCAACAGGCGGCGTTTTTTTACGAAATGCTGGACTTATTATTAATCGTGGTAATAGACCAGACGCACTATTTTTATTTGATGAAACAAAAGTCTTCAAAGACTCACAGACTGGGGGCCAAACTACTGGCGCCTATACATTTGCAAACGACAATAATGCATTAGTTGGTATATACACTAACTTCATTGGGACATATAACAGCGAAGATTTGATTCTATTAGGTTCCGGGCCTACAGGAATGGGGTCTATAACATCTGTTGTGTCAGTAAGTGGAACGACAGATTACGAAAAGCAAGTCTTTCCTTATACTGGATCAAACATCACACCAAACTTATCAAATCCTGATAGTTTATCTAATCCTTACGACGACGATATAATCCCAAATATTAAGTCTGTTAAAGATTATGTTAAAGCGTACACAAGTTACAATTTTCCATATAAACTTGATAAACCGTTAGGTGACACCGAAGTTGAAGTTTCAGATCTTGCTGCCGGTGATCCTATAAGTAAAATTACGTTTACAGTTGATGGACTTGTTAAAGCTACTATGTTTTCTAATAGAATTGAATTAAATTCTATTAGCATTAGTAGTAATACTATATCATCTACTGGTACGAATCAAGATATAATTATTGATCCTAATGGCACTGGTATTCTACAAGTTGATACTTATCTTAACATAACTAATCAAGTGGAACCTACTACACCAGCCGACGGTGTAACATTTTATGCTAATGCAGCAGGAGACGGCGGCACAGGTATATATTTTAAAAATGACACCGGAATCTCAGATGAATTAGTTAGCAGAAATAAAGCATTGTTGTATAGTATAATATTTTAAAGGAATTAACAGATGGCAATTACAAGCAGTTTAATCGGAGAAATTAATACAACAGTTTTAGAAGTACCAGCTGATAAAAGATGGGCTATAACAACTATCTTGGTTTGTAATTATGCTTCTAGCAACGATTCTGCAAATGATAGTACATTTGACATGCACATAACAAAAGGTGTTGGTGGGTCAACTAGTAACACAAATAAAATTTTAAACAATGTATCTGTTCCTGCACAAGAAACTTTTACACTAAGCACAGAAAGAATAATCCTAGAAGAAAATGATAGGATTATTATGATTAGTACAGACCCTGACAAATTATCAACTACTATTAGTTATTTAGAAGTATAAGCTTATGAGATACATTAAAGATCAAGTATTACACAGAAGAAATATAGGAGATCAACAGCTCGTTATTAAAAGTGACGGCGACGTTGATATTAAACCTGCAAGTGGTATTGTAAATATAACAGGAAACTTGAGAGTTACCGGAAATATTGCAGGATCCGAAGAAAATCAATTAACGTATTATGTATCATTAGAAGGCGACGACAATAATAGCGGTCTTGGACCTACTCCGGATAGAGCTAAAAGAACCATTAAAGCGGCTGTTGCCGCAGCACCTGCAGGTTCAACAATACAACTTGCACCGGGCAATTATTATGAAAATAATCCGATAACTTTAAAGGAAAGACAAACAGTTCGCGGCACTAGCTTGCGTAATACACAAATTTGGCCTTTAAATAACCAAACTGACATTTTTTATGTAGACAATGCTTGTTACATCTATCAAGTTACATTTCGCGGACTTAGAGATCCAGGCTGGTGCGTAAAAATTAAACCAGGTGCTCTAGTTACAGTTTCTCCTTATGTTCAAAACTGTACAAACATGAATGGCCCGTGGCTTAACGACGGAACAGAGTTTGTACCATTTCAAACTGTACAAATTGAAGGAGTAGAACCTACTGCAAGACCAATCATCGACGACGAAAGAGTTCCATTAGCAAAGCGTGTTAACGAAACCGGTGGCGGCAACGGTATGCTAGTTGACGGTAACGAATACGATCAAAGATCTCTAGTATTTTCAATGGTAGCTGACGCCTTTACTCAAATTGCTCAAGGTGGCATTGGTTTCCATATTACTAACTTTGGTTATACACAGATTGTTAGTTGTTTCACAGTTTTCTGCCGTACTGGTTTCTTAACTACTAATGGTGGTTATCTATCTATTTCTAACTCTGTTAGCGACTTTGGTACATACGGATTAATAGCCGACGGTGTATTCGATACTCCTTATACATCAGCAAGACCTGTACAAGATTATACATCATCAGTTGGAAGTATTTCGGTAATCAACCAAGGTTCTGGATATACTAGTGCTCCGTCAGTTGTTATTGATCCCCCATTAGGTTCAGGAGGAGTACAAGCAACCGCAGTTGCAACTATCGACCTTTCTACTGGTAAAGTAACTTCGATTAGTATAACTGAAAACGGATCTGGCTACACAGAAATTCCGGGTGTAGCATTAGTTGGCGGCGGCTATGCGGTAATTGCAACAGCAGAAGCTAATATTACAACAAATCAAATTATAACAATTAATAGCTTTAGAGATAGACCTCAAGTAGGATCGGTAATTGTGTTCGATGGCGATCCTACAAAGTATTATATTACAAATACTAATATAACAACACAACCGTTAATTTACGAAGAAGAGGTGTGTAGAAGAGATGTTGCATACATCGTTGATGCTGTATTAGGTGACATGGTTCTTGGTACTAACTATCAATCAGTTGCGGCTGGCCGCAGTTATTTAAGATCAGCCGCTGCAAAGGTATTAAGAGAACAATTAGCACCAACAATATACGGTATTGAAGCAGCTAGAGATGCTGTACTAGAAAGAATACCAGATTCTAATCCAGCAAATGAAGTAGCAAGATACGAAATTATCGAAAGATTTGCTGCTATAATTAACATTATCGAGGAAGGTGACAGCTCGGTTGCTCCTGATATAGTTTATGATAACTTGTCTTTATCTGCAGAAACTGTAAATTCAAAAAATAACATTCTTGCAAACAAAGAATTTATTGTTGAAGAAACTACAAAATATATTGCAGAACAATTTACAAATCTTTCTTACAATCAAGAAAAATGCGAAAGAGATGTTAAATTAATACTTTCAGCAGTATCTTATGATGTTGCACTAGGAACAAATTATAATGCAGTAGTTTCAGGATTAGCATATATTAGAGGAAATGCTGCATATGTGCAATCTAATCAAAAAATACAAACTATTTCTGCAATAGACTATGCTAAAACTCAAGTAGCAGGATTAAGTTCAGTAAGTTCGGATGCTACAGCTTTAGCAAGAAGCAACGCAGCCTTTGACGAAATTATCGATTTGTTAAATGCAGGTGACAGCTCAAGTGCAGCAGACTTACAATATCCTTCACCGACAAATGTTACTTTAACTAGACTAGGTTCAAAAAATCATTTAAGAGCAAATAGAGAATTTATACGTGCAGAGATTATTGCATGGATAGATGACAATTACCCTGAGTTAACCTACGATGTAATAAAATGTGAAAGAGATGTAGGCTATATAGTTGATGCACTAAGTTATGATATACTTTATAAAGGTAATAGTGCAACATTAACTGTTGCAAATTCATACTTTGTAGACGGAGTTAGTCAACTCGGTCTTGGAGAAACTGAAGCCACTATTGCTGCATACGAAAGACTACAATTTATTATTAATCAAATTGTATTAGGTAATTCTATTACAAAGTCACCGTTAAACGCATTGTCTCAAGATTTCTCAAGCGGAAATGCAACAGGTACCGAAGTTGATTTATTAACAGATCTAACACAAATCATCATTGATGTTATTACTGATAACTCTTTGGATGACTTGCCAGAGATAGAATATCCAGACACGTCATGGGTCGCTGCTGGCATTGAAACAGCAAAAAGACAAATATTTGCTAATAGAGATACAGTAGCCACACAAGTTACAGAATATATATTGTTAACGTATCCTGATTTTACATATTCTGTAGCAAAATGTAAAAGAGATGTTGGATTTATTATTGATGCAGTTGCAAGAGATGTTAGATTAGAAACTAATCATAATAGTATAACTGCTGGTTTAGCATACAAAAGATCTTATGCTAACGTTGTAACAGCAGATCAATATCCTGCTACAATTGCAGCAATAAGAGAAGCAAAAAGATTAGCAAGTAATACAGTTGAAGCAAATACAACAGTACAAACAGAAGTAAATAACAGATTCGACGTTATCTTAGATATAATTGAAGAAGATCAGTTACCTAGCGAAGGTACAGTTTTTACATCGCCGCCAGTTGCGTCGTTTGCTGAAATTGACTCAGCAAGACAGCTTCAAGACAACAGACCATTTTTAATTGAAGAATTTATTGCATATACTGACAATAATCATGGAGGATTCGTTTACAATGAAACTACATGGAGAAACAATGCTGGGTATATCATTGATGCAATAACTCATGACTTGCTTTATGGCGGAAACTTAGCAACATTAGTTGCAACAAGAGCTTATTTTGACGAAGGTGCAACTACTATTGAAGGTGAAGAACTTGAATACCTTGATGCATTAAGTAGACTACGAGCAGTCATACCGGATGTAATTCAAGGTAATATTATTGTACCTTATAGTAGTGCAGAGCCGCAAATTTTAACACCAAACTTCGGAACCTCAACTGAAAGCACTACTGCAACAGATTTGCTTGATATATTAATTACAGCACTTTCTGATTCAACTGGACTTGAAACAACACCGGAAAACGAAAGTCCTAACTTTACATGGCAAACAAGTTCTGTTAGCAATAGTGTTGATTTATTAGTAGATGCTAGTCCGACAATTCAACAAGGAGTTATTGATTATATAACTAACACTATTTTAGGATTTACATATAATGTAGAAAAGTGTGAAAGAGATACTGTATATATTATTGAAGCAGCATTGTATGATATGATGTATGGCGGAAATAAACAAACTAGACGTGCTGCTCAAGCATATTATAGTAATGCAGTAATAGTTGGACAAGAAGTATTTACAGAACTAACCTATAAACATCTTGCAACAATAATGCAGCAAATTGCAAAAAATACTGCTATTACACCAAGTGAAGGAGTTACATTAACTCAGACAATAGGATCGGGTGCTGGAACAACAAGTGCTGATAACTTATATATTTTAGTAGAAAAAATAGCACAAGTTATTAAAGGTGCAGCATTACCAGATGAAATTAATCACAACTATAGTTTAGGTGATTCAGATCTTAACAGCAAGAGAACATCTATACTCGGCGATTTAGGAAATGTAGTTGATGATGCAATTTTTACGTTAAATGCAGAGTATGGTGGCGTTGCATCTATTACTTTATTCCCAGGAGTAGTATCTGTTCTTGAAAATACATATTCTGAAATGATTAACGTTAGTACCGTAAGTACTTCTGGACATTCATTTGAATATGTAGGTGCTGGTATTACTTATAACGCATTGCCGTTCTTTGGTGGTACACCGGATGCTGACAATGAGTTTATCGAAACAAACGGCGGTAAAGTATTCTCAACAAGTACAGACCAAATAGGTAACTTTAGAGTTGGAAACTTCTTTACTGTTAATGCACTTACAGGCGCCATTGATTTACAAGCAAACGAAATAAATCTTTCAGGTATTGCTGCAATTGGTCCGTTTAGAAGAAACGGAATTCCGGTTGGTGTTGAATTAAAAGAAGTTAATGACAACACTGACTTAACATCAAGCCTTGGTGTCCCAGATGGCAACACTGTACCAACTCAAACAGCCGTTGTTAGTTATGTAGAAAACAGATATCTTAATAAACTAACAGGTGGAACAGTCGACGGTCCTGTTGAAATTAACGACGACACTGTTTCTATTAATGTTACAACTGGTGCATTGGTTGTAGGCGGCGGAGTTGGAATTGCTGATGATGTAAATATCGGCGGAACATTAGATGTTACTGGTGCTGTAACATTTACAGAAGAGTTAACAGTACCGAGTGGTGGTACTGGAAATACAACTTTTACACTTAACGGTGTACTATACGGTAACAACGGAAATGCTATACAAGTTACAGCAGCAGGTACTGCTGGACAAGTGTTAAAAGTTGACGTAAACGGAATTCCGTTCTTCGGTGACCCTGACGGCGGCCCTTATTAAATTAAACTATAACTCCTAGATAAATAATTACAGTGATTGCTATCACTGTAATTATTTGGGCGACTTCGGTCCTGACCCGTACCTATATAGGAGTTTATTTTTATGTCTTCTACTATTATTAGACACAAGCGTTCGGCTATCCCAGGAAAAATACCACAAGCATCTCAATTAGAGCCAGGCGAATTAGCAATTAACACAGCAGACGGAAAAATCTTTTTAAAGAAAGATGACAACACCGTTACTGATGTTACTCAAGGGATTTTTCAAAATAATACCAGTGTCACAGTAACAGACGAAAACGATAGCTCCCAAGGTATTGTTTCTATTGTAGTTGACGGTTCTGAAAAAGTTAATATAACCGATGCTTCTATAAACTTAAAAGATAGCGTTGTTATTGAAAATGAAAATACTTTAACTTTTAGAGAAAACGTCGGCGGCGGACTTGAAGGTGTTAGTATTAAAGCACCTAACAATTTAGTATCAAGTTATTCATTGACTTTGCCAACTAACCTAGGTCCTGCTGGATCTCTTATTGGAACAGATGAAAACGGCGAATTATATTTTAGTAGTGCTGACATTTACGGCGGCAAAAATATCTTTGTTAGTTCGGAAAATGGCGACGATGCAAACGACGGTATAAATCTTCCAGTTAGATCTGTGAAACGTGCATGTCAACTTGCTTCCGAAATGGTTTATAATATAGATAGCACAGTTAATGGAACACGAGTAACTATTAAAGTTGCCGCAGGCGATTATAGTGAAAATAACCCAATCATTGTTCCTGATAACGTTGTTATCAAAGGTGACGGATTGCGTGGATGCATTATAAGACCTCAGAATGCAAATCAAGATATGTTGCGTGTTAGAAATGGTTCTTATTTTGCAGAATTTACTTTTAGAGATGCAATCGATGAAAATTTTGTTCCATTATATACATTTGACTATGCTGTAGCTTTTGACGACCCGGATGACGTTACTGTTAGTAGAACTGGCTATACTTATTTGCCAGATACTAAACCTACAATTGCATCATCGCCTTATGTACAAAACTGTTCTTTGATTTCTTTCTTGGGCGGTAACGGTGCTAAGATTGACGGTAGTAAAGTTAACTCGCCAAACATTCCAAATTTACAAATCGAAGTCGAAAATCCTGTTGTAGGACCTGCGCCGGAGCAAGGTAAGTCAATGGTTAGCAACG